ATGGTATTAAAAGGTAATAAACATAAAACAAGAACAAAAAAACGAGTTTTTGTTTCAAAGAAAAAATTGATTGAGGCGATTATGGCCTTGAATTATTACTGTATGGATTTGAATAGCTCCTTAAAAAATGGAGATTTGACATCTAAAGAAAAACAAAGTATTCGTAAGAATATTAATGCGAATTACGCAATCAAACATTACGCCATTGACCAAATGTATCGTGATGGCATTTTGTTCTTTGAGTGCTTTAGTGTTCAAGTAAATGAGCCTAAGAATCAACGTTATCTCTTTTCTCAATTCACGACCAAAGATGGTTCTTTTGTAGTGAAAAAACCTGCTAAGGTGGATGATTTGATTGCTATGCAAGCGTCCTTTAAAGTGGAGCACAAAGAAACCAGTGATTTTACAAAGGATTATATTCCTGACCTTGAATTGAATGATGCAAGAAATATCCTTGCAGGCTATATTCAAAAAGATATTCGTTTGATTTTTGGACACAAGAATGAGGAAGCTAAAGCTTTCAATGCTTTTAACTGCGAGCCTTTGAGAGATGAAAATGGAAATCTCACCCCTGAGTTCCCAGAAGTTCAAGCAGAACTAAAAAAATACAATGAAAAGTCAGAACAAAAGACAGATGAAAAGAAGTCTGTATTTGATGCTTTAAATAAAGCGCAAAAAGGAAAGAATGTCATCAAGAAAGTTAAATTTAAAAAGCGGAGGTAAGATTCCATGACTGAATCAATAGCTCCACAAAATCCAGAATGGGTTGTTTTAGCAGAAAAGGCAGACCAAGGTAAAGATTATGCAATGGCCTTTAAAAATCACAAGAGATATAAAGATTCAAAAGGTTATTTTTGGATTTGTCAAGACCCTGACCTTTTAAATGGTGATGAGGTTGTTGTAATAGCTTTGCAGGGTCATGTTTTGGCATTAAAAAATCCTGAGGAATATAATCCTAATTGGGGAATGTTTCCAAAAGAAGAAAAATTCTTTCGACTTGATACTATGCCAATCATGCCTCAAAAGTTTGAGCTGACTATTGCTGATGGAAAGTACATGTTGGTTCAAAACGCCAAACGCTTTTTAACAAAAGCTAAAACAGTCATTATTGCTACTGACCCTGACCGAGCAGGTGAGCACATTGCTGTGGCACTACTTAGATTCTTGAATGTGGATATGACGAATACTAAGCGTCTATGGATTAATTCGTTAGAAAAAGGGCCTGTTCGTAAAGGGTTTCAAAACTTAAGAGATGCTTCTGAAACATATCCATATTATTTGGAAGACTTTACTCGTAGTGTTGCTGACTGGATGATAGGGATGAACCTAACTTGCCTTTATTCTCAATTGTGTTGGGATAATGGAGTAAGGACATCTGGTGCTTTAGCGATTGGGCGTGTTCTTATCCCTACCATGATGTTGGTATGGCAAAGAGAACTGGAAATTGCAAACTTTAAGCCTGAGCCATATTACATAGATACTCTTCTTTGTAAAACAGATAAAGGTGAAGAATTTGTAGCCCAAAGGTCTGGGGAATTCAAAGATAAAAGTGCTATCCCTATTATTTCTAAGTTGAGAGGCAATGTCACTGACATCAAAACTGAAAGAGAGTCCACAATACCTGAAAAGCTGATGGATTTGCAAGGTCTTAAAGATAGAGCAACAGCCGAATTAGGATATAAACCGGACGACACTCAAGACGCAGCAGAAAAACTGTATCAGAAGCATTATCTAACTTATCCTCGTACTTCTATTAACGTAATTACAGAAAATGAATTTAATTATTTGTTAGACTATCATTCTAAATACAAAGCGTTTTTCCCAGATGCTAATTTAGTTCGCACCATGCCTAAGAAAACATGGGTAGATGCTTCAAAAGCAAAAGAACACTTGGCCATTGTGCCAACACGGACTATCCCAGATTTGTCTTCTCTTCCAGAAAAGGAGAAGAATGTCTATCTTCTTGCTGTTAAAAGCGTTCTTGCTATGTTTGAGGATGATTATTACTATGACAAAACTACAATTGAAGTAGAAAATGATTACACTGTTTCTGGTTCTGTAGACGTAGACTTGGGGTGGAAAAAATTCTATAAAAAGAGCAAAAATACAGTGTTGTCTTTACCATCTGTAAAAGTGGGTGAAGAGTTAAATATTAAGCAAGAAATTGCGGAATATATGACAAAACCACCTAAACCTTATACCGCTTCAACATTGGAAAAAGCTATGGAAAATGTTCACAAACTGATAGATGATAAAGCAACTAAGAAAATTCTTAAAGATGCTAAGGGGCTAGGAACTCCAGCAACACGTTCAGCTATTGTTAAGAAAGTTATTAATCATCACAAACTTTTAGAAGAAATCCCAGTTAAAGGCAAGAAAAAACTTCCGATACTTCAAACGACTGCAAAAGGAAAAATGTTGGCAGAACTCATTTCTAAGACAAACAAAGTTTTAGGAGAGCCAAAAATGACAGCCGAGTGGGAAGATGCTTTGAGCCGTATCTCTAAGTTGACTTTAAGTCCAAAGGCTTTCTTGGACGAAATCAATAAATTAGTTTGGTATGCTTTCCAAACGCTGCCTACTGAATTGCCAAAAGTTCTAAAAACTATTGATACTTCCGCCTTAGGCCCAACAGGGGAAAGTGCTCCAGTTGTAATAGGTAAATGTCCTATTTGTGGAACAGGTAATATTTTGGATAGTTCACATCCTAAATTTAATGCTTATACTTGTTCAGAAGAAACCTGTGAACTTAGAACAAAGTCTTTATTCAAAGGCACTTTGAGCAAATGGGGTCACAAAGAGATTAATCCAAAAGAAGCTTTTAAGCTTATCAAAGGCAAAAAAATTCCATGTAAACTAACCTTTAAATCTAAAAAATATGATATGCTGATTTTTAGAGAAGCTGCAACAGGATATATCAAATGGGAATTTGCCAACCCAAAGAAAAAATAGAATAATATGAGGTGATTGTAATTGTCAGAAGAATTGAAGAATGAATTAATGGAGCAAAATGAACATCAATTATCCACGGATGTCAAAGCTCCGGAAAAAGAAAAAAATGAAATTTCTATATCAACTAGGACATTCCTTGACACTTTGGAAGAAGAGACAAGAAGTGAAGTCTTAGAAGTTGGTGAATATAAAGGCTTGAAAAAAGATGAAGCCTATGAACTCAAAATCACGCGCGCCCCTGAGAGTAATCTTCTTAATGAGGTGGACAAAGATGGCCGTGTAAATATCATCAACAGGGAAGTCAATCAACTTGTTTTAAGTCAAGAGCCTGACCAAGTTCGTGATGTACCTTTTAGAGATTTTCCTTTAGGTGTAAAGGAACTTCTTTTCAATCGGTTTAAGATTTTGGTATTGTATCTTTATCTTCCAGTTGGTGTTATGTGGTCTCTTAGGATGGCCGGACATTCCATTTGGATTGTACCATTCGTTATTACTATTTTTGTAGCTCTTGCTTCTTTGGCCACTTATTCGGTCTTTAAAAACAAGGATTACATCGAACTTAAAGGAATCGTCCAAAGTGTTCAAAAAAGTAATGTTGTTTTTGATTTTTTCTTAGGTAGAACTCAAAAATATATTGTTTCTGTAGTAACACCTGACAAAAAATTCTTTTCCTTTATTTATCCTAAAAGGTTAAGTAATAAAATAGCTCCTGACCTGAAACCCGGCACGGCAATTACTGTGTTTACCCATAAAACAGCTAAAATGGTTGCGTCAGAAGCAGGGGGTAGACTGGAATACCTTTATACTTTTGAAATAGGTGAAACCAGTGCAGCTCTTCATGATGAATTTGGAGAGGGTGTAACAGCTAAAGAATTCGCAGAAAGATAGATATATATAAATCTATCTTTTTTCTTTTATAATAATCTTTGTAAAACTATTATTTTTACAATAAAATTATTTTTAATAAAAAAGAAAGGGGGTATTCACATGGAGATGAATACCAAACAACAGAAGAAAAAAATTCTTCTATCAAAAAATATAAAACTGGGAAAAGTCTATGACTTTGTCCGAGCGGCCGGCCCAGAAGTGTACGAAAAGAAAGGTTTCGGCCTAATTCGTTATCGTCACAATGGGAAAACTGTTTTGGCAACGTTCCGTGAAGATGGAACTGTTCTGAAAGAATACCCAACAAAGCTTTATGAGCTTGCAGTTGGTTCGAAGTATTCTTTGGATGAGTTACATAAAGGACATGTGGCAAAACAAAAAACATCCAAAGAGAAAACTTTCAAAAATCTTGGAAATAAAAAACCAGAAAAAGCAGATAATGTAAAATTAAAAACATTTTCTGAATTGAATGATATGCAGCAGCAGTTGTACATCAAAAACTGGTATGCCAAGAATAGCCGAAAATTAAATTCCCTGATGGACAAAAAGGTGGCTCGGTTGAACAAAAAGGGCAAACAAATTGTTTTGACAAAGTTTATCTTGAACAAAAAGGATTTACCTTTTGAAGAAGATTCTTGGCAAGGTATTGCTAAGGCCATTTGTGAGAACTCATCTTTCACAAAATTTGATGTCAAAAAATTTGGTATTCGATTTTTTGTAGATTGATTTAAAGTTTAAGTTTTATATATAATGATAGGAGAAAAAATAATGAATAAAATGAAAATGAATTTGAAGAGCTTTTTAAAGTCTCTTGACGCAAGTGTTGATAATAAGGATGTAGCAAGTCTACTTCCTAATTTGGCAACAATTGTTAATGACCCTGAATATTTGCCTCACGTTGCAACAGCAGAAACCATGTTGACAGAATGTGACTTCAATAATATTTTGGAGGCATTAAACAAAGGTTTTGATTTAACAAAAGAAAAAATTCAAGAGTTAATGGTGCAGTCAGAAAATCGGATTTTTCCGATTTTTATGAACTCTGTTACTTATGGGTATGCTTTAGCATATAATCTGAAAAATGATGAAGCTAATGGAATGACTCGTGAAATGTACAAAGAAAAATATGATTTTTCTAAAAGAAAAAGAACGAATACAGCAATTCAATTAGAGTTGTTGTTGTTGGTAGAAATGATGTTGTCAGACCGAATCGCAACATTTGAGACAGAAGATAGTGACATTGTTTACACTTCTAATATCAAAATGTCTGTTGATGTTGATAAAGGTTCAGCAATGCCAAACAATGCTAGTAAAGGCACAATTATTGTAAGCTCTAGTAATCAAGTTGGTTTCTTTGGAAAAGATGAGGAGAACACTTTGGTCTCCAAGATTTTATTCTTGTATGCTTTTTTGAATGATTTCTACTATGGAAATCCAAATGATGTGTATAAAGAAGCTTTTAATGAATATTACAACAACGTAGATTCAATTTATAGCTACAATAAACTACATGGTGATATTAGTGGTTTTGTAAATGATTTGAAAGCTATTGCAAGACTGTATCAAGCTGGTAAGAAAATTGGCGTAGATACGTTGCATACATTTTTGCAACGCCTACAAATTATTGCTGAGTTGCTTGATGGATTTTCACATCAAGACATCAATTTGGAATATGACTTTGTTGATTCGCCAGAGCTTAACATTGATATTTTACAAGAGATGGCTGAAAAATTCCCAGAAAAACGGGAAATTTTCACAGGTAAAAAGAGCTTTGAAAAAGGAAAGTTCTCTGAGATGGAATATCTACGAGAAAATCTTAAAATTGATGACCAAAAAGACTTGGTTGTTGAAGAAAAACTTAGAAATGCAACACTGCCTGACTTTGTAAAACAACTCGCGAATAGAATTTCCAAGTCCTATCAAATGGGATTTGAAGTTCCATATCGTCAAATTCAATTGACTGGCGACGCCGGTGCGGGGAAGTCATTTGGCGTAATGATTTTGTCTTACATCTTAGGTTTGCCTTACTTTGCAGAAGTTGGTTCTTCTGACAAATTGTCAGATAGTGACTGGTTTGGACGTTTGCAGCCTCGAACAAAAGAGGCAGCAGATGCAGACAAATCTAGTGATGCACAAGTTGTTGATTTACAACAATTGTATGTTGATAACGGTTTGTTTGTTACAGAAGCTGATATTGATATTGTTCCTGAAGAGGTCTATTTTGAAATCTTTGGAAACGAAGTTGATAGCAGTATTGATGTTACAAGCCAACAATTCAAGAATTACTTGGTTCGAGAATTGAAAGCCAAACAGTATGAAATTGAAAACAAGCAAAAAAATCTCTTTGCTTATAACGAAGATTTCGTAATGGTGCTAACACAACTTGGACAGGCTGCACTACATGGCGGTGTCATTGATATTCAAGAAATTGATATGGCGCGTGATGTGGCGCAAGTTTCTGGATTGTATGAATTCCTCAATGAAGGAACATTTGTATTGCCAGATGGCCGCAAGTTGCAACGTCACAAAAACTGTATTGTTGTATTTACAAACAATGCGTCAGGGCCTAGCTGCTCACCATTGCCAGAAGCTTTCTTGTCACGGATTCAGTTAAAAATGAATTTTGATAAGAAAGATGAAAAGTCCATCTCTCAAAAATTGGTAAATAAATTCCAAATTCCAGAGAGTGTAGCTAACAAGATTGGCAAAGGTATTGTATTCCTTAGTGATATGTATGATGAATATTCTGTCACAGATGGAACAATAGGTTCTCGTGAAGCAGAAGCGTGGGCTATGGAATACCTAATTTCTCCTAAAGAGGGTCTTTTTAAAAATGCTAAATATAGTGTTCTTGAAAAATTCTCACAAGATGGAGAGTTGCGAGAAAAGGCTGAGGAAAACCTGATGGCCTTTCTGGAAAGCGACTAATCAATTTTAAAACCTAAATTCGATTCATTAATTAATTAAAAGAACCTAAATATTTATTTTAGGTTCTTTTTTTGTATTCCCTTGATATGATAGAGTTCTGTTATAATAGTTTATGTATTTCATTTTACAAAAAAATATTTAAAAAGGAGAAGAAAAATGAAAAGAACAATAAAAAGCATAATAAAAGGGATTCTACTCAAGGCTCACCCTTTTATCCGGGTAGCTTTGTTCCGGTACAACATCCGAAGAAAAGTGACGTTAAAAGTTATTTCAGATAAAAGTGTAGTGGCCTATACTGACCACAACTCTATCACAATTTCGGATGAAAATGTTTTCTTTCAAAATGAGGATTTGTCATTAATTGATAAATATCATGTTACTAATGGTCTGTTGGCACATGAAACAGCTCATATCTTGTACACAACTCCACGTCTAAAACTGGACTTGGTGAAATCTATGCAAGATAAAAGTTTGTTTGCTAAATTTCCAGATTTTTTCCCAAAAACATGGGAGGCACTGCAAACTGTAGATGGGTTTGATGGTTTGTCTAAAGGCAGCAAAGAAAATCTTTGCTACAATGTTGCATCAGAAGCTCTTAGTGTTCAAAATATAACTGAAGATAGTTATATCGAAAAAGCTTGGATTGTTGATTTTGAAAACAAATTAACTACAAGTTTGAAACGATTAAGAGAAATTCATTCTTCTGAAACAACATTTGCAGAACTAAATTCTTATTGTCTGTCAGCAGATGAATCAAAAGCTCGTCTAGCCCTCATGAACGCCGTAACAAGCGCTATGCTCATTTTCGGAAAGTATGGGGTTTATGACAAGCCTGCAAAAGGAGAAACTTGGGAATTTTGGAACATCTTTGAAAGCATCAAAGCTCAGTATGTGGATGCTTTTACAGAAAACAAATCTCTAGAGCGCTCACTCAAAGCTTTTGCTGTTGCTGATGAACTTTTCCAAAAGTTTGCTGACATATTCGTTATTGGGCAACAAGAAAGTTTAGAATTAGAAGGTGTTGCCACATTGGTCAAAAACGTATTAGAAAACTCTGATACAACTTCTCTTTCTAAAACAGCAGTTCATGTCATTGCTGACCTTAGTGAGCAACTAAAAGATGATGAGAATCATCTTGGACGAAGTGGGAATCTGGACTCGGAACAAATCAGGCAAGAGCTACTTGCAGAAGATGATAAAAAAACTGGAAAATCTGATGCTGGCATCCCCGGTAGTGACGCTGGAGAGGGAGCTGATGAAGAAGATATTCTCACTCTTGAAAAGCTAAGTAAGGAACTTAAAGATTTTCAAGAAATAGGTGAAGATACTTTTGACGAACTTCGAGAACAGAAAGAAAAACTGGAACAACAAAAAATTGTAGACCCAGTAAACCATTTATCTTTGCTGCAAGGAATCCATGAAGATGTAAAATTGATAGTCTCTGAACAGAAGAAAAATATTGGTTTCTCCTTGAATGATTTCTTAGACCTAGAAGAAAATAAAGGTTTCAAAGAAACCTATAAAAAACTAGAAAGAGAAATCAAAAAGTTGATTGAGAAAACTAATTCCCCTATTGAAAAAAGGGGAAGTTATTCTGGCTCACGACTTGATAGAACTGGTTTTATCCGAAAGGATAAAAGGTATTACAATAGAGTTGTAAGACCTAAAAAACGTCCAAGTGTTTGTTTTTCTATCTCAATAGATGCTTCTGGCTCTACTCATGGAGAAATCATGGCAACACAAAGACTGGGAGTTTTGTTACTATCTATGGTTTGTGATAAACTTAACATCCCATTCACAGTAAAACTTCACAGAACGAACTACTACCATGACTCGGATTATGTGTCTGAGGTAAAACTAGATGTAGTTCATTCTTTCAATGATAAAAAAGTGGATTATGAAAAAATCCTATCAATTGAAAGTGGTGGAGCTAATAGAGATGGTTTAGCATTTGCCTATCATCTAAAAGAGCTTGAAAGTAGAAAAGAAGAACACAAAGTCTTCTTTATCTGGTCTGATGGCGAGCCGGCAGATACTGGTTACATGGGAAGTGAAGCTGTAAAAGATATTCAAAATATCATTGCAGCTCACCCGAAAGTTGATACAGTAGCTTTTGGTATTGGTCAGTCAGCACCTCAATTGCAAAAGATTTACAATAATCAGTTTTACAATTGTCAAAACCTTGATGATTTGTCTAAACATATCATTGAAATCGTTAAGAAGATTTTCAACATCTTCTAACGAAAAAAATAAAAAGCATGATTATAAAAATTCATGCTTTTTTTGTTTGTTTATTTTTACTTTTTCTTGGCCGTTTGATTTTACCAATATTTTTCCTAAACCCAATAGCTTTTTCTTTGAATTTAACATTAGACTGCTCTTCTTTATCTAAAAGATAATCTCCGAGTTCTCTATATTCGTCAATAATAAATTGTTTATCAATATTATTATCAACAATCTGAGCTGGGAGCATAGGAATAATGCTTTTTCTGATGTAATTATCACACTTCTCATATAGTGATGGAAGAATACCCCATGTTCTACCATCTTCAAACATTGTCTTAGATAACTTCATAAATGTTCGAAGTTTTGGATATAGTTTTATGTCTTTAATCACTTCTTTATAAATGTTCTGAGAATAATGATTATCTTCTAAACCAGTATAATCAATAACATCAAGATAATTCTCATCAGAGATTAATTTAATTTGGCAAAGCCACTGAATCAATACATAACGAACAGGAATTTCAATATGATTAATTCCTTTATAGACAATAACTCTTTTGCTTGCCAAATCAACAATAGCTGAGTAATCAAAATTTTCTTGGTCTCCAAAAAGAACACCATCAAAATCACCAAAGACTTCTCGGCAAGAACAGTTTTCTACAGAAAGGTTTAAATGATTATTTTCTAACAGTTTTTCTAGTCTTTTTTTAGCTGCATCTTCTGAAATATAGAGATGTGCCTGACTATAATTATTGGTTAAAAAATGTCTATTTTCTTGTCCTTTTTTATCCTTTTTGCTCCATCCGCCTTGATAGTAAAATTCTTTGTCATCAATGTTTACAACAACAATGTACCGACGAAATCTTTTATCTAGTTTATGTTGAAAAAAGATATTGTTGGTTTTAAAGTCTTTTGAGGCCACTGTGTTCTTTTGCATCATCTGTCCTTTCTTTTATTTAATTTCATTTTTGATTAGATTTATTTTATTATAACATATTTTTTATGTTTTGTATCTTTTATTTTTAGTGATATAATCTATTTATAAAATAAATTACACAAACAAAAAATGAGGTAGAAATATGAAAGCTAGGAAGAAGCCCGTTGAAGTTTTAGCATTTCGATATAGAAATGTAATTGTTGAAGAATTTCTAAAGATGTTGAACAAAAACCCAAATGAACCAGCAAGATTAGACAAAAAGACTGGCAACATTTACATCAAGAAAGACCGTGGCGAAATAGAAATAAAATATGGCGATTGGGTTATTGAAGAGCTGAACACAGATGGATGCTTCTGGGGAATTCAACACGAAATATTTGTAAAAACTTATATTCGAGTTTCCACTTATCTTTATAAAAAGAAAGTGTACGAAATTGAATGTGAAGAGTTGAAAGGCCTAGAAGATAAAAACATCATCAAGATTTTAGATTTTCTAGGTTACAAATCTAATACTCCGCTTGAAATTCTTCAAAGAGATGATTTGATTAGAGAAATTAAAGAAAACGGCTCAATCCCTATTAATGGCCTTGAAGGTGTTCTCCAGCTTTATCCAAAAGAAATTTTGATAAAAGGTGTTGAAGGAGAGTTTTATCCTGTCAAAAAGGAAAACTTCCTAAAGGTTTATGATATTATTGAGTAAAATATAAAATAAAAGAAGAGATTTTTACATTAAACCTCTTCTTTCTTTTTATTTAATAAGGTAATTCATCTGCCGGAATATCTCCATTAGGATATTTCTCCAACAATTGCTTCATTTTTGCATCTGTCTCAGAAATACTTCCACCAATACTTCCATTTTGATTAGCTTCTATTTTCTTTGAAGATTCTGATTGTTCTGGGTCTACAAAATAGGTTTTAGAAGAGACTTCCAATCCATTTTCCCTAGTGCGACTGATAGTTTCTTGTGATTTTTTAGGAACATCTCCAAAAAGAATCCCATCATTAGGTTCAAGAATACCACCAATCGTCCAATGAACAAATTGAATACCAAAGTTTTCTTTGATAGTTCTATCTATAGATTCTGCAAATCGCTTTTGAATTTCCATAGGTACTCTATTGACAGTGTCTCCCTCTACGAGAAAAGCAGGAAAAGCCTTGCTGACTTCGGGATGAGCAGCATAAAAATCAATAAAGTTTAAATCTTGAATGTTCACGCGCACATGTTTGCCATCTTCATCACTATAAACTTTCAACTCTAAAGATGTTTTAGCTTTCAATGTGTTCCCTACATAATTGTTGATAATCTTTTGAATATTTTCTTCTGAGAATTTTTCTTTAGAAGTAATAGTTGTTAGATTACCACTGTTATCCAGAGTATAAAAAGTTAATTCTTTTTCTTGAAGTTCTAAGTCATCTTTACCTTTGCTTTTGTTGATTTCACCGTATTCAGGATTTACTTGTTTAAACCATTTATAACCATAAAAACCAGTAACAGTTAAAAACAAAATAGCTCCTAATACAGCGAAGAACCTTTTGTTCAAAAAGGCTCTTTTATTTTGATTTTTATTAATCATAGCTGTATTTCCTTATTTAGGCGCGTGCTCTGGATTTCTTTGGTTTTGCACCCTTACCTTTGGATTTATTTCGCTTAACACGTTTGTAACCAAAGATGTTCATGCTTTTTCCTGTTTTTTTCAAGTGATGCAGCAACAAGAACAATGAGATAGCCAAAAGAGGCAATCCAATTAAATAAGCAAAAATATTTGCAATAGTCATCAAGTCCATTTTATTTTATCATTATGATGTTCCTCTACTTTGCCTAATGAAGAAAAAATAAAAACATCATAATAACTCCTTTTATTTATTATTTTTGGCAAAGTTTTACTATGTTTAATCATATCATTTTTTTTATTTTTTTCAAATTTTGCTAGATTTTTGTTTTTTCTCATATTTTTTGTTTTATAATATCTTTTGTAAATTCTTTTTAAAAAAATAGATAGGTGTTAATAAAAAGTTACTCAGTGTGAGTTGCGGATGATTAACAACCGAAAATTTTTCATAAAAGGCATTTAAAGTTGTGCCCACACGCTCTTCCCCTTATTTTTAAGGAAAGAGGCAATTTCTTCAACATTTGTTGCAATTACTGACAGGTAATTGAAAAGAAATCTTATTTTTGTGGAATTATGGAAAATTTGGGAATATGTATAAAATTCAGACCTATTGCTGGTCAAGAGTTTCGCCCTTTTCATCCTTATCTAAATCCAATTCGTATAAAGGTCTTGGTGCGGTAAGATATGAAATAATAGACGCTCTTCCAGCTTAGGTTGGGGTTTGGTGTATATGTGAACAAATGGAACATAAGAAAACATTAATATGGTGAGGTATAGCAAATGCGCTATGCAGAATGAATGATAGGTAGGAGAGTCACCAGAGGTGTCCACTATTTATCAGGAGTTTTGATAAATGAAGAATAATCAACTGTTAATTTCCTGCAACACGAAGTAGTCCGTTCATTTTTATATTATGGTTTTGTCAGATTAATATAAATTGTAAAGAGTGCCATTGCGCTTTTTGGAGCTTACATTAGTCTGGATATTTCGTGCTCTGCTCACCTGAAGTGGAACAATTAACAGTCAAGAATATTTTAGAAACATAGTGCAGAAGTAGTTTGCAACAATGGTTAGAAAGAACATGATTTCCTCGGTGAAGAGAGGTAGAACATATAGCAGTCCGAATACAAAGATGTTTGTATTTGAGGCAGAAGCTGTTCGTAAATCGATTGTTCTGAAGCAATGTCGTAGTGTCTGGTAGACACCTTATTGGAATAATAAGGGCCTCAATTTGTAAGAAGAGGTAAGGGTCAGAATCCCTTTGCTATCGCGGAGAATGGGGTGTGTAAGCCTTCCAAGGTATGCCTTGGTTGTTGCCACGCAACCAGAGTCTCACTGCCCACCGCCATCTTAGGACTTTATTGCAAAGTTTAAATCTCCCAGTTTTAATCAGACTGACTGGTGATACACTTTAATGTGTATGTAAAAGGATGAGAACCTAAGAAATGAAGATGACATGACTGGATGGAATGTAGATTTATTCTACATAACCATCACCCAAAAGCCTATGAGAATAGCTGAGTAGGGTTTGCAAATGTGCTGTTACAATGCTTATTTAATGATTCAGAACTGAATCTTGGATATGGGGGTAGCAGATGAGCTTATTTCAAAAGAATAAGCAGCTAGATAATATAAAACCAACCGTAGGGGTAGAGGTATGACCACGGCGGAACAGAGCTGGATTTAAGACTAAAGGTGTTGAGAGCTTGCACTCTCAAGGAAAGTCGAAAGAATCCGTATTATCTAGGATAAAATAAAAAACAAAACTTGCTTTTCAGGGGCAAGTTTTTTATATTTCATAATTTATTTTTCTTTTATAATAGTTTTTGTAAAAAACATTTTTACAATATTATTTTTATTACAAAAGGAGACCTAAATTATGGTTACAACTACAAAAGAATTTAAACAAGACCTATTGTTTAATATTGCAAAGGCAATCTTAGGATTGAACACACCCAGTGTATGTCTTCCGACAACTAATGATTTAGTTGTGCAAGCAGATGCTGAAAAAGTTTTCTTGATGAATGGAAAGTATTATCTTATCCTGTTCAGAAAAGAAGAATTGTTATCTGCCATTGAAAACAAACTTCAAAGTGGTTTAGATGTGTTCTTAGCTGAGTTTGACTCATCTATGGAACAACTTTACTATGATTTTTACAATCTAGTTATCAAAACTCTAAAGGAAAGACTTGAAGAAGTTGAAGCAGCTTATGTTGGAAGAATTGAAATGTTGAGAAATCTTTTCATAGAGACAGAAAAGCAACTAGAGTCTTCAATTGAAGAAAAAGAAGCTGAAGCTTTCAAAGAAAATTCTAAAGAAGTTATTGATTTCTTGTTGGATTGTTTCCTATCGGAAGATTCCATTTCTTTAAAAAATCTTCAAAAGTTATCCTTACCATACAATAAGTGGATGACAATCTTGGCTAGTCGTTTGGCTAAAAAACTGTCATATTGGATGTTGGTGCTTTCCTTGAATGAGAAAATCTTAAAAGACGGCGGAGTTGTTCGATTCTCCGTATCAACGAATGGAGATTACCAAGAATTGTCTCTTTTGGATGGAAATCCATTAAATGACATTTTAGAGTTGTACAATATTTGGAAAGCTAAAATCAGACTATTCGTTGATTATCCAGATGTAGATTATCCATTTGAATCTCAAACAATTCTTTATCCTGACGACCTTTTATACAATAGGTCTAAAGTGATTGGAGCTTTGGAAGGACTGCCTGAGTGACAAACACTAAATAAAATAAAAGCTTGATAGATTATCAGGCTTTTTATTTTTATATATAATATTAGTTGTAAAAGAATTTTACAATATTATTTACAAAAAAGGAGGTCATTTTAAAATGACTAAAAATGAAAAACTAAATTTTATTATTCCTGATGCTGCACCACTCTGCTTTTCACGCTACCGGAAATTCCTTGAATTTCTAGAAGAACGCGAAAAGCAGATGAGTTGGAAAGAGGTCAACCTTGATGAAGCTCGTTTGGTAGTATTTAACAAACTGCCAATGATGCTGACTGAGAAAGATTTTGAATTGTTCTCATTTGGTACAAGCCAACAACGGATTGAAGAAATAGGCTCAAGCTATGGTTTGACAATCCGAATTGGAGATACACTCTACATTGTAAATGAGAATGCTTTTGACAGTCTTCTCAAGCGTTATGGAGCTGATTCACCTCTGATGAAGGCTCTGATTTTAGGGAAAGACAAAAATTCCCAAAATCCAGACAATGTATTCATTGATTGCATTTCTGAGGAAACAACGAATTATATTGTTGACATCCTCAATGATAATCACAGGTTCTTGACACCAGATGTGTCACAAGCCCTATTTATGAATGGGGAATTTGTGACATTCAATAGTCAAAACTACCGTAAAATTAGTCAAGTAGAGGTGTTCCGCCGGACTATGGAACACTTCCGAGACCTAGAAATTACGGAGTTAGGTGGTTTTGAATATAGTGTAAACTACACTTCTGGAAGTTTCATGTTGTTTGGTTTGTCTGACAAATTGAATGAGCAATATGATTTTACCAACAAAATCAACGCTATGATTTCTGTTCAAACATCTGACACAGCAAAATCGGCTGTGACGATTCAGCCAAAGTATTCTGTCCAACTTGGGCATAAAACTTATGTTTTTCCTCTGGGTCATCCCATGCGGCTTGACCACCGTGGTGAAAACGCGATTGAAGACTACGAACTCTTGATGAACAATGTCTACAGTCGTTATTCAACCTCAATGGAAGACATTGAGTATGCTCAGAAGACTCAAATCCGTAAACGGGATTTGATTGCAGAGCGTGTTCTGAATAACATGGATAATCTTCTAACGAAAAAAGAACGCTCAAATATTGAAATGCAAGTTGAAATTTCCCTTATGGGAGATAATTCTTACATGACAATCTTTGATTTGATGGTTCTTATTCGGGATTCTATTGAATCCACTTCGGCTGTCAAAGATGTTCGTGTTGATGATACGTTGTATCGTCTGTTGATTAACAGTCATTCGCGCGTGTTCTAATTTAAAAGAGATAGGTTTTACCTATCTTTTTTTTATTTTATTTATAATAAATGATGTAAATATTTTTTAAAAATAAAATATTATTTAACAATAGGAGGAAAAAAATGATTGAATCTTTTGCGGCTATGTCTAGTCGTTTAGATGCGCTTATCTTCAAAGAAACTTTCGAAGAAAAGCTGCAAAAACTTTTTGAAAAAGATTCTTCACTGGAAGAATATGTTAATCTCGTAAGAGAGATGTATCATATGCCGGGATTTCGTGACTTGAAACCTATCCCAGCATATGATATGTCAGGATTGCGAGAAAAAGATGAAGAGCAATGGAACAATATTCGTAAACATGGTGCTTATGGAGACATTCCTTATGTGGTTGGCGGCTCTAAAGTAGCTTCTATTTTAGGACTATCACCGTTTAGCTCACCTTTACTTGAAAAAGCGATATTCCAAAAAGTGAATATCAAGAAACCACAGGCCAAAAATGATGCCATCTTAAAAAGAGGACATTATGCAGAAGATTTTGTTGCAAAACAAATCAATGATATAGCCGGTTTCGAAAATGTAGAGGTATTGGATGACCAAACCATGTACGAGCATCCAGTGTTTGAATTCATGAATGGGAATATTGACCGATTTCTTCGTTTTGATGATGGACAAAAAGGTATTGCTGAAATCAAAACACTGAGCACTTTCAATACCGATGCCAAAGAGGATTGGCAAAATGGAATAGTTCCTATTCAATATCAATTGCAAGGTGTTTGGTACATGAGCATCATGAACTTAAATACCGTTGATTTCTTTTGTGCATGGGGATTAGAACACTCTGATTTGGCTCATGTTCACATGGAAAGAAATATTGATGTTGAAATACAGGCAATAGGGGCTGTGCTGCACTTCTTAGAAGTTGTAGTAAAAAAAGATGGCGAGCCAGATTTAACTAGAGCTTCTGGGAAAGTTGTTTTGCAAGACCTCTACCAATTAACTGGTGACAACTTTGAAAAAGGTGTTTATACAGAAATTCAAGATGCAGGCCTCATGAACATGGTTTTGAACTTGAATATGTATAAAGAACAATTGAAAGACTTTGAAAAAGAGGTGAAATCTCAGAAAGAAACAATTGTTCAAGAAATTGAAAAATTAAATTCTGAAATTGCCTTATATATTCAAGATGTTCTTATAGGGGAAGCTAAGACACTTGCTGAAGAAGAAGGAACTACTCTGGGTGATGACTACAATCTACGTTCAGGTGGCATTATTCTTTCGGACGGCTCTTGTACAACAACTGTTTACTACAAATCCAAGAAGCAGTCACGATTCTCGCAAAAACGAGCAAAAGAGGAAGCTGAAAAACTAGGTCTTTTAGATGAATTTGAAAAGATTTATCAATTAGGTCTGGCTGAATCAACTTCAAAATCAGTAAGTTCTTCCAAAATTAAAATGTTGGGAGATTCGCTTATCTAATAAAATAAAAGACAACATAATTTGTTGTCTTTTTTGTTTTTCTGAATTGAAAATAAAAGTGAAACTAAAAATATGTTTCAGAAATATGTTATAATATGACTTGTAAATATTTATTTTAAAATTATTATTTTTACAAAAAAGGAGAAAACATAATGATGCAACAAAAGGAAGGCAACAATAAAGGCCAATCCATTGTGTTTGAAGTTCTTTCTGTAATCTTCCCAAAGTTTAGAACAACTTTTGGAGCTGGAGATAAGAAAGATTATTCAGTAGTCCGTGCAAAACTGTATCAGTCATCCGTAACACTTCCGGATGGGAAACAATTGCACCACGGAGATACAATTGATGTGACCGGATATGGCCTTCCTCGCAAGAAGAGCCGAATCCGAGTTATTGGCACTCCAGTCAAAAACAAGTACAACCAATGGCAATTCAAAGCAGATTTGGTGAGACTTGATGTTGACTTGGAAGAAATCATAGATGTTAAACGATTTCTAGTTGAAAATGTTAGAGGTGTATCAGAGAAGACAGCTTTAGCAATTCTATCTGAATTTGGCGATAAGACAATGGATGTTCTGAGAAACAGCCCTAACGAGTTATATCGTATTAAGGGAATGAGCGGAAAACGCATTGAAGTCATTAAAGACGCAATTGCAAACGCAACAGCCAGTGAGGGATGTGCACCACTTTTACTCAAGATTGGTATTCCTATGTACGCCATCACCAAAATCAATAGTGCTTTTGGTGTGGACAATGCCAAAGACATACTTTTGACAAAGCCATATAAAACCTATGAGATTCCCGGAATTTCATTTGAAATGGCTCATGCTATTGCTGTAGGTTTAAATGTTCCCAATCAAAAAGAACCAATGTATGCCTATGGCATTGAGTTTTTGTTGAAGAAGATGGAAACAAATGGCTCTAGCTATTATCTATTACAGCGATTAGTTAGAAGTATTATGTCAATTCTGCACACACCAGAAAACCCTTTTGATATGGAGCAATTTAAAAAATCTTTGCGTATTGTTGAGCAAAAAGGAATTGTTCGTATTAACTGGGAAAAAGGTTTGGTAGGATTAAATACATTGATTGAAAAAGAGCGTTTCATTTATGAAACGTATATGTCAATGTTGCCATACAGAACTCAAAGCAATTATAGTGAGTTGGTTAATATTGTTTCTAGAGGAAATAGAATTAATCTTCACTATAAGCAGGCAGAAGCTATCGAAATTCTTTTAAATCATAAATATGGCATTTTAACAGGCGGCCCCGGAACAGGGAAAACTACTGTATTGAAATGTTTTATTGAATGTTTTGAAAGAAAAAATGGCGGAGCTAAAGTTTTGTGTCTTGCACCTACAGGCCGCGCAGCGTCTCGGATGAGCGAATCAACAGGCCGTCCAGCTTTTACAGTTCATAAAAAACTTGGACTGAAGCCAGATGATATTGATTTGCCAGAGGGAACAGAGTTGAAGTTTGATTTAGTGGTGGTAGATGAAAGCTCAATGCTAGACATCAACATTGCTTATTCATTACTAAAAGCTCTCAGTCCTCAAACCAAACTAGTTTTGGTAGGGGATGAAGAACAGCTTCCATCTGTAGGAGCAGGTTCTGTCTTGGCTGACTTGATTTATTCTGGATTTGTTGGTGTCGCTAGATTGACTAAAACATTCCGTCAAGGAGCTGATTCATCAATTATTGCTAATGCCAACCTTATCAAAGATGGTCAATCTAACTTGATTACTATGGCTGAGGATTTCTCTCAAATCCCAACCACTTATGACAAGGATGGATTGAATAAAATCGTTGATACATATGTTGATGCTTGTCAAATTTATGGCAGCAACAATGTGGTTGCTCTTTTACCTAAGAGGGCTAAAAAGCAAAATGCTGATGATTTCATTATCTGTGTAGAAACTGTAAACCCAGTTGTACAGGAAAGAATTAATCCAGCCAGAGAGGGTGAATACTCACGCTCTAATCGAGTTTATACTTTTAGAAAAGGTGATAGGGTCATGCAGATGTCTAATACAGACACGGTGGCCAATGGTGACGTAGGTATCATTGTTGAAATGAACAAAGAACCACGCACGAATCTCATCTATGCTAAAGTAGATTTTGGTTATGAGGGAGCAGAAGCTGTTTATTATGCTACAGATGAAGATTTTTCAAATCTTACGTTGGCATATGCTACTACAATCCACAAGTCTCAGGGTTCTGAGTACGCTTGTGTATTAACGCCCCTTTATGAGTGTGATGGCATTATGCTTCAACGTAATCTTCTCTACACTGCTGTGACGCGCGCTAAAAAGAAAATGATTCTTCTTGGTGAACGTACTGCTATTGATATTGCTGTGTCTAACACGGATGCCTTTAAACGTGATACATTCTTAGAAGACTTGTTCCAAAATGCTCGTAAAAAAGGTAAATTTAAAACGATTGCGCCATTTAGGGATAAACAACCTAGAGACCATGTTGCTTAAATTAAATAAAACACTCTTTTCATAGAGTGTTTTTTGTTTGTTTCTGATGTGATATAATAGATGATGTAAGCAAATATAGAAAAACAGGAGAATCTAATATATTATGAGTTTCAAGCACGTCGTAAAATCAGTGATGCCAAGAACTTCTATGGTTGAGCATTATGTAAAAGATAAGATTTTAGAAACTGCTAAAGCAGGATTAACAAGCACGGTTATTGTTATTAACCGTAATGAAGATTACAAGTTGAATGATGTTCTATCTGAATTAGAGAAAGATGGCTTTTCATATAATTATTTCTTTCCAAGTGATAATGAGCTAAATATTGAATTATTGGGAGTTATCATTTCTTTACCAGAAGATATTTTGTGACATGAGAAAAATTGAAGTTGTTTGTTTTCTATTAATTTAGAACAAAGCAACTTTTTCTTTTTATAATATTCTTTGTAATTCAATTTATTTTACAATAATTTAATTTAAAAAAGAAAAAGGAGAAGAAAAAATGAATATTAAGAAAGTCTTAGAAGACAATGGTTTGACAACCAAGGACTTGTGGGCGAGAACCTTTCAAGTATTGGAATTGCCAATGAAAAAGGTGTCTGTAACATGTCCAATTCCCGGTTGTGAGAAAAAGTCTGAGGGGTTTCAAATTGCAAGAAATGGAAAATTGTATCTAGATTTTCCAAATGACAGGTTCTATTGCCAACGTTGCAATTTTAGGGGTAAAGGTCTCTTTGCAACACTGAAGCTTTTGGAAGCCATTCGCAATCCGGCAGATGAACAATCTGTTTATCAAGAGTTGTTCTCTAATGGGCGGATGACACAGAAAGCTCAGAATTATGTCTCTGAACTTTTGGGATTAGAAGTAGATATGTCTGCTCTATCTAATTCTCAAAAAAACAAAGATATGATAGTGAGTAATGCCATTCAAGAGATGGTCAAGGAAAATCGAAAGAAGATTTCGGCAATCCCTGAAGCTATAAAGCCAGCTCATGATACATATTTAAATGAGATTTATTCATATATGTTTGAGAATATGTTGTATCAAAGTAGTCCAAAAATGGAAGAAGACCTATTGAAAAGAGGGTTTACACCAGAGGACATTTTGAAATATGGCTTTGTTTCTTGCCAGCTCAGGAAGCCAATGAATACATTGTTGAAGAAATTCAATGGTGATTTAGATTGTATTCCCGGAATTTACCGAAAAGGAGCATTGATTGAAACGACCTTGCCGCAAGCAAGAAATGCAAATGAATCTTTACATTATCTTTGCCCAATTAAGAATATCAACAATGAAATTGTTGGTGCTCAAATTAAAAATATGGGTGAGAATAAAGATTTCAAATATTTCTTTTGGTCTTCAACTTCTGAGGGTGGCCCGATTACAAGGACATCACCTCACTTTGTAGGTTTCCCAGAAGAAACACTTATCGTTACAGAGGGAGTTGTTAAAGCGAATGTCATTAACAAGTTCACTGGACGGTATGTAGCAGGCCTGCCCGGTGTTAATCATCAGAAACCATTCTTAGAAGCTCTTCGTATTGCAGAGCGAAAAGGGATGGGAATTCAACGAATTCTTGTTGCTTATGATATGGACTCATTTGAAAATGAAAAGGTAATGAAAGCCTTAGACCGTTTAAATAATGAGTTAGTCAAAGCTGGATATGAAGTCAAAAATATTCTTTGGGATACAAATTTCAAAGGATTTGATGATTACCTATTCTATCTTCATCAAAACAATCTATTAGATGCTTATATTCGAGAAGTCTTGGATGAAGCATACAAAAAATAAGAAGCTACACTATAGCTTCTTTTTTATTTTGGTCAAAAATGAATTTATTTTTCAGATTTTAGTGACACTTATCAAAAAATATTGTATAATTGATGTGTACTATTAAAATTTAAAAGGAGAACAAATATGCCAATCTTTATTGGAATTGATAATGGTAACTTTAACCAAAAAAGTCGCTCAACAGTTTTTAAAACAGGACTTGTGACAAATGATAAACCGAATCCATTTAGTGCTGATTTGATGCAGTTAGGAAATAAATATCACTCGCTTTTGAATGAGCGTGCGCCTTATGAAAAGGACAAGACGAAAAGTGAACGTGCTTTTATTTTGACTCTGTTTGCACTGGCAAAAGAAATTGAAAGCCGAATTGCTAAAGGTTTAATCAAGGAGAATGAAACAGGTTCATACCAAGTAGTTCTAGGCCTTGGAGTGCCGCCTGAGCACATGTTGTTAGCTGATGAGTCTGGAGAACCTTACCATAAACGCTTCCAAAATTATTTCTTTAATAAGATTAATGAATATGGTGTTCAGACTGAATATGGAAAAGTGGTGCAATTCAATTACAACCAAAAAGACTATTCTGTTTTGATTGAAGATGTCTTTGTATTCCCACAAGCCTTTTCAGCATATGTTCCATTTAAGAAGCATCTGCAAGAGCTGGATGATTTCCCTCGTTTCCTACTGGTTGATATTGGTGGGTTTACAACTGATGTCTTGGAAGTAAAAGATGGGAAACCAGATATTAATAGCTCTCGCTCTGAGGATTTTGGTGTCATCCGTATGGTAGACTATATCCGCCGTAAAGTTGGTAAGTCCTACAAAGAAGATGATATTGTTGCTGTACTATCAGGAAAGACATTGAAAGTTCCTCAAACAGTGTTGGATAATATTTATGCAGCACGAGATGAGTATTTCCAAAACCATATTGTTGCCAACCTTTTGGAACAAGGTGTTGACTTGAATGTTGTGCCTGCTGTATTCTTGGGTGGTGGTTCATTGTTGCTTCAAGGAAGTGTTGAAAACTCCAAGAACATTTCCAATGCAACATTTATCTCTGACATCTCCGCCAATGCAACAGGTTATGAACAACTAGCACAAAGCGCCTACGCAAAAAAACACAAGTAATTTAGAAAGGGGCTGCGAATATGGCATATAATCGCTCATCCAATCTAAAGAAAACTTCTGAAAAGAAAAATGCCAAAAAGAAGGTAGCTATCTTCCTTGACCCAGATGACAAGGAAGATGCTTTTCTTATAAAAGTTTTGGATAATTCTGGAAAGGGAAAAACTGCTCTTATAAGAGATGCTTTGATATTCTTCCTAAAAGAAAATCCTGACCGAGTACCAGATGAAGAAAGCATTATGGTCTTAGGGAATTTCATTATCCAAAACGAAAAAAGTCAAAGGGGGAACAATTATCTAGCTCCGCCTAAAATTGTAAAAGTTGTTCAAGAAGTACAATCAGAACCAACGAAATTTGTATCATCAGAGAAAATGGAAATTCTGATGGCTAAAATTGAAGAACTAATCGCAAATGGTCAACGGGTATCACCAAAACCACAAAATCAACAAGAACATATTTCAGAGGAAGAAGTTGAAGGAACTCAGACTGAAAAGAAAATTGTTAAAATTGATTTCAACCCAGATGACCAAGTAAGTACGGAAGAAGAAGTTGAAGTGCCAGATGATATTATGTCTGCCCTTGAAGACTTCTTATTCTAAGGGAGATGTTTGATATGGCAGTAAAAAAAACGATTATTCTCCCAGAAGATAAAGTAATTGTTACAGATGAAGAAGTTATTCTACCCATTCAAAAAGACTTCAATTCTTTTGAAGATTTCCATGTTTTTGAAGAATTAATTAAGGATTCAAAGAAGTTTGCCAAACAAAACAAACTGGTATGGAAAGTTTCTAATGAGAATGGTGAAAAATTTTCTAAGTATAAAAATTCTAAACTTAAAATCAATGGTGTTGTTTATGACAGCAAATCAGAGGTTTTTCGTCATGAAGAACTTTTATTGCTTGAAAAAGATGGATTAATTTCTAATCTAAGATTTCATGATAAGAATGATGTTTATGTCATTCAAGACTATCCAGCAATTACTTATATTCCTGATTTCTGTTATTCATGTGATGGATTTGAAATAATAGAAGATGTAAAAGGTCTTCAGACAAGTGATTTTATTCTAAAGAAAAAAATCATGATAAATAAAATTTTAAATTCAGACATTCCTTATAAACTTATTTTAACTAGAAAAACTAAGAATGGATATAAGGTAACAGAGGAATATTCCAAGGGATTTCTATCAAAAAAATTTAGAAGAATAAAAGCCAAGTAAAATTTCTTGGTTTTTATTTTTTTCCAAAAACTTGAAAAATATTTTTTTTGCATTATAATACTTTTTGAGATGTATTCCTTAAAGACAAAAGCAAAGGTTTAGGTACATCAAAAAACAAATAAAATTAATTTCGTCGGAGGAAAAAAGTTCATGACATCAAAAATCGTGAGTTTAGTGCCTAAAATTAAGGAAAAGGCACTTGAAAAATATGCACAGTTTTCTGTAGCTAAACAAGAAGTTGCAGATGAATCTGTTGCTACAATCCACAGTGAAGATGCTTCACTTGGAGATAAAGCTTTTGCGCGTGTTGCGCTAGCTGCGGTTGCTATGTCCACTCCAATGTTGGTTGCATCACCAATTGCAGCCCTTGGTCAAGGTAAGAGCACCATTAATAACAAAATTGACTCTGGTGGTACAGCCATTGTTGAAATCCTGATGAAGTTCGGTTCAGTTGCGGCGGTAATCATGTTCATGTATCATGTAATCTGTATCATCACTACTAGTGACGAACGTAAGATTGCTATTCACATGGGTAAGATTAAGACAGTCTTTATCTGTATCATTGCTCTCTACTCTGCACCTCTCTTCTTCCAATCTGCTGTATCACTTAGTGATAGTGGTGGTAATCCAAGTTCTAAACCTTGGAGCACTAACTAAGATTGATTCATTATTGATTATTCTTGGTTTCACACATATATATAACAAGCTTGAAATTTTTCAGGCTTGTTTTTTCTTCTATTGATTATTTGTATTTTTCTAAAAATAAGATATAATTGAGGACGAAAATAAAATAAATAAGAAAAGAAAGGAAAGAGAATATGGCAACAATATTCAACTTTCTGTTAGATATTTTAATGTCTACAGTTGGTTTCTTCTTCAAATTAATTGGAGGCTTTATTATTGGAGCTTTGACTCTTAAAGAAGCTGGTTCTGGTGAGGCTGGTCAAACATTCATGCCTAAAGGTATGTTGGGGAATTTCTTCAATTTGTTCATCCCTGCTGGAACACAAGGAGCTACGCAATCAGCGGATGTTCCATTTTTAAAAATAATTATTACAATTGGATTACTTTTGATGTTTGTTTTATATCTAGTAAATCTAATTCGTATCATTACAGCAAGTGGTGATAGAATGATGGATAATCCATTTGTGATGACATTGAAAATGTTGGTTTTAGGTACTGTTATTCCATTTTCTTACACACTTGTAGACTTGATGGTTTCAGTTGCAGCTATTTTTTATAACATTTTCTCGTATGACTCTCTTAAAACACTAGGAGAAGTGAAAGAAACAAATTTACAAGGTGATGCTAATGCTGATGGAGCAACAAACATGATTGCCGGACTGACCGCTGCTGGTGGTGAAGTTGCCGGAAGTCTAGTTGCTAGTGTTGGTGCAACAGGTGGTATCATCTTAGGGTTCTTCCTATTATTCCTATTGTTTTCACTTTTGACATCATGGGTTAAATACATTCTTGAATTCTTTGAGAGATATGTTTTGCTCGGAGTTATCTGTTTGTTTGCACCAATCATGTTTGCATGTTTGATTTCAAACAATACTGTTAAATATTTCTGGTCATGGTTTCAAATGTTATTCTCTCAATTGATTATCATTGTAATGAGTACATTGTTCCTTGGAGTATTCTACTCAGCTATGACACGATATGACTTGATTAGAAACCCTCTAGTATTTGTGTTCTTATTGATGGCATGGCTTCGTGTTGGTACTCGTATTGATGCTCACATGTCTACACTTGGATTGACCACAGCTCAGGCTGGCGGAATGGCAGGAGATATTATCTCTGGTGGATATATGGCCAACAAGCTTGGTGAATGGATGATGCCCCGTGGTTTAAATGGAGAACGTCAAACTTTTACAAAAGCAATTGCTAATGAACTTGAAAATGGTGTCTTTGGACGTAAAAACGGAAACTTAGCTGCTGACACAACAGGCAGACGGTCTACATTTGCAGCCAAATATCAAGGCAAACAACTTGACAAAGCCAAGAAAAAAGGTGAGAACTTCAATCACAAAGGCGTTAGTACAGAAGCGATTGGTCTTGCCAAACGAAAACAAAAATCTATTTCTAATATTGCTGACCCAATGAAAAAGCATTTAGGTATGGAAAATATGGATTTTGAAGCAACCAATGGCGGAGTTAATGGTAAAGATGGTTCTGTTTGGTTGTCAGGTAAAAATGAAGATGGTTCAGAATTTCTACTTAAAGCTAAAGAACTGCAAGATGGTGAAGTTCCAGAACAAGGTAAATATGTATTTACAGCACAAGATGGAACAACCTATCAAGGTGAAGTTCAAGGTGATGGAGCTGACCAATTCCTATCAAATAGTCGTATTCAAGATGGTTCTGAAAGTTCACAAGATATTATCAATGCCTTTGGTGGTGAAAGTAATGTGGATATTGAAACTAAATCTGGTGGTGTTGCTGAAAACATTACTGGTCAAGACATCTTGGAAGGTAAGGCTGGTGATGGCTCATTCGTAGTAACAGACTCAAATGGTAATCGTCACGAAGTTGATAAAAATACTCAATTTGGTGAAATGGTTAATGGTGGATTTGTTGCAGCAGGTGATACATTTACATCTAAAGATGGTACTGTTCCAATGATGCTCAAAGAAGATGATGATGGTTACTATCAATCATTCACAGAAGAAAAAGAGCATACTGTTACAGCTCAGGCCAATGGATTTATTGATAAGAATGGTAACTTTGTTTCCATGTCTAAAGAAGAATTCAGCAATGCACGCGCCATGACAGCAGGTAATGCTCAAAATGTTCATTCACTTATTAAAGATGAATCAGGTCACTTCCAAAAACTTTCAGGCGGAACACTTCATACAAATGAAAAAGGCCAAGTGGGAGTTGTTGGAGCAAATGGTAAAGAAACCTTTGTTACACCTCATGAATCAGCAGTGAATCGTGATGCTTCAGGTAAGATTACATCTTATAACACAGCAAATGCTTTTGTTCAAGGTGGAGACCAAGACTTCCAAAGCCGAGTTCAAAAAACTTGGAATCCAGTAGCAGAGACAACTACTTCAACAATCAGTAAAGAAGCTGGTGTCCGTATTGGTAATGGTAGTATTGCTCAACTTTCTCCATCAGGAATTAGTGATAACAATGAATTGATGCGTTTCACTAGAGATGGTGTTGAAAGTTCTAAAGGACAATATGTTAAAACTCTTGGTGCAAAAGGTGAAACTCAACTTTCTCGTCTTGATGCAACTGAAAAGGGTGGCCGTTTCTATACACCAACCTATAGTATTGCAAGTGGTCTTCAAACAGATGAGCGTGGCCGATTTGATGTTTCAAAAATTCGTTCAGCTCAGAAAACAAGTTCAGGACTTGTTACAAGCTTTGAAAACGGACAAGTCATGGCAGCCCACTCAGTAGTTGGTAATAGACCAACAGACAGAGACTCATATTACTCAAATGAAGCAATGGGGTCAATCCATAGCCGAAATGAGCGTTATATGAACTCATATGCTGAAAACTTGTCACCTCTTGGTGGTTTGAGTAAACTTCAAACTTTCCAACGTGAAGATACTATGGATAAACGTGCAGTGACAATTGCCCGTGAATCTGATAAACAATTCATCCTTGATGGTATGAGTAGTCATAGTATGTTCACAAACGGAAATACTCAAAACATCAAAGCTATGCACATCAATCCGGACACTGGTGTTCTTGGTGTTCGTGAACACAACCAATCAGAGTTCTTGTTCTTCCCTAAATCAAGTTATTCTAAACCAGATAATGCAAGTTCAAGCGTTTCTATTGCAGGTAGTGATTACTATGTTGTTAATTCTAAACCTGCTCAAAACAAACAAATGCGTGACATTGCTTTTGCTCAGGAAAAACTTTATTCACAATTAAGTCTTGATGGAGATGTTAAGACGATTGAGTGGATGAAGAACAATGAAGCCTTGGTATTCTCTAGTGACTTTGTTGGCCGTGGTGGTAAAGGCAGTGCCTATGATGAAGCTCTTAAATCTGTAGGAGATAGAGAAGCTTACAATAGAATTCATAGAGCTATTGAAAATCTTGGTCTGCAAATTCCAGCGGAAGAGCGGAGACAATTCAACTACAACTTATCTAGCGCTTATAACCTAGAGGGTGACTTTGATAGGTCTATCTCTCAATTTGACCGCTTCCGTAAGAAAGTTGCATCATCTCTTTCTGAATCTTATGACCGTGGTACACGTTACAAAGATATTCGGAAACAGCCAATCACTCGTACCTCTATTAATCGCTTCATGAAAGAAGATTAATAAAACGCAATAAAAAGAAGACTAGATAGATTGATATTCAACTATCTGGTCTCTTTTTTATTTATCTTGACTGGTTCTCAAATATTGCTTTTTATTAAAAAAACTATATAATTAATATTGAGAAATTTTATTCTATATAAATAAAATAATGATATATGACAGACAAGGAGATAAGATGACAAGTAGAAATACAGAACAATCTATGGCAGATGAATCCCGGCAGAATATAGAACAAGCCAAACGTGGAGTCAAACAAGGTAAAGATATTGCCAAAAAGGTTGATAATTATAGAAAAAACAAAGCAGGTAATGCAGCAGATAAGGCAAACTCCAGCGCTGTAAATCCTGCCAAAAAAGCAAAAGAAAATCTGGCAAAAAATACAGGAAAGAAAGCCTCAGAAAAAGGGGTAGAAGAGGCAGGGAAACAAGCTGGAAAGCAAGTTGCTAAAGAGGCTGCTAAACAAGTGGGGAAAGAAGTTGCAAAACAAGGTGTAAAAACAGCAGCTAGTGCAGCGGCAGGTTCTGCAACAGCCGGTGTAGCAACTGTAGCTATTGAAGCAGCTTCGCTTCTTAAAGAAAGTGTTGAAAATCCTCATAAACTTTTGTCTATCTTTTTCTTCATTTTTATTTTGCCAATTGTCATCATAGGTATTATCATTCTTCCAATTATTGCAGTTCTTTTTGTACTGTTCCCTAATTTGTTAAGTAATACAAGTTCTAAACAAAACGGGCCGGTTGCAATGCAATCCATGATTTATCAAACTCAGGATGAAAAAACAAAGAACTTGATTGAAGAAACACTGGAAGTTGATGTGACAACATATGTTGCTTCTAAAAATGCTAAAAAACAACAACCAATTTATGATGAAAATGATAAATTAGATAAAGAACAAGAAGAAGATTCTAAAAACAATAAGGAAAGAAAACCTATTGTTAATGAAAATTCAGATGACATCAAGGGTGACGGATATATGGGTGATAGCATTTATCTTTATGAAGATGCGGCCATGACTAAGAAAGTCACAACTGTTCAGCCCGGTCAAGTTCTTACTCTATCAAAAGATGAAGACTATGATGGTGGTAAGGCCGTACCTATCAATGCCCAAACATTAGAAAACGGTAAAAACTCTAAGCCGGATGAACAAGATACGATTGAAAATGATGGTATTTCAAATCCCGGCAAAGATACGAAAGAATATACTGTTCTTTATGCAAATTCAGGAAACTTGGTCAAAAAAGACATTAAAGACCCTAATCACGAATATACTATTCAAGATGAGTATGATGTTATTACGGTCTCAATGGTAAATATTTTGAACAATGCTAAATCAAACTCAGAAGAAAAAGTTAATCAGGCTATTCAAGAGCAGATTAAAAACTATGATAAATATGGTGAAGCAGTTCAGAAGAATCAAGGAAAAGAATCAAAAATTTATGCTAGTTTAAAATCAGATTCAGCGATTAATAATGCTATGGATAGTATTAACAATTTCTTTTCTTTTGGCGGATATGAATTACAAAAGAGAAAGAAAAGTGCAAACAGCGGTTCTGTTATGGGAGCAATTGATTACTCTATGTTAGATATTAACCCGGAGAAGTCAAACATTGACCCTACACTTGACGGATTTGATGTTGCTAAATCCTATGATGAATCTGAAGGTGGTGTAGATGCAGATGGAACAACAGAGCAACAAGTTTCTCGTATCACAGCAGCTTATGCAACATCTAAGTCTGATACAGTTCCTGATAGAGGATATTATGCAGAATTAGATAGAACAATTGGGGAATTAGTTAAGAAAACTGGAGAAATTGAAAGCAAATCACTTGAAGCTTTTGATGATTATCGAATTGTTCCAACATATATTGAGGGGGAAATTAATGTTCCTAAAATTGAACACAAGGAATATTACTATTATGTAGACAATAAAAATGAATTAACGGGCTATGACCATTACTACCTATCACCTGATAGAGTAATTGATTATAGCAAGTTAGATTCTGTTGATTATGACACCTATAATACAGCTAGTGATAGCAATTCAGAATATGCTTACATATTAGCAAAAGATGCAACACAAGTGCCAGATGGAGCTAAAGCCAATGTTGTTTTGACTAGCACTCCTATAAAAGGCCGTAAGGATGGTAAAAAAATTAGTGCTCCAGTTGTTGAAAGAACTGTTAAATATAAAGCAGATGGTAAAAAGCCAATTCCGGTTAAATATCCATTCAAGAATTACTACCTTAGAACTGAACTGGGTGATTACAGTACAGTCAAAGCAGAGCAGCAATTCTTTGCGAAATCTGAATATTATAAGCACCGTCTAGAGGGGATGGGTGTTGACCCTAATTCAAATTGGTTTGATACTGGTGATGTTGAAAAACAAGGAAAGAAAACAGAAAAAGAAGCCAAAAAACAAGCGCTTGATAAATTCTTGAAAGAAATGTCTGGTGTTGGAAAGCGTAAGGCTGAAAAAGCAGATAATCAGATTGGCCGAGCACAAGGAACTTCCTTTAATTTGGCTAATACTGAAATGGGGCAATTTAAACCTTACATTTCCAAGAAGAAACTTAAAGGCAAGACTGCGGATGCTGTTAAGAAAAACGCTGTTCAAGTTGGCAATGGATTGCTTCAAGTTGATGGTTACTATCTAATCAGTGCTCCAAAATCTTTTGGTGATGTTGGTAATACCTTGCAATTCACAGTTGGTGAAAATGTTATCAAAGCTATTATTGTCACTCACAGAAGTGATAAGGATATTGACCCTATCTCTCAAACAAGTCTGAAAGATGGTTCTTACTTTGACTTCATTGTTGATGATGATTATTTGACAGATGAAATCAAGGCAGCAGGAAGCTATTCAGATGTCTTTGAAGGCCCTGTCTCTGCAATTAACAACATTGAATACAATGGTGGTCTAGTTCAATCTAATGTATGGCGGATGCTCATGTCTTTACCTTATTATTCAGAAGTTTTGAGTTATGTGTATGCTGACTCTAATGCAACTTATTATGATGAACAAGGTCTTGGAGAGGGCTGGATTGAGGGTGAAAAAGATGAATATGGTTATCGTCAATTCTTCTTGTTCCCTAAAACTACATCTGATAAAGAAATTAAAGGGATGCGTGTGTATTCGCAAGGTACATTGCCTGAGTTTTATAAGAAATTATTGCCTAAAGGCCATGAGAAAGAAAAACTCATTGTTCCTGTTCCTAACTTTGGCACACAAAGTATGTCACCAACTGGAGCAGAAAGTGATGGAAACAAAGTTCTTGGCTTTATCCCTTGGTTTGGTTACAAACAAGAATACCGTCGTTCAATGCAGACTGAGCAAATCAAAGTAACCAAAGTAAAAGATGATGGTTCAACTGAAGAAGTTGACCGCGTAAAAACCATTGAAGATAAGATTCTTGAATGGACTGAAAATATTCGGAAACACCTTATTACAAATGAACAACTAGCAGGTGAGGCAGGTAATGCTGGTATTAACATGGGAGCTTTACTAGAAGCTGAAATTGGAAATGCTGGTGGTAAGAAATACAAGGAATACAAAAACCTTGATACAAACCTCGTTACGACTGATAAAAATGCTTGGTCAGCCGCTTTTGTTCAATACATGTTAAACCAAGCAAATGCTAAAGATAAAACAAAAGATACAACCTCCGTATCAGAAATGTGGAATCATCATTCTAGTGACATCAAGCCTAATGATAAATCATATGAGCCTAAAGTTGGTGATATGGTATTTATTAAAGAGGGTGGCGGTGCTCCATCAAAAGTTGAATTGATTTCAAAAGTTGAGAAAAAAGAAGATGGCACGATTTCTGTTACAAGTATTGGTGGTAACGTTGACGGCAGTGGTGCTCGAAACAACAATAATGAGTGGCTTGGTGTCGTAGGCAAGCGAGATTTCAATGTAGGCGACTCACAAGTTGCAGGATTTGTTTCACTCGGTCTAAGCCAAGGTGGTGGAGCTGGTGGTTCATCAGTAGATGCCAATGGTAAAGGTTCTGGTGTTACAGGTTACTGGACAGATGATAATCTTCCTCAACAATATCGTGACTCAATGAGCCTGCCGGCCTTTCAACCACCTAACTGGGGTTCAAGTCCATTTGCAGGCGGCCTAGCTGGACAGTGTACAGAGTTTACATGGGCTTACATGAGCCAACTCTATGGACAATCTCAGCCTACTATGGGTAATGGGGTAGATGTTTACCAGTCTTATCAAGCTGGCGGAGCAACTATTACAGACAAACCAACAGTAGGTTATGGCTTCTCAGCTACAAATGGTTATGCAGGAGCATTGACTGGTTACGGGCATACAGGGGTCTGTGTTGCCGTTTATGAAGATGGTTCATGGCTTGCAGCAAACTTCAATGGCCCTAATGAACTAGCAGCGCCTAGCCGTCGAGTATGGTATACATTGATTGATGGTGCTTCACCCGGACAAATCCATTTCTTCTCTGGTATTGGTAATGCTAACTTCTCTGGAGGCGGTGTTTCTGCTAAAGTAAACAACGGCAAAGGTGGTATTAAAGTTAAGCAAGAAACCAAAGAACAACACATTGCTAATGCTTTTGCTACAGCTATTGACCAAAAATATGACATTCTCAGTGAATTTGGTGACAAGTCTTACCGTTATGGAATTGGTCAATGGACAGATAGTGAACTTGGAAGCATCTTCAAGATTATGAAAGAAAAGAATGAAGAGCAATTCAAAAAAGCTGCTTCAGAAAGTAATAAATTTAAAGATGCTATCATTTCCGCTGGAGAAACTGGAGAGTTTTCAACAGGAAAAATTTCTCTTGGTGATGCTAGAGGTATTCTTAAAGTCCTGATTACTAATCTTGGTAAGAAAGCCCAAAAAGCACAACTTGAAAAAGAGGCTAAAGACATCCTAAAAGATGTTGAAAAGATTGAGGGAGCAAAACTAGATGTTAAAACAACAGTCTATTTAGCATCTGTTGTATTGATTCAAAAACGTTTTTCAAATGACCTTAAGGTTGATATGGATGTAAAAGGTCTTCAAGATGCTGCTAAAGGTGGTGGAGACATCAATAAAGTTCATAAATCTTACTATCGTGAAAACAAAGAAATTTTTGAAGCATATAACAGTCCAAATCTCAAAGGCCCTATCTTTGAATTTGACCCAGTTGATAAAAACCAATCAGATTTCATGATTCGGATTATCAACCAATCTATTATTCGTGCTAAGAAATATGCTCAATCTCTGACTGAAGCAAAAGTCCAAGGTGGAGCAGCCGGCACACTAGAAGGTTCTACAGACCATGAAAAAGTTTGGAAATTCCTCAAAGCACAAGGTTTCTCAGACCCAGCAGCCGCAGCATTTATGGGGAACATGATGGAAGAATCTGGTATTCAATCTGGACGTATTCAGTCAGACCTTGATTTCAATGCAGGATGGGCATATAATCCATCTATTAACGGGTATGCCTTTGGTCTTATCCAGTGGGATGGTGGCCGTCGGGTAAATCTCCTAAATGCAGCGAAAGAAAAAGGTGTAGACTGGAAAGACCTTGCGTTCCAGCTTGAGTTCCTTATGAATGAAATGCAAACATCAGAAGCAAGTTCATTCTCTGGAATTGGTGGTCTTGATGGCTTCAAGAAAGGTACAAATGTGGCAGAATTAACGACATATTTCCGTGCCAATGTTGAGCGTGGTGGTTTTGGTACAGATGCTAAACGGATTGCATCTGCACAAGAAATCCTTAACCTTTATGGCGGTAAAAACTAATTTATTTATCAATGGAACAAAGAATCAAAAGAATTTCATCTTTTGGTTCTTTTGTTTACTCAAAGCTAAGTTTTAAGTTGACAAACTGTGGAGATAAAAATATATGTCACTTTTCACATTAAATTTGATTTTTTCTAAAAATCCATTATAATTTTAGTTGTAAATTGTATTTTTCTGTCTATTAACAGAATTTATCTAAAAGAAAGGAGCAGTGGCATTTAATGCAACAACAAAAAGAGGAAGGGATTATCTATCACATCCCTAAAAATTATGAAAAAGTAAATGTTGGTGTAGGATTTCCTATTCGAGTCCTTGCTGAAACCATTATTGGAGCAGTGATATTTTACTTACTATTTAATTTTCTATTTGGTAAATCAGCTTTTCCCGGCAGGGCAATATTCTTTCAAATTTGGTTTATCTTAACTTGGCTAATCCTTAATATGACTGTATATTTTGCTTTTGCTAAACCTTTTACCATCTTTATCATGTCTATTAATGATTTTCGAGTGATAGAAAAAAGATATGCACTCAAAAGAATTTCTAGTTATCGTGATGAAGATGAAGACGAGGAAGAAGATGATGAATATGACGATTAATTCAATCAAACTAAATCTATCAAGGAAAAGAAAGGAGATTATAATTGTCAAGACGTAGACGAACAAGTGTGGTAATCCCACAAGCAAAACAAATTGATAAACCAAAAGAGCATCTAGAAATTCAGGTTGAAAATGAATTGGAAGTTGTACCTCAAAATAAAAGTTTGAAATCCAGACGAGCACAATCTTCTAAATCAAGCGCTAAACGAGAACGTGTCATGAAAAAACCTCATGAACGTCTTCGTAGAGTAGAACAAACGATTATTGACCAAGAAGCTATCCAAGAGTTAAAGGACATTGATAACTATGATGATATTCAAGACGAAATCAATATCCTAGATATTCAGGATGGAATTATCATTACTAAAGATGACCGTTTCTTAAAAATCCTAGAAATTGAGCCAACAAACTTCATTCTAAAGCCGGAAGAAGCTAAGGCTAACATCATTACAATGTATGAGGAAATTTTTAGTCATCCATCTGTTTCAAATGTTCAAATCAAGGCAACCACGCGCGTGGCCAATTCTGAACGATACATGGATATTCTTCGGGAACGGATTAATGCAGAAGATAATCCAGCAACAAGAAAGCTTGCTAGTGAATATGCAACTTTTATTAAGAGCATGAGTGAACAAGGAGCGCTTACTCGTCGTTTCTTTGTCATTATTGAATATAGTTCATCAGGACTAAACCAAGAAGACCAGAAATTCACAGAGCGTCTTTCAAATTTATATATGTTGGCTCAGAATATTGCAGGAAAATTCCAGAAATGTGAAAATCCAGTAACAAACATGGTCAACACAGGTGATGATGAAGAAGATATTTGGGATGAGGAGCAATACCTTTTAGAAACTTTGTATGAGTGGTATAACCCTCGTACTTCCATGAATGAACCCTTGTCCTATAGAACAAAGATTGCTCTAGTGAAACTATGTGAAGAATTAGGTATTGATAGAAAGACAACAAAACTTCACCAAATGCCTAAAATTCCAATTGATGCTTTAGTAGCGCCTAAGAACTTAAACTATGATGACCCTAATTGCGTTTTACGAGATGGAATGTATTATGGTTATCTATTTATTAAATCAGATGGCTACCCAAAAAACATTCGAGCAGGATGGGCTTATCACTTGATTTCTCAGTTTGGTGAGGGTGTTGATATTGATATTTTTGCTCAGAAAGGAAACAGAAAAAGCCGGATTGAATCAATCTCAGGCCGTATTCCTATGTATGGGGCTATCAAGATGAATAGTCAAAAGAAAATCTCTAAACAAAGAGAGCAAAGTGAACAAATTGTAGATGCCAATATGCTTCTAACAGAACTGCAAGAGGGCTTCCAATACTATGAAATGTTTACCTTGATGACTATCTCAGCCTTAACTAAAAAAGACTTGAAGAAAAAGATTCGATTGATTAAGAATGAGCTTCAAACAAGTCAAATTCATACAGTTCAGGCAAACTTTGATATGCCGGCCTTCTTTGAAGCTTCTCAATTCTTAAATCAAATAGACCCTGCTATCTTTGAAATGGGCAAACAAAACATTTCAAGCATTGGACTTGCTGCTTTAAGTTATCTCTTCTATGCCTTTGAGTTAGGGGATGATAATGGGGTGCTTCTAGGCCTCAATGCTGAAAATGCTTCAATGTGTGTACTGGATTTGTTTAATACCAAACGGTACAAAAATGCTAACATGGTTATTATTGGAACTTCCGGTGCAGGTAAAACATTTACAGCAATGCTCTTAATGTTACGAATGAGAATCCTTGGGGTGCACTGTTTTGTTCTTGCTCCGCTGAAAGGACATGAATTTAAACGGTCTTGTGATGCAATTGGTGGAACATTCATTCAACTCTCTCCATCGTCTTCACACAAAATCAATCCTTTGGAAATCCGTGACCCCGGTATTTCAGATGATGCTATTCTAGATGCTTTTGAAAACGGCGGAGAGGTAGATGATTATGGTTTTTCAGAATCTCTTCTTGCTAGAAAGATGGAACAATTGAAGATTTTCTTCTCACTACTGATTGAAGAAAACACTGAAGAAGAGAAATCTTTCCTAGATACAGCCGTTTATCAGGCTTACCAGAAAAAAGGTATTGGTAATGACAATAGTACATTGTTTAAAGACCCAAGAAACCGGATGGCTGGTATGAAAGAAATGCCTATTCTAGAAGATGTTTATAATGAACTAGGAAATCTAGAACAAAAAGGTCAAAACACAAAGCGTTTGCGAAATGTCTTAGTTCCTTATGTTCACGGAGCAAACAAAATGTTTAATGGACAAACCAACGTAGACTTGAAAAACAAGTATACTGTTTTGGATATTTCTAAACTCGCTGACAAGGCTCTGCCTGTAGGGATGTTTATCTGTCTGGATTACTGTTGGGAAATTGTTAAACAAGACCGAACACGTCGTAAAGCTATCTTTATTGATGAAACATGGAAATTGATTAATTCAAATCCACTTGCAGCAAACTTTGTACTAGAAATCTTTAAGATTATCCGTGGTTACTATGGTTCAGCTATTGCAGCAACCCAAGACCTTTCAGACTTCTATGCTCTGGAAGACGGCAAGTATGGCCGTGGTATTATCAACAACTCTAAGACCAAGATTATCCTAAACTTGGAGGCGGATGAAGTAGATGCTATCCGAGATATTGTCCGACTGACACCTCTTGAAGCCATGAAGATTGAGAAGTTTGACCGAGGCGAAGCGTTCTTGTATTCAAATAATACAAAAATTCAAGTTCTTGTTAAAGCATCTAAGAAAGAAATTCGTCTTATCACAACAGATGGTGCACAACTGAAACGTCAAGTTGATGAAAAACGAAGAAAGATTGAAAATCAAAACAAAGTCATTGAAGACATTGTTCCTGAGTAAATTGTAAATTGAAGTTATATTAAAAAGGAGAATTTAAAAATATGACAAATATGTATATCATGCCAAAATGGCAACGTGAGGCCGTAGCAATTATTAGAAATAACGGCTTTATTTCCCTAAAACAAGTTGAATTCCTACAAAATGAAGATGAAGTCTTCTCTTCCGGGAAATACACTCAAAAAGAATCAATTCTAAGAGCTTTCTGCCGAAATGCTGGACTTGTTCAAGTTGGTAAATACTTGTTTAATGCTTATGAAGCAGAAGAGTATGGCAAGAAATTGGAAATTTCAGAATGGCGTGAGCCATCTACAGCGGTAGAAGAAGCTCTGTCATTTATTCTTCAAATTGCAAAACATGTCAAAGACAAACAAGGTGCTCGTCAACTTGATTTGTCAGGATTGTATCGTTACGGCCTAAACTTCTTTGATTTTTGTTATGTCGTTATTCCTGACACGACTACTGCCTATGCCAAAAAGGTTAAGTCAGAAGACGGTGGTTTTGAATACCAGATTGTTGAAAAAGAAGACTCAGAAATTTCTAAAATCAGCACATCTCGCATCATGGATGTCCTTTATATTGGAGAATATAAAGAGGGAGACTTCCATAAGTATGCTGCAAAACTTTATTACAAACAGATGCAAGAAAATGATGCTAAAAAAGTTCATGAGCACTTCTTAGAAACCAAAGAAATGCTAGATAGAACAGCTCCAGATGAAAAGCATGATAACTTCATCATTGTAGATTCTGTTCTGGCTGCTGCTTATTTCTATATTGATTTCTACAATAAAACCAAGTATGAATACAAAGAAATTCCTTTGACATTCTTCCAAAAGGTTCTTGGCAAGGACTTTGAATACACTCAAATTCCTCAACAAGAAATTGTTGCTAAAATCAAGCAAATTCTAGAAATTCGTGCAGCAGAGGGCTAATCTTATGACAGATTATCTTGCTACCAAAGACTTTATTAAGCAAGAGATTGAGAAAATACAAGGGTTAATGTCAAAAGACATTTCCCTTATGTCTCATTCCAAGGTCAATAAAATTAATCTTGCTATCCAGTATGAAGCAGAAAAGTTAAGCAGTGCTGCAAGACTACTTCCGACTTACTATGACAACAACGAAAAAATCCGTAGATTAGTAGAAGACAACATCAAAGAAGCCCTTGGAATAGAATACCACTATGACAAAGAAACAAATGTTTTTTCTGCTGTAATCCCTGCATTATTGCCTAAAAAAGAGGCATCTAAACAGAGTGCTAAATGGATTAGAGCTTCTGTTCAATCAACTCTTAGAGATTTTATTAGTAAAAATGCTTTAAATCCTCTTGATGGAGAATTTTTTGCTATCTTTGAACATATTTATTCTAGCAAAGAAAGAAAAATGCGAGACCATGATAACATTGAATTGAATGTTGTGATGGATTCTATAGCTTTATTCTTGCTGCCTGATGATAGTCCGGCTTACCTAAGTCACTGTTATATCTCTAAAAGAGGTGAAAAAGACCAAACAAATGTTTATCTAGTTCCTAAAGAGGATTTTATATCTTTTTATGCTTCTAAATTAAATTAAAACAAAGTTAAAATAGAAAGGAGTGCCTGTAACTTTTATGACAGTCACAAAAGAAAAACGGCGAAAACCAAGTGAGCCAAAACAGAAAAAAAGCTACAGGAAAGAATTGATTAATTGTCAATTCAGAAAAGATACCTACGCTGAAAAAATCTTACTTGCCTTGGCAATGTCTGGTGAATATCCAGTTGAGTCATTAAGATATTTGCAAGACCATTATAAAGATGTTCTTACAGCACGCCGGCAAATTGGCGGAGTAGTGACGGCTTTAAAACGTGGCCGAGCAAAGAAACAATATGACCCTGAATATAAGAAATACAGAGCAGGAGATGACACTTCTGATAGAACTCATAAAGATTTTGTTACGCCTTACATTTCTGAGCGAACAATAGAAGATGGCAAAGCAAGAAAGACCAAGAAAACTCAGTTTAATCGTTTGGTTTTGTTACAGCGTGGAACAACAGCACTTAAAGAGCTTTATCCAGACTTCTATGATTTTTATATGTTTGCATCTGATAATGAAATCCATAGAACTGAGCCACGAACCATTCTTAGAATGATGCGACTGAGTGAAATTATGCAATGGATTTATCAGGCACATGTAAAAATTAAATTCTTGTTCTCAGAAAAGCCAGATATTAGAAGTGAAGAGATTAAGCCTTATAATCTTGCTGATAATGAATATCTGTTTTATACATCTCGTGAAATTAAGCAAGCCTTTAGCCGAGAACATCTTAAAATTGATTTTACTCGTCTACATGGAGCAATTGTTTCTAAAAGAGGTGTTATTCCAGTGTTTCACACTTATAAAGGTCTTATTCTTTGGAAAACTCAGGGTGAGCAAAAGGCACAGGTGGTCATGAAGCGGTTGTTCTATCAATGGTTTGGTATTGAATCTCTTAATCCGGCTACAGGCCAAGGAATTACAGATGCTATCTTCTTTGGAGTTGATTTTGAAGCGGCTAAAAAGATTACAAATTCTAAAAGTAATCGAAAAACCAAAAGAGGAAACTTGGCAGAACTTGATTTTGAGTTTATGTCTTTAAGTGAGACTTATCAACGGATTTTCTTTTTACCTATGCAGGAATTGAAGACATCTCACATCAGTATGGCATTGGCTATGAATGAAGATTTAAACAAAAGATTAATCCAAGTGTATGGCCAAGGTCATCCAATGTTCAAACACATGCCTGATGCAACAAAAATTCCGGGCGGTGTATATGCGGATTTGTATGCTGAAAAAGATGGCAAGAAATATGCAGGTATTTTTTCGTTAGATGGGGAACTTCAAAAAATTAAAATGGCCCATCAAATGGCCTATATGAGACCACATCTTACCTATGTATTTTTTGCAACATCATCTCAGAAAAAGTATATAGATTCCATTTTCAAAAACAACAAAAAAATCAATTATCAAGTTAAGGTTGTTGATGAAAATAAAATAATGAAAATTTTAAATTTGAAGAAAGGCAGAGTTTAATTTTATGATTGATAAATTCTTAGAAAAATGTTGGGATTTATGGGAAGATAATCGAACTCTATTCTTTATTTATGCTGTCTTAGCCTTTCTATCTATTTTTCTATTAGGCGGAAGTATTGGCCTGATGATTAGAGGTGGAGAAGTTAATCAGTGGGGGCACGCAACTGGCGGATTTAATCCATTCAATATTCCTTATAATCTTTTTATGGGATTTACGGATTTCTTGCCAATTAGCTTCTTCTTGATTTTACTGTTTGGTGGTGTTGCTTGGTTTGTTTTAAAACAATTTGCAGGAGATATAAACGAAGATGAACGTGGATTTAAGTATTCTGTTAATGGTACTTATGGTACTGCTCGTATGTTAAGTATTGAAGAGGCGCGTGAGTTTCTAGAGTTTAATCCAGTAGAAGAACAACACGGTGCTATCCTTGGATGGGATAGAGAAAGTGATGATACGGTTTCTTATGTTGACAAACCTCAATATGAGGGCGATAAACGTATGTATGTAATTGGTGGTCCTCACGTTTTGATTATGGGTTCATCTGGTGCTCGTAAATCACGTTCTTGGGCTATCCCTCGTATCTTACAGGCTATCCGACGAGGAGAATCTTTAATTCTAACTGACCCTAAAGGTGGTGCGCCACGTTCTATAGTGAAAAGCTATAGCCTAGCAGCCTAAGCTAGAGAACTGATAATACGGTGATTGGAATGATAGGAGTAACGACCTTGAAACAACACTCTAATACTCCGGCATGCGTGCACGATTTGAGACGTGTGGGTATGAAGCCCGGTGAAGTCGGCTGACAGTAACCTAAGTCTTTGGATATGGTTACCAATAGGCCGGGAGCTATCATATATGATGAGAATAGATTTAGTCTTGACGAACTTCCGAATTGTACGGGTCTAGATGGGACTAAGATGGAAACATCTTAGCGCACATGTTTGTGTGGCTACTGCGGATTAGTAAAACGCGCCCTTTATGAACGTCCGTAATGTGTTACAGGCACATTCAAGGTAGTAGGCTTATAGGAAGCATCTAAGTATGAGAATAGACGTATTATTGGAACGTGGGAAGTCTGTTACAAGGTGGTACTCAAATACCTATACCTTGGTGGGCGAAAAATCATAATCGCTCTTTAAATAGATGACAGTGATGCTGTAGTAGTGATGAAGCACTTGTAATGAGTGTGGAGCGAAGGGCATTAGTCACAATAATGATAAGATAACAATAACAGTCATATTATTCGATTAAGAAACAGAGAATTACCAAAACACAAGTGGGGGTAAGAGATATGACAAATGTTATAAAACAATTTCGAAAATTTGGAATGGTTGAAAAACTTGACCAAATATATGCAAACAGCAAAAATGGTGATAATGCTAAAAAATTGTATGATGACATTATATCACAGAACAATATTTTAATGGCAATAGACACTATTAAAACAAAATCAGGAGCAATGACTCCGGGGAGCGATAGTAGAACAATTGAATTCTATTTAAAAATGAAAAAAGAAAAACTACTTAAGCTCATACATGAACGAATAGAAAATTATAAACCTCAGCCGGTACTGAGAATATACATTGATAAAGATAATGAAGACAAAAGACCATTAGGTATACCAACAATTGAAGACCGAATAATACAACAAGCGATTAAGCAAATACTAGAACCTTGGTGTGAAGCACGATTTCACCCACACAGTTACGGATTTAGACCTCTTCGAAGTGCACATCATGCATTAAGTAGAGCTGTCTCACTAATTAATGTGGGAAAGATGTATTATACAGTCAACATAGACCTAAAAGAATTCTTTGACAACGTACCACACAAACAATTGAACAAAGCATTATGGAACATTGGTATACACGATAAGCGAGTTCTCAGCATTATCAACAAAATGTTGAAGACAGAAGTGGTAGGCGAAGGTATTTTAACAAAAGGTGTACTTCAAGGTGGGATTCTATCACCGTTATTATCAAACATTATTCTCAATCAACTGGATTGGTGGGTGTCAACTCAATGGGAAGACTTGCCTGTTAAGAATAAACGATATGTTCATCAGAAAAAGACGAATCTTAAAAGTGGATATATCGTTAGATATGCTGATGACTTTAAAATAATGTGTCGAAGTTACAAGCATGCGATAAGATGGTATCATGCCGTTACAGAGTGGCTTGAAACATATCTAAAATTGCCAGTAAATAAGGACAAAAGCTCAGTAACAAACCTGAAAAGGAAGTCGACAGAGTTTTTGGGATTTACTATAAAAGCAAACCGCAAAGGTACATCACGATATGGTTATGTGGCAGAAACACATATTAACAATAAGAACAAGATTAGGATTAAGTCCGAACTTCGAGATGCCATAAAGCGTATAGAATACAATTCATTTGATAGCAAAACAAGTATACAATACAACTTAAAAGTTATGGGTATCAAACGATATTTTCAATATGCCACTCATGTGTATCTGGATTTGGATGAAATTGCACAATCAACATATCGAACGATAAGAGTTCGACTTAGAGACCGTCGGAAACTAGAATCCTTTAACAAGCAACCAACAAAATACAAGAAACATAACATTGGTGTTAAACCCAATACTAAAATTTCCATTGTGGCCGAGACACCACTTCATATAATCCAAGCGGTGCATCATAAAAATCCAATGAACTTCACACAGACAAAAACATTATACTCAAACAAAGGTAGGATGTTGATAAACGAATCGACAGAATTACCATTAGAATGGATACAAGAGTTAGTGAATAAATCTCAATACTCAAAAGAGGCTGTGATGTTCACTAACAATCGTATGAATCATTACATCAATAGTGATGGTAAATGTTCTGTAACAGGTCAACTGTTAAAACCTGAAAATGTTCATTGTCACCACAAGATTCCACGCAAATCAGGTGGTACTGATGAGTACAAAAACTTAACTATCGTTCATAAAACCGTGCATAAACTTATTCATGGAACTAACCAAATATTAATTCAACAATGGTTACGAGAAATGAATATAACCAACAAAGAACTAAAAAAATTAAACCAGCTAAGAAAACAAGCTGGTAATGATGAAATTGTTATCTAAAAAAATATTGTGATGGAACGCCGTATGATGGGAAACTATCATGTACGGTGTGAAGTGGGGGAAAACTTGGAGATAATATCAAATAGTTACCTATCACTATAATTGTATGCTAAAACTAAAACATTGTTGGAAAAATACGGTTATGTTGTTAAGCAATTCAACCTTGTTAATAAAAACCTATCTGACCCTTGGGATGTATTGGGTGATGCCATTCCATCTGAAGAAGATATTATGTTCCGTGGCCGAGAGTTAATCTCTGACATGCAAGTATTTGCGAATATTATCATTTCCAATACTCGTAAGGATGGCCGAGCTGGACAGTTTGAAGATTTGGAATCAGCCTTTTTCCAAGCAGCTATTCTATATGTTGCAACAGAATATCCAGAAAATCAACGTTCATTCCCAGATGTAGTACAATTCATGTTTAAGCCATTTGGTGAAATGGAGTCTTTTGATGATAAAACCTTGGCCGGCTGTTTCAACATCTTGAAGAAAAAAGAAGAACATCTTCCAGAAGAAGATAAAAACCCAGCTATTGCTTTTTGGGGAAGTATTTACAACTCTTCTCCTAACTTGCGTGATAACGTCATCACTGGTATGAAGAACCGGCTGAGTAAAGTTCTTTCTAAAGATGTACGCAGCATTTTGACAAAAGATGAAGACGGCATTGATATTCTCCTGCCCGGCAAGAGAAAATGTGCTTACTTTGTTATCATGTCTGACCAAGATGCAACGTTCCGTTTCCTAGTTTCTCTATTCTTCTCGTTCTTCTTCTTGAAAATTATTGCTTATGCTGATACAGACTGTAATGGAGTTCTACCAGTTCCAGTCCATCTCATCATGGATGAGTTTGCCAATATCGGAGCAATACCAGACTTTGCGAAGAAGATTGCAACTATCCGTTCTCGTGGTGTAAGTGTAAGTATTATTATTCAGCAGTACAAACAGTTGGAAACAGTATATCCTACTGAGGGTCAAACTATTGCAGGTAACTGTGATATTCAGATTTTCCTTGGTGGTAATGACCCTGACACATTGAAGTATGTATCAGCCAAGGCCGGAGAGGCAACTATTGCTGTTCATACAAAATCTGGAAAAGTAAATGCAACGGGTATTAATTATCAGCCTACTTACAACGAATCTGATGCAGATGGTAAGCGGATGGTAATGACACCAGACGAAGTGGGCCGGATGGACAATGATGATTGTCTTGTAATGTTGAAAGGTAAAAATGTTTTAAGGTTACAAAAGTTTGACTATTCTAAACATCAGCTTGCTAAAGAAATGACAGACTTCCCAGTTTTGAACTATGTTCCTAATTGGCGCAAGAAAGACATTGTTAGAATGTATCTTCAAGGTAAATATACTGAAGAACAAAAAGAACTTTTGCTTCACCCTAATTTCTCAATTGGTAATGGAATTGAGTTGTCTGATGATATTGAACCAGTTTCAGAGGGCCGGACAAATCAATTGATGGACTTGTTGCCTGAAAGAGAAAACTCAGGAGCGCCTATTCTAAATCAAAAAGGTATTGATTATCTCTTGAAACATGGTTTGTGTAATGAGAATGAAGCTAAATACCTAAAGGCCTTGATGTCTCATAAACAAGACTTGTTAGACCCGGAAGCAAACATGAATGAAAATCTTTCACAAGAAGACCAAGAACTTCTGAAAGAAACATTGACTGATGAGGATATGGAGCATGTTCAAGAAGAGGTGAAAGCCAATGTTGAGGTTGATTCAAAACCTAAACCATCTTCAAGAAGAAGACGTAAAAAATCTTCTACTTCCACTTCATCAACATCTACTTCTTTCGCTATTGCTTCTACAGTGGTTATGGAAGAAGATTCTTCAAATGATGTTTCATCAATTTCCACATCAGATAACATAGAAGATGATATTCCAGAAGAACCAGAAGAAAAAGTGAAAATTTCTACACCTTTTGTTTTTGGAGCTAGTGATGAGGATGACAACAAAGAAGATGCAGCTTATGACAAAACTTCTGAAATGTTGCAGCAAATGGAAGAATTAAGGTTGTTTGATGAAGAACAAGAAGTTGAAGACTATCTTAACAGCCCTAATGATGAGGAAGAAGAAAGTTTGGAAGAAAGTACAAGAAGCGCTTTTGATGGTTTATTCTAGATACAAAATTTTATTGTATCTAGATTGAATTATCACTAGAATTAGACAATCTACATCCTCAAATTTACAACTAACAAATGTATGCCTAAATTTGACATTTCATAAAAATATAATACAATTATTATCGTAATAATTAATTAAAATAAATTAAATTTTAAAACAAACCAAGGAGAAAAATAAAATATGCCAATTGAAAAGAAGCAGACAGTTTTCGAACTGTTGAAATCAAATTATGACCGAACAAATCGGGCGAATAATTTCCGAAAAAGAATGTTTATCAATTCAAAAGAATCAAAAGCTTTAGCAGAAACAGTAAATATTCCTAAATTTTTCACAGAAGTTATTCCTTTGAGTGAAAAAGAGGCTGAATCTGTATTTACTCATCAAGAAAATGGTGACTTGCGAGTTCGTGATGATTACATGAACTTAATTCTCGGTCATTATGAAGTTGAGCAATCTCTTAAAAAAGAAAGAATTATTGAGGGAGTTCTCAAATTCCAAAGTACAAAGAAAGGAACACCCGGCTTAGGATTTTATCATGGTGGTGTTGAAATTTTTGTACCTTATCAAAATTTCTTAACTCCAGAAATGAGCCGAGAATTGGCTGAGATTCTAAAAGATACAGAACTTAATCAAAAAGAAATTGATGAATACCGACAATTGATTGCAACTCGTCTAGGTTCTAAAGTTAAGGTCATTGTTACTCACTATCTACCTGACAATCGTTTTGCTGTAGCTTCTCGTACAAAAGCTATGAAGAGAGAGCGTTATGAAGCATTTATTGTTCCTGACCGGCAGATGCTCATTGTTGGTGGTGAAACAGTTCTAGCCCCAGCAGTTACAGAGGGCAATGTAATTCGTGCCAATGTTGTAAGTGTTATTAATTCTCATATCATTTGTGAATTTATGGGAGTTGAGTTTATGGTTTCTACCCAAGATTTGAATATGGGTTATCTATCTAATGCCCAAGACCGTTTCCAACCCGGCAATAAAGTTGACTTGCGCGTAACTGAAGTTAAAGTTAGTGAATACGCAACAGAAGAAGAGCCTGATGTTGAGCTTAAAGCAGTTGGATTGCAAGGGCTTGACTACTTTGAAACACTTTCTAAGCTTTATAAAGCTGGCCTTGAAAAAGCTAGTGGATATGTGACAAATATCCATGATGGAAACATCTTTGTTCGTGTGGATATGAGTGACAAGTCGCCTGATGCAGACTTTAAACGTCACCGCTTGCGTGTCAATGACTATGTGGATGTCATCTGCAAATACCCAGAATTCCATAATCGTGCTATCCAAGTTGGTGATTTGGCAACTATTAAGATTACAGGTTTCAATGATGAAACTCGAAAAGGTTTCTTTGGTACTATCAACCGTACATGGGGCGGCGTTCAAAACAGTTAATCTAAGAAAGAGAGGTCTTCTCAATTGTTTGAAGAATTGAAAAAGGTTATCCTTGGCCTATGGGCCATCATCAAGGATTTATTCCATTACATCAAAACGCTAGATTTCCAAGGTCTTCGGAAAGAATGGAATAAAATCCGCAAAAACAAAACAAATGATAGGACACAGTTAATCATTCTAACTATCATCAGTCTAATCTTTGTTTTGATTATGTTAGCTATCTTATGGCGGACATAAAAATAAAAAGATTTAATTCAAAATAAAAAAAGAAAAAGCCTTAGTAAAACTAAGGTCTTTTTTATTTTCATATATATTATTTAGAACTTCATCTTATTCAACTTAAATTCATTACTGATTTGTAGAATTAGTTCTGTTGAAGCTCCGGCCAACAACATGAATGAGGTTGCTCCTAGAGAGCCTAAAACAACATGAAATTGTGTAGAAATAATTGTAGGAACAAGTAATACAAGCAAGATATAGAGTGAAGCAACTACTGTTAGCTTTTTGCGAGTATTCTTCAAGTATTGTACGGTAGCATATCCCGGATTAACATTCAGAACACAGGCTTCAGACTTCTGTAAATTCTCAGCAATTTCTTTAGGGTCAAACATGACCAAGGAATACAATTTATCCATCAAAATGATTAGGATTATCAGGATTAATGAGTATGAATAAATGTTGCTTGGGGCAAACCAACCGGCAATACCCTCTAGAATTTTATTCCCTTTAAATGCAAAGAAACCAGAAGCAAAAACAGCAGACAAGGCAGAAAGAATAGATTGAGCCAAGATAATAGGCATCATTCCACTCATGTTTACCTTAATAGGAAATACCGAAACTGAGGAAGCCTGAGTAAATCGGTTGTTCCCTCTTGCCAAGGTCTTTGAATAAATCAAAGGGATGTTAAAGTAGGAACTTTCTACAATAATAACAACTACAAAGATAATCAATACAAGAATAAGCGAATAGAACCAAGTCTTGCTTTTGAAAATATCTTGCACAGAATTAGGAATTCGAGTAAGCACATTTGTAAGAATCAGAAGAGAAATACCATTTCCATAAGCTTTTTCTGTAATGGTTTCCCCAATCCAAATAGCAACAGCCGTACCCAGCATATGCCACAAAGCAGTTAAAGGAAAGGCAACATAAGGGCTGAAACCTTTCATCAAATTCAATTCACTTTGTTGAGCCATAGTAATCATCAATGACGAGAACAAGGAAATAGACACACCAAGGATAATTGTATATCTCTTAATGATTTTATTTCCATTTGGACTTCTGGAAATATCATAAAGTCCAGTAAACCAGTTCATCAAGAGCTGCATTACAATTGAGGCAGATACATAAGATGAAATACCTGTGGCCATCAAGGTCAAGTTCTGGAAGCTATCACCTGAAAAGAGAGATACCGTTCCAAACAGATTGTTGTCAGCAATATATTTCAATGTCCTATGGCTGATAAAAGGCGTTGGTACATAGGACAAGGCCTGAAACAGAAATACCAGTCCGGCGGTTAAGGCAAGTTTTTTTAACATGTCTCGCCGGCTGCCTATCGTCACCATATCTTTTTTATGGGCGGTTTCTTTGTTCTTGTTAAAAGATAATATTTTCTTCACATTATTTACCATTTAATCAACTCCAATCCTTTTCTAAAAGCTTCTTGCAGCACTGTACTGGATTGATGTTGGGAAATTGTGGCAATAATACCAAAAATCAAAGTTCCAACAAACAATGTAATGAATTGATTAGGTTTAATCCAATCAATTTCTTTAAAGAAGATAAAGTATTCTTGAATAGGAACACCTTTACTTTTTGTTTTTTTACGCCGTTTGTTTTCGCCTATTTTTTCACTTTTTTTATTATTTTTAAATTTTAAAATACTTAAAAACTTTTTCACTTTTCATTCTCCATATTTGATTTATTTGAGTTGGAGTTCAAAACATCAAGAATTGTTTCAAAATCTTTCTCAGGGATTTTTTCAAGAATATTTTCTTGTTGTTTAAATCTAAATCCAGCATAGCTGCTCAAGGCATCAAACAATTTTTCTCCTGTTTTGTCTTCAACAAGAACATCAAGATTTCCTCGGATAAGGATAAAATCTTGCCAAAAATCATTTTGTCCAGATGATTCGTTTAGGCTGTTCAATGATAAGTAATAAAGGTTATTACTTCTGTTGAGGACAATTAATGGACTGTTGATATTTTCCTGAAATCCTAGTTTTTCATTTAGTTTTTCATCAGGATAAAAATTATTCAAATCAATCCCTTTAACTTCATTTTTATTCTTACTGTCATTTTCAGATTTAAAAATAAAAACAACACGGCTGACATCTTCATAAAACTCAACTAACTTTGATTCTCTGAGTTCTCCATCCATGAAGATACTTAGAGGCAGGCAGATAGATTGCCCAATGGCCATATATAAAGATTCAAGTTCCATAATAGTTTTTTTCACAAAAATAATTCCAAAAATTTTGGACTCTTTGTCTATAATATCAAACCCTACTAAACATGGGGCTTCAACCCTTGTTGGCTGTCCATGGAAATACAGCTCAAACTCTATTTTTTTAGGCATATGGTTATATTCATCCTTTCTTGATTAATCTATATCTTTCACTTATCAATTATATCATAAATTATGGTTTTCTAGAAGCTTTTTCTTTTGATATGATGATTTGTAAAGATGATTTTTTTTGATATAATGAACTATGAAGAAAAACTCTAAAGGAGCATACATATAATGAAAAAATTATTGAAGCTTTTACCTATTTTTGTTTTCCTGTTTTTCCTTGCAGGATGTGGAACTCAAAAATATGAATTAGCTATAGCTGAATCTGGTGCAATTAGCATGGAAGCGAGCATCACAAGGTCTGATGTTTCCAACACTCTTTTCTCTGATTATGGAATTTCAGAAGACCAAATCAGTGAAAAAGTAGAAGAGGAATTCAAGTATTACGAGAAAAAAGGTTTTAAGACAGAATATAAATCAGATGTCATCAAAATCTCAAAAGACTATAAAAACGCTGATGAATTTAACAAAGAAATCAAGCAGATGGTTAAAGACAAGCGAATTGGACTAAATATTCAGCTACAAAAAGGCAGCAATTTCCTAGTTCAAAATAAATATACTTTAACCGGCCGATTAAATTATTTCATCCCTAAACCCTTTATGGATAAAGTAGAAAAAGCCAAAAAAGAAGAGGGTGGTCTTAAAAATCTTGAAGATTATTCTAAAACGATTGGAAAAGAAAATGTTTCTTTGAATGTTTATTATCCAAAAGGTGCAACAGTGAAATACATGGAAACAGCATCTGAATCAGATAATTATGTTTCTTTCTTTTCAACCAGCAATGGTCTTGTCGAAGACCAAGAAGACAATGTAGGCATGACAATTGAATTTATGAATGTCATGATGATTGTAATTATTGTTGTTGTCATTCTTGTTATTGGTGGTGTGATTGCCTTTATTATGATTAAGAAGCGTCAAGATGAAGAAGAATATGACGAAGATGATGAGGATTATGATGATGAAGACTATGACTATAATGATGAATATGAGGAGGACGAGGAATGAACTCAGCATATCAAGAATTAAGACGTGAAAATTATCAGTTTGAATCTCAACACATCATCATGTTAATTAAGTTTTTTATTGGAATTACTTTTTTGTTTCTGGGTGTTTTGTGTTATATCTTTTCTCAAAGAGCATCTGGTTTTAATACAAATAATGAAACCGGAACAATCAAAACAGAAAATTTGGCAGAATATCACTTTGCTGAAGAAAACACGTTAGGGCAAACAGCTATTAATGACAACTTTGTGGCATTGAGTAAAGGTAAGCTGGCGCTTACTTATTCCAATCATGATGTAACATCAGAAACTTCCCGTATTGCCTTGTTTGATGAAAGTCTAAACAAAATTGACTTTAAAGATTTTAAAGGCACAATTAGCAATCTAGTAGGCATTGATACCGGATGGTTATTCTTACTCGAACAAGGAAAATCAACAAGTCTGTATCATTATGCTGCAAATGGAAAATTAGACAATCTGACTTCAAATGTCTTTGGTGGTGACAAATCTGTAAACTCATTTATTGTTAAAGGGGATGCGGTTTATTTCACAACAGATAAAGGATTGTATAAATACAGTGCAGGCTCTATCGTAAATCTCAGCAAAGAATCGAAATTATCTATTATTGGATTGAGAAATGATGAAATACTTGTCTCTGGTAACGGCGGTAGAATTTATTCAATAATTAACGCAAGATTAGAGCTTAAATACGAAAATAGTGAGATTATTAAACCATTTATTTCTGATAATGTTTTATATCACTATACAAAACAATCTGGTAGTTATAATCTTATTAATACTGAAACGAAAGAAACAGTCTATACAGAATCAGATGTTTACCGTGCATCTGTCATAGTTGGACATACTTTTATTAATCAGCAAGTATTTAGTTTAAATAATACCTTGTATGAAGTAACTAATATTGATGAGATTAATCCTTTGTGGCCAGAAGGTCAAGCTCAATCTTAAATTAAAAATAAATAATAATAAAAAAGAACAGGTTGTTAATTTAACCTGCTCTTTTTTTATTTATTTTTCTTTTATTCTTCTTCACGAATTCCAAAGATTTCTCCAGTTTTCTTATCAAAGTCTACATTGTTTTCGGTTAGATACTTCATGATAGTCGTATCTTTAACTCCGATTTTCATAGAGGCCTCGTCAACTGTTGTAATCCGTTTGTTGCGAATAGCGTGCAGCAACTGGAAGATACGTTCATCTTTGCCCATAGCCTTAGCAAAGCCCATGTTTCGAGAATCATTTTTAGAAATTGCCCGGCGGCTTTCTTCTTCTAAACGTTTGTATTCTCTAATTTCATCTTGTGTCATTCCTTTGAATTGCCCTTGAATAACACTAGGGTCAAAGGTTTTTTCAACTTCACCTGTAAAAGGCTTTTTACTTACAAACTTGCTAAAATCATATCCCATAATTATATCTAAAACTCCTTTAAATTAACGTAATTTCTTTTTGTCCAAACTCTGTTTCTAGTACAGGTGCACTTTCAGGATTGGCAATCTTTTCTTTCACTAATTCTACGATTTTTTCGTACAATTCTTTATTTTTAAGCATAAGTCCTACACGGTCTGTTTGACCTGATTGAACAGTTCCAAGAACATCACCTGCCCCTCTAAGCTTCATGTCTTCTTCAGCAATAACAAATCCATCAGTAGTTGATGTAAGGATTTTCGCTTTTTCATCATCTTCTTTTGTATTTAATACAAAGTAGCCCTCATAGTCTCCTCGGCCCACGCGCCCTCTCAACTGGTGAGCTTGTGCTAGGCCGAACAACTCAGAGTTCATCAAAGCCATAACTGTTGCATTAGGTACATTCACACCGACTTCAACAATTGTGGTAGAAATCAAAACTTGAATTTTGTTTTCTTTAAAATCCTTTAAAATCTCTTCGATTTTCTTTTTAGACATTTTAGCATCAATCTGACCGATAGTTACACCAGTTCCCTTAAAGGCCTTTTCATAAGTAGCCAATACATCTTTAACTGAGCGAGCTTTCTTAGTCTCGTCTTCGTCCTTATCTTCAATCTTAGGACAAACAATATAGGCTTGCCTACCCTTTTTAGCCTCTCTCAAAATCAATTTTTGGATTTGAGCATCAGATGAAACAATCTTAGAATAAACAGGTTTTCGATTAGCTGGTTTATCCTTAATTTCAATCAGCTTCATATTGTCTCCAAACATAGTTTGTAGAGTTGTTCGAGGAATAGGTGTAGCCGACAATGAAACAACATGAGGACTGTTTCCTTTCTCAGTCAATAAGGCCCTTTGCTCAGTTCCGAACCGGTGTTGTTCATCCACAATAACCAATCCTAAATTATGAAATTGAACAGATTCACTGATTAAGGCATTAGTTCCTAATATGTACTTATACCGTCCGGAAGCAATACCATCCAAGGCCTCATTTCTTTCCTTGACTTTCATGTTGGAGCGAAGTAGACAGACCTCATCACCAAAGAATTTTTTAAGGTCATGATAGTGCTGTTCAGCTAGTACAGTAGTCGGGGCCATTAGACAGGCCTGATACCCGGATTCAACAGCAGCGTTCATCACACAAACGGCAACAATAGTCTTACCAGCTCCAACGTCAGCCTGAACTAAAGTATTCATAGTCTTATCTGTTAAACTGTCAGATACAATTTCGTTGATAGCTTGTTGTTGCCCATTGGTGAGTTGATACGGAAGAGACTGTATTAACTGATTCATCTTATTGGTGTTGTTGAAATGAATGATGTTATTGTTATTACTTACAACTTTATGCTTTTCAATATGGTAGGCTGTTTCAAAAAGATTATCAAAGTGAATTCTTTTTGTACCAAACTCTATATCCCTAAAGTCACTAGGAAAATGAACTCGGCGGACAGCTTCTGGCCTGTTTAGAAGATTGAACCGAGCAAGGTCTTCTGGCATCAAATATTCTTCTGACCTCAACCGCTCTCTAATAGAAACATTTCTTAATTCATTTAAGTATTCATGTGTCATCTTTCTTATTTTTCTATAAATAGGCTTAATGACTGAATTACCTTGAATGTCAATAGAGAAATCTTCCACACTGATACTTCTGCCCCATTCAGGGTCTATGTTGACCTTGCCATAAAAGAAAATCCTAGAAGAACTTTCAATATATTTTTTAAACAAAAATTTTAAGTTCTTTCGACCAAAGAATAGGGCCGAGAATTTTCCTCCGTGGTCATCTAACAAATGAACAGAAATACCATTACCGCTCTTATGTTCTATGACAGAAACAGGAGTACCAATAATACATTGTTTTTCTTTATCTTTCAGTTCATGAGCCAAAACTGGATGCCGGCGGTCTTCATATCGTTTAGGCAGATAAGAAAGAACATCATAAATATTTTCAATACCTGCTGCCAAAAGTTTATTCAATTGACTTTGAGCAATTTCTTCTGGCATTTCTTTATTCATGGCTGTGTTATAACTGGTGTTCTTGTAAGTAATGTTATTAACATGAGATACAAAATCAACATCAGATTGCTCTTTTGATGTTTCTGGTATTTTTTCAACAACAATACCATCACTCTTATTCATCTCTTGCTGAGTGGCAATATGTTTTACCATCAATTGAGGTGTTTTTTGGCCTTGCCATTCATTGATGCCCAGATAGCCGATAACGGTCATATTCTCTGAGCTGGGGATATTTTCAGCAACATTATTGAAATACATGCACTGCAAATTCTTTTCTCCATCTGTAATAGAGAATCGAACATGTTCACCTGATTTTGTATTCTGGGCATATCGGATAGAAACATTTCTAAAAGCAAATAGAGGTTTAGGATTAGCTTCACCAAACGGCTGCAACAATTCAAATTGATTAATGTAATCCAAGTTGATGTCACGAACACGCGCCTCTAAATCATATCTAATTTTCTCAACTAGAATGTTATCAGGAATGTGTTTGGCAAGAGCAAATAATTCTTGTTTCAAAGGATTGTAATTATCTAAAGTCAAAGAAAATCCGGCAGCAGCTCCGTGTCCACCCATTTTTTCAAATCTATTCCTAGTATGATTTAACATCTTAAAGACATTAACACACTCAATAGACCGAGCCGAGCCATGAAGATGGCCCTCCTCATTTTCTGAGCAAACCAACACAGGCTTATAATACCTATCCATCAATTTAGAAGCAACAATTCCAACAACACCCTTATGCCAATTAAGGCCTTTAGCTACAATGATATTTTCTTTATACTCACCACTTTGCTCTAATTGCTTAACGGCTTCATTAAAGATATAAGACTGAATTTCTTTTCGAGTCTCATTTGTAGTATTCAAGTCGTTCGCTCTTTGTTTAATAGTTTCTTCATTATCAGTCAAATAACCATATGTGAGTAATTCAACAGTCTTGAAAGAATGTTTTAACCGGCCTTCGGCGTTCATACGAGGGCCAATACCAAAACCAATATTTTCAGATATAGCCTTTTGATAATCTAGGCCGGCCACATCAAACAAAGCCTTAACTCCTTTATTAGGGTTATTTCTTAGTTTGTTCAGGCCGTGATAAACAATGGCTCTATTTTCTTCAATTAAGGGCATTACATCAGCGATTGTACCAATGGCTGCCAAATCAATAAATTCATAAGCGCCATCATCACCTAACAAAATGCGAGACAATTGATAAGCAAGACCTGCTCCACACATTTCTCTAAAATAGAATGTTTCACCCTCTTGTTTAGGGTCAATAACAACACACTCTGGGAAAAGCGCTTTGTCAGCAGGCGGCTCATGGTGGTCAACAACAAAAACATCAAGGCCATTGTCTGAGGCGTACTTCAAATCGTCTTTTGAAGTAATACCACAGTCAACAGTAATTAACATTTTTGCTCCACGGTCAATAATGGTCTGAACAGCGTTTCTATTGACACCATATCCTTCGGTCATTCTGTCTGGGATATACACTTTGACTTTGATTCCTAGCATTTTTAGGGTCAAAAAGAGAATGGAAGATGAAGTACAGCCATCCACATCATAATCTCCATAAATATATACTAGAGGTTTGGATGGGTCTTGGGCTACTCTTTTAATTGCATCTGCCAATTCTGTAATATTTAAGATGTTTCTAGGATTGCTTAATTTAGGGTTAAAGAAGTGGTCTAAGAGATTATCTCCCAAATCATTCTTTTCCAAGAAGTCAACAACGTCAGGGTGGAGATTGTATTTATCAATCATTCCCTGAGAAATAGTAGTCTTTTTTGTCTTTGGAACAATTTCTACTTTAGGCATGCTCATCCTTTCTCTTTCTTTTTTTAATCAAATAAATTCTGTCTCTATTATACCATAAAAACAAAGAGTTCACCAAAAATTATTTTGACCTGAAACAAATAAAAGAGCCTAATATAGATTAGGCTCTAAAATTAAAAAAATAGAAAGACTTATAATTATGTAATTATAAAAAAATCACAACAAATTAGGGGTTATAAATTCCCATATCATCAATTCTATCAAACATATGCCAAAATGTCAAAACAAAAAGAGAAACCCAACAAAATGTTGGATTTCTCAAAGAACTTTCTCGAAAAGAACAATTTCTTGAAAAAATTCAAAACAACAATTATATATTACATCGTTAATCATATTATATTTTTTTCTAAAAGTCAAATAAAACTATTTTATTATTTAATAAAGAAAATTATTGACAAACTCCAAGAATAAACTATAACCAGCAACACTAGAATATTCAAGATTTTCTTGAATGGCTTTTTTTCGTCTTTCAATTTCTTTTTTAGAAAGAATATTTCCTGTATAATTTGTTCCTAATTCTGCTATTTGAAACTCAGAAATTAATTCAGCCGTTTTGTACCTGCTGCTTAATTTAACAAACTTGTCCTCATTTCGGTTCGCCCAAAGAACAAGTTCAGTTTCACTTACATGATTTTTAACATTCTTTTTAGGTTCAAATCCATCACGTTTTTTCAACCGTTTCATCCGGACATCATCAGGAACATCTAAATACATCATGTAAGCCTGCAAAACATCAGCGCAATAATTTAGTTCATTTATGAAACGAGCATCACTAACTACAAAAATCAACCGCTCTTTTTCTTTTTTGTATTTTGCATCCAACTCTTCAATCCGTTGCCCTAGTTTTTCAATCCAATATGAATCTTTTTGTTTACGACGCACATGAGTACCCCAATATTGAAGGATTTCACGATAACCTTTAGGTTTGGATTGTTTAATTAAGAAATCTTCTTTCTTTAAACCTTTAGGCATAGCAAAAACAAGGGAGACTGTTGTAGCAGCCTGTTCTTTGCTAATACCATATTCATCCATCAAAATTTTGACCCAATAATCTGTTGAGTTATCAGGGTTAGACTGAATACGCATTTTATCATAGAGAGAATAAACTTCTTCTTTCAGAGCGCCTGCAAAAGAAACAATAATTCCAGTAGGATTAACTTTATCATTTAATTCCATTTCATTTACAAAGCCATTCCCTTTAAAATGATAAAGCTTGTCATAACCTTTATTCATTTCATCTTTAACAGCGTCTGCTAAATATTGAGCGGATGTGTCTTTGCCAGAGCCTTGTTTACCAAAGAAAGCAAAAACAACAGGCGGTTTCCCTTTAAAGTTTAATTTTGTTTTAGATAATTTCATATCTTTCATTTTCTCCTATATGTATAAAACTTACTGCAATTTCCAAGTTGCTAAACCGAAGTAATTCTTAATCTTTTGTGGAGCAGAATCATTTTTATAAATCTTAGTAAGTTTTGCCTGAACTACAAAGCGTCCTTGCTCGGCCGTTTGATAACATGTGAGTAATGTTGTGATAGGACTTCCTGCATTGAGAGCTTCTTCATCTTCCACTAATTGAACATTTTCAGCACCAACATGTTCTGCTCTATAGATTTCATACTCGTATACATCCCCTGCATCCGTCAGATAAACTTTCATTCCAGCCTGAGCCTTAAGCAGCGGTGTAAAAAGATAGATGCCATTGCCACCATTTACATAATGACTGGCCAAAGCATAGTTCCCTTGGCCCATTTGCTGACCAAGCTTCATAGTGCCAGCGCCGGCAAGCAAATTGTATTCTGTCACACCCTCATAAATTGGGATATTAATCCCTAAATCAGGAACAGCAATGCCACCAGTTCTAGGCAATGATTGAATAACATCTTCAGATAATGAATTAACAGAATTAAGATTTACTGCATTAATGTTTGAGTAATCATAATCAACCCCCAAATCTTTCAATGCTTTGGAATCATCTTTCACATCATCAATCTTTTGCTTTAACTTATCTACGTCATCTTTCTTCAAATTCTTTTTATAAGAATCCTGAGAGTATTCAGCTTTTTTGCCTGCAAAATAATCTGTTACAAATGGTTTAAGTAAAAAGAATAGTCCAACACAGATTAAACAAATAGACAAAGCTTTAATTAAAATATTTTTCATTAGTTTTTCCTCTTATTAAATTATTTAATTCATTTCATTATATCAAAAAAGACTGACCAAGGCCAATCTTTTTCTTTTTTACATTTAATATAAATTAATCAATCAATCAAAACTACCATAGAAGTTTTGAACAAACTGAACTCCATATTTTGTTTCCACAACAGAAACAGTAGTGTAGTTGTAATTAGGGTTTTCAATAGCTTTTCTATGGCCTTTAGAATTTAACCATCTCTCAACAGCTCCTTTAGCTGCTTCTTGTGGATTACTGTAATCTCGGCCAGAACTTTGTTGAATATTCTCGCCAAGATAAGAAACACTAGGCCCGAAGAATTCATCTAATTGTTGCCTTGTTGGTGTTTCATGTTCAAAATGATAAAGCATTTGTTCAGCTCGTTCATTTGTTTTTGCTTGATAAGAAGAGTCAGATACGCCAGAAAGAGGTTTTAATCCAATTGACACTCTATGTTTATTTACTTCTTTAAAGATTTCGTTGGCTATATCCTGACGATAACGATAAGGAAGTTTTTTGTCAGAATAACGAGTTTCATAACTATCAGTTTCTTCATCATAACCATCCGTAAATCCTTGTGGATATTTAGAAGCATCTGCTAAACGCCATCCCTCTTTAACTCCAAGAATAGCTTCTTTAACAATTTCTTTGTCATTCTCAGATGAAACTTTCCATCCAACAATTCTATAAGCGCCCAGATAATCAATTCTCTTGCCTCTGAAGCCTAAAGAAGATAAATCTGTAGGTTCTTGATTATTCTTAGTCAACAAATTATATGTTTTGTTTGGATTTTCTGGTTCACGAACAATATATTTTGTTGTTTTTTGTTCAATGTTAGTTTGAATAGTTTGGTTTGTTAAAGGTTTAGCTGGAGCAGTGACAGAATTTAAAACTCTGGTTTCAACATAAACGGGATGAACATTTATATTGTTTTTAACACTTCCTAATTCATCTAATTTATCCCAACCTCTAAATTCTTTGTTTTTAAGATTAGAAAGATTGTCTGGCAAGGTAGCTGATTTTCCATGCTCAACTTCTTGTGAAGAAATAACATTATTATCAGCATCAAAGAATTTAACAGTATAGGTGTTGATTTTATAGATGGGGTAAAGAGTAATGTCCTTATCTACTTTTAAATCAGAAACATCAACAGTTTCACCCTGCTCGTTTTGATACCCAACAATAGAATACCCACTCTTCTTGAATTGCTCATTATTAGGCTGATATGTTTGAAGATAAGTTTTAGTTGTGTTTTCTAGAACAGTTTGTGTTTCAGGGTCTTTGACAGTGACGTTAAATTCTTTTAATTTATAAATCCCTTTAGGTTCATCACTGGTCAAATCCCAACTTTCAAAATTGTAACCTTGAATTTCTTCTGGTGTTTCACTTGATGATAATTCTTTAATAAAATGGCCATTTGTATCAACTGCCTGAATAACAGGTTTACTTGTTGTTTCTTCTTTCTCAGGAAGTTTTTGATAGTAACCACGGATTTGAATGTCGTTTGAGATGTTATTTCCATCATTAGACCAGCCATTAAAGGTGTACCCCTCTTTTTCTGGTACAACAGGTTCTACAGCCTTTTCTCCGTGTAAGACAGATTGAGTATAAAACAATTCATTATCCAAATAGTAAGACACTTGATGTTTTTTCTTTTCATATCGTGGGAAAACGTTTGTGTCAGAAGTAATATGATTTAAATCATCAGAACTCCAGCCTACAAAGTCATAACCCTCTTTTTGTGGAGCTTTTGGAATCTGAACTCCTTTGCCGTCTTTCACAATTCGTTGCTGCAAGATGGTTGTCTGGTCAGCGTCATAAAAAGTAACTAGATGAGTAGTTTCTTTTGTGTAAATTGCCTTGACATCTGTATCTTCTTTAAAGTCTTTTAATGAATGACTCCAGCCTGAGAAAATTTTTCCATCAATGCTAGGAACACTAGGCAGACTATTACTATCTATAGGTGTTCCGTATTTAATTCTCCGGACAAATAAGAGTTGGTTGTCTTCTCCAAAGAATTGAATAAAAACTGTCTTGTCAGCAAATTTAGGTCTAAATATAACTTGCCCATTTCCTGATTCTGACTCCCAGCCAATCATGGTCTTCCCCTCTGGTGGTGTAACATAATCAAAAGCTTTTAAAAGGTCTGGTTTCGCATCTTGATTTAAAATTTCTTCATGAACAATATTATCATTGGCATCTTTGAAAATTGCCTGATAGGTTTTTTCTTGTTCCTTTAGAGCGTCTTCGTAAATGGCTTTGATTGTCATATTTTGTTTAATGTTGTCAAAATTGGCACTCCAGCGAACAAAAACTTTCCCATCTTTTTCCTTTGCAATATCAGGTTCAATAGCAGCCTTACCCTCTTCAATGGCCTGATTATTAATGACTTGTCCGTTACCATCTAAAAATGTAACCCGGTAGGTATTAATTGTAACAGGAGCTTCAGCTTTCTTAGTTCCTCGTCGAACAATGGCAGGTCTTGGTGTTTGAATATAATCAACTTTAGATTCGACAATTTCTTCTTTTCCGCCTGAAGATTGTCTGATAGTTTCTTTATAAACAGTATACCCATTCTCGCCTTTTTTCTCTACAATAGGTTCAGCATCAATAGACATGGTGTCATCATTGATATACTGTGTTTCAAAGTCTTTAAAATCTTTCTTAACAGTTCTTTCAATAAAGTTATAAGAAACTTTAGGTTTTGTACCTTTAAGAATAACAGGCGTTACAGGTTGTTTTTGTTTAGTCAACACACCATTTTGGTCATAGTAATCAATGCCGTTTTTGCCTTTAGAGACTTCTTTAGTGTTTCCTTCTTCTAAAGTGTCATCTTCTAAAACAACTGGTTCACCAAATGGAACTTCTTTTTCAACAAGTTCAGACTTCTTAACTTTTTCATCAGATAGTTTGACTGTCGTTTGTTTAGGAACTAAGACTACCCGGTTTTCCATGTCTTTGTCTTTAAGAGTGGGGGCAAAAACATTTTTATCTTCACGAACTTTAACATCAACAAGATTATCTTGTTTTACCTTTTCTTGTTTGTTTTCTGTGGCAATTTCAGAAATAACTTCTGGGTTTTTATCAGCAGCTTTTGGTTCATCAGACAATTTTGTTTGGTCTGTAATTGTCTTTAATTCTCCTTGTTTTTTCTGTTCTTGCTTGTTGTTTTCATTTGTAGAAGAACTAGCTTTTTTGGAATTTTCAGCAATAGACTTTTCTTGCTTTGGTGACAGGATAGGTTTGGCGCTATTTGCTGCATCTTCTGCCAGAACATTAGTAGGTTCATCTGGTGTTTTAGGTGATTCTGGAAGTTTCTTATCTTGCTTAGGGCTTGCTGCAAATTCTGTATTCTGGGAATTTTTTCCATTGATTTTTTCTTTACTTGCATCTTCCTCTTCTATCTTAGGTTTTTCCTGTGTTGCTAAGATGGTGGCAGCGCCAAGGCCGGTGACAGTTCCAGCTCCAACTAAATATTTTTTACTTAAATTAAAACGTTTCATCTTAATTGTCTCCTTTTTCTATATATAATTAATCAACTATTTTCTATAGCTCAAAAAATATTATATCAGTCAAAAGAAAAAAGAAAAGCCTTTTCAATAAAAAGACTTTAATTTTTTATATTATGTAAAATTTGAACGCTAGTAGAAGGATTTGAACCGTCTTCCTTACAATCCCAACTATATTACATTCTAACCTAATTTCATTGTAAATATTGTGTTTTACCTGACATAAACTATACTAGCATTTCTACATTACCATTAAACTTATTTTGTTCATAATCAATCGCCTAAAATTATCTCATGTAATATACATGATGTCAACACCAAATATTAAAATTTTATAGGTTTTTAATTTTAGTTCATTAGTGATATAATGGAATATATCAATTAGATATAGAAAGGAAATAAGATTTTGAAAAAAATCCGTTTATTATTGATTACCAAGTTACAACAGTTACTACAAGAAAAAGAGGAAACGCCAGAATTAACAATAAACCAAAATCAGGAAGATATTTTTCATGATTTTGAATTAGATTCTGCTGAATTAGCTAAGAAAGTTGATTCAGCAAATGTGATTTTACTTCTTTTTTCAAAAAGTAATCTCAGATTGCTAGAAAAAGATTTGTTATCTAAAGGATTAATCTCTTCCTTATATCGTTTCACAAAGAGAAGTTTTATGGAAAATTCTCTCTGGTCAATCCACAATGGATTTTCTCAACAATAAATCAGAATAGGGGTAAAATTAATTGTATAAAAGTGATAAAGAAAAATTAATTTACATTAATCTCATTAGTACCGTTCTCAGTGAAAGAACAATGCCGCCAGTTGAAAAGTTTGGCCGAGACATTTTGAAAACATTAAAAGGGAAACTCTACACAGGCCGGGCAGACATTGTAAGCCAGTTCCGCTTGGGATACATGTTGTTAGAAGATATTACCCCATCTACAGCAATCTGGGAATCCAAGAAATTCCAGAAAAACACTCAAATACTAGAAGACAAAACAGGTATAGACCTGCCATCTTACAAGACTATCAAGGCCTTGCAAGTTATGTTGTTTGAGGGGCTTCACAACAATGAACTCAATGTCATCCAGTATAACAAAAGATTGAATGGAATGATTCGTGATTGTGTTCAAATTTGTTCTAAACAAGGTGATGTTCAAGTAATGCTGCCATATTCAGAAGAACATGATTTCTATGGCCAGCCTTACTCGGAAATTGTTCGTCTTTTTAAAGGCTATGTTAATGTTTTTAATGAAGAGGGAGCTTCAATAGAGTTGCTTACTGTTAATATTGATGGTCTTTTGAAAGATGAAGATTAATAAAATAAAAAACATCTCTAAACTAAATTAGAGGTGTTTTTGTTTTGATAATATTTTGTTGATGAAGAAATTCTAAAACAACATCCGTATCATAACTTTCTTGTTGTTTATTTCCGTCAAAGGCTGAATAATAATCATCAACACAAAGGATGCCATAATCTAAAATGACAAACTTATGATTCTTGTCCAAGCCTACATTATTAGCAGAAATATCCATAGTTACGTCATCTTCAAAATCTTCCAAGAATTTCATTTGAGGATGATTATTGAATCGTTCTTCAAGATATTGGCTGTCATTTTGGTATAACTTTGTAAGAAATTCATTAGATAAAAGCGATTCGGGAATAGTTTTTCGAACAGATTTCAAAAACTCATCAAAGAAATTGCCATACCAATCCCAAGCATGAAGCAGAGATGCAAGACAGGACAGTCTTTCGGAAATAATAATTTTATTATCTTCTGAATGACTAATAATTTTCGCAATAGGAACATTGGTTTTTCTTGCCCCTTTATAGACTTTGATTTCATTTTCGTTTTGAGTAAGGTGTTTATCAAATAAATTAATCTTGATAACACAATCAGGTGCATCCGGTGACACCAAAACAACTCTAGAAAGTCCATCTCCAATCACTTGAAAACCATACTGATGTTCTAAAACATCAACTAATTCTTTCGCATTTAAAACAACCATAAACTTATTTACTCCTTTTTCTTTTTTTATAAAAATTTTAAATTTTAAAATAAATACATATCCTATTATAACTAATTAATAATTGATTTGTTTTTTAGATAAAAAAGAAAAAACATATAGTATTATTCAAAATGAAATAATATTATATGTTTTATGTTAGGTTTATTACTTTGATTTATTGTTGCTTTTGATAAAGCTCCGACAAATCAGAGATATATTTAATAGCACTTTGGTAGACCTTGTAATCGTATTCTCCATCAGGAGAATCAAATACTCCATCTTCCTTCATTTTTTCAATTTTGCTCTGAAAAGCGCTCAAAGATGGAAAAGTTTTTCCAGTTCCGTCTACAAAAATTTGAGGTTCAACCCAATATTGAAGAACTTCGTTTTGGTTTCCAGAAACTTCAAATTGACATTGAATGACTGTTGGGCCTTCCAAGTTAGCGGTTAATACATTTTTCATCAACATATGCCTAAAGTCGGTATTTTTCCAACTGACATCTTGGAATATTGCTCCTTGAAAATCTGTATTATCCAAATCAAGGCGATAAAACGAAGTGTCATCAAAAATAGTCTTTTCAAATATTGCTTTATTGAATTTTGCTGAACAAAAAGCAGCACGCTTAAAATTAGCTCCTTTGAAGTTTGTTCAAAAGAAAATAGCATTTGAAAAGTCAGTGAAAAAGAAGGAAGCGTTGGAGAAATTTGTGTTAGAAAAATTTGCATAATCAAAGAAAGCATGTCTGAAATTTGCTTTGTGAAAATCTGCCAGATAAAAATCCAAATTAGAAAAATCAAGGTTAGAAAAATCAGCATAACTGAAATTGGCACAACCAAAATCAGAAATATTAAATGAAGTTTTTCTAATTGCTTCTGTTGTTGGATGTAGTTGGCGACCTTTTCTCTTATACTTACCTTTAGAATCCAGCCATTCTTGATGTAACCGTAATGCTCTACGGATAGTGCTAGGTTTAATAGTTTTGATTTTAGACATAACGTTTATGTCTCCTTTCTTAAATTAAATAAAAATAAAATATTGTAAAATAAACTCTTACGAATACTATTATAAAACATCAACGACCCAAAGTCCTATAATTTCATACTCTTGCTCCTCTTTTAAAATAAAGATATAATAGATATAACATTCCTGTGGCCGTTTGAGCAGGCCTCCTTCACACCTTAAAACAAATGAATGTGTTTGCTTTAAGTTGCTTGCTCTGGATAATAGCCTAGAATGTTATATATTTTGTCTATCTTCTTACAAGGATGGACAAGGACAGTATCTGTGATGCACATGTCTCAAACTTTTGTATTATTGATTGTTTGAAGAGTTTTATTTTAAGAACCATGTGCGGAAACAGTATTATTGTAAGTGTTGACCCGCACTCAGCATTTATGAGCCTATATTGTTATTGGTCTTTTTCACATCAATTTGACATAAATGATACAATTAGAGCAGTCAACACAGATATTGTGTATTGCAAAAGGACGCAAGAGGAGTTTGGTTTCCATGTGGCTTCCGGAAAAACCGGAGATTGGAAATCAGCTCCTTTTGTGGTATTCTATAATAAAGAAATTATTAGAAATAAAAAAGGAGATAGTGAGGATATGTTGGAATTTATTGCTATCCTTAGTATGATTATTGACCACATAGGATTTTTATGGGGCATATTAGTATTTCGGATTATAGGCCGGCTGGCCATGCCTATCTTTATATTCAATTTAGCTAAAGGAACATTATTAACAAAAAATTATCCAAAATACTTATTTCGGCTTTGGTTGTTTGGGGTGTTAAGTGAATATCCATTCCTAGCAATTATTAACAACAGTTTTAATGCGACTGATTTTAAGATTTTTGAGTTAAACATTGTTTTATTGATGGCTGTACTAGCCACTATCACTTATTTTATCTTGCTCATATCAGAAAAAATGAAGGATGAAGAAAAAGGGGGAAGGCTTAAAGATGTCCTATATATCACTACTGTAATTATCGCTTTCATTTGCCACATTAAAGGCTGGAATATTTTTGAGTACCAGTTTATAGGAACTTTATTATTCTTTGTGTTCAGAATGGCTTTTGAAGCCCAAATTCTTGGTATTGATACGGATTTTTATCTAAAACTAGATGGAGATTATACGAAGAAACATAAAGAAAACTCTGTTTACAAAATGCGCGTGATTACTGTGTTTTTTGCTCTTTATTTCGTTATCTTTAGATTGTTTATTCCTGAATGGAACATTCAAATCTTTAGTATCTTTGGGGTTGTACTTTTATTCTTGGTTTCTATGAAGCGAATCAGGTTTAAAAAGAATTTCTTGAATTACTGGCTATATTTAATTTACCCACTTCAATTTTTGATTTTACTGGGCATTTATCTTTTTACAAAAAGATAAAATAAGTTATAATAGTAATTGTAAGATTCAATCTGAATAAAAAATCAGGAGAAAATTATTATGAAAGATTTTTATGTTTACACACTGATGCAGCACAAGCATGATTATAGTTTCAAAGGTGACTGGGTTCAGGCCCGGCCAATCTTTGACTCCTATCTATTAGCAGGTACTAAAAAACTGCCCAATCAAAACAGCATCATCAGTAAAGACCAAATAGGAAAAGTACAAGCTATTTCACAGGGCTTGTTTGTTGTATTAAGAGAACAGGATGTGGATAAAGCCTTATCTCTCATACATTCTAAAATATTAGAAAATATTAATCAGGTGCAAATTCAGGCAGAATGTCAGTTAGACATCTTACAATCCCAACTAAAGCCTATTACCACGCTCATAGCTTCTTAAAGCTTGGGTGTTTTTATTTTTTTGTTTAGTTTATAATAAAATGTGTAAATATTTTTACAATAATTATATTTTGATTTTTACAACAAGAAAGGAGATATGAGTCATATCAAAGAAATCAAGCCAAGTACAATTAAAAGAGCGCTTCGTCTGCATAAAGAATGGCTTGATTATAAAGAAGGCAACAATAAAGATTTACCTAAAGGGAAAAAATTAGTTGTTACAACTAACCTTGTTCAAAGGATTACTTTTAGAAAAAGCGATTTGTTTAAAAATGCTGATTTCAGAAAAGTTAATTTCTCAGGGGTTAATTTTTCTTATTTGTCTTTTCATGAAGCTGATTTTTCTGGAGCAAACTTTTCTGGAGCAAAGTTTTACGGAACAAATTTCTATGATGTAGATTTTAGAAAATCAATATTTAGTAAAGCTTTGTTTATCGGTTCAACTTTTGCACATTCTGTTTTTAAATCTTCATTCATGAATGAAGCAGATTTTTCAAATAGTAATTTTACAGGAGCTAGTTTTTATAACAGTACATTTAGATATGCGGAATTAGAAAATATAAATTTTGATTTTGCTATATTTACAAATGTTGATTTTTCTAACACTGATTTTTCTTCTACCACTTTTTTTAAAACTTCTTTTAAAAAAGTTTCTTTCAAGAATGCCTTGTTTATAAAAAGTAAGTTTTTGAATGCTTATCTAAGTGAAATTAATTTTACGGGAGTTTCATTTAGAAATGCGAAATTCATTGATGTTGATTTTCATGGAAATGATTTTTCAGGCTCTAATTTTAGTTACTCAGATTTTTGTTTTACTACTTTAGAGAATGTAAACATTGAGTATTCTGTTTTTGTAAGCACCATTTTTAAAAATATTATTTCAAAAGAAATGACATTTATAAATGTGACCATTAAAGGTGTTTACTTTACTAGGTGCACTTTCAGTGGTTGGTCATTAAAAGACAACATTCAAGAAAGCGTAATTATGAAAGAAGTAGATTTGAAGCATATCAATATTCAAAAGGCGGATGGAAATCAATTCATTGAAGCTATTTGTTCATAAGATTAAAAAAATAAACACCTAGAATTAATCAATTCTAAGGTGTTTTTTATTTTGTCACAAAAAGCGATAAAACTGTTAAAATATTGCAAGTTTTATCTTTTTGATGTATAATATGATTAATTGAGTTAAGAAAGAAAAATAAAACAAGGAGATTGTAAATTATGACTGATAAAACATTGTATGCAGCCATTGTTGGGGATATTATTAATTCCAAGAAAATCCCCAATCGACAAGAAGCTCAAAAAGAACTTCAAAGTGTTCTAAATGAAATAAACTCAAAATACAAAGAGGCCATTGCTTCTAAATTTACTATTGTTCGAGGAGATGACTTTCAGGGCCTTATCAAAGAGGATTTTGTTCATCTAGTTCCTGAAATAATTGACAGAATTTCATTTCAATTCAATTATCCTTTGCGTTTTGGAACGGCTTTAGGAACGATTGGTTCAGACCTTAATCCTAATCAATGTATTGGCATGTTTGGACAAGTTTTCCTCTTGGCAGAACTAGCTATAGATGCTACCAAACAAAAGAAAAAGAACGACTATGGACTCAATGTAGTCCAATATGATTTGGCCTATACGCTCTATCACGCGCCCGTCAATGCCTTAAACGCATCCAGTGCATTTATTGCAAGTATGTGGACAACTGGACAACGTGAAATTTTAAAAGTTCTTTTAAAGAACGATATTTATGATGAAGATTTTTCTCAGATTGAACTAGCAAAACTATTAAATAAAGACTCAGGAAACATCAATCGCCGAGTAAAATCATCTGGCATTAAGATTTACCTAAGAAACAAAAAAGAAATTGGAAAACTACTAAAACTAGCAGCACAAGAGTTAAAGGGAGAACGTAAATAATGAATACAGAAAATAAGCAAAATTCCATCCTTAATGACAAGGACATCCAGAATGACGCAAAATATCAAAGCGAAGAAAATATCTCTAAAATTCAAGAAGAAATTTTCTTTATGACTAAGAAAAAACAAAGAGAGTTAGATGAAAATTACAAAGAACATGTAATTCATTCAAAATCAGCTTATGAATATTTGGCGGCCTTTCTACAAAAGGATGAAAATATCAATGCTAAATCTTTGACAACCAAACGTTTTGTTGATGCTCTTGGTGTTTTTCAAGAAATTAATCAACAAGAAATGGAAGAGATTATGGACTACCATCAACAGTTAGACCTAGAAGAATCTCTTGGTTCTCTTTTAATTTTTATTAGCGGATTGTTTATCTTTTATTCTAATCTGGGAATTAATTCTTGGGGAATCCTTGTATTTATGGTTGTTTTAGGATTGGGAAATCTTTTTACTAAGCATTATTTTCATCATAATGTTCGTAAAAAGCTTGGATTTGAATACAAGTTATCTACTGTAGATGAAACCATCATCAAAAAAGAATTGGATAGAGTTCTTACAGAAAATAAAAAATTCATTAATACTCTCTTTGAAAACACTCTTGCTCCAATTAAGGAAGTAAAAACATTTAAAGTTACTGTCATGATGAAGCATGGTTCAAAGGTATTTAATGAAGTGCCACAAGAAGAATTAAAAGAATTTCTTGCATCTTATCCAGTTTTTCGCCATCTTCGTGTTTTTGCAGATAAATTCCATGTTGTAAATGATGATGAACATGTTCCTAATCAAATTTTTGACGAAGATAATATTGAGTACAAATTCAATAAGTGTGAAATTTTCCTAGATGCTGCAAAAATGACAGCTCTTTATGATATGCTTGAACCAGAAATCGTTTCTGCTTCAAATGCTGAGAAAAATATTGATAAAAAAGAAGACATTAAGGAGTGATTGAGAATATGTCTAAAAAAACAAAAGAATTACGACTAGAGGTTAATATTATTGTTACTATGGCCTTGATTGTTGGCCTTGTTGCTGTGTGGTGTACTTTTTATTATGTATATCATATTTACCCAACACAAACTTACCATGTGTTTCCTTTAGTGACGATTGCTCCTGCTTTTTTATCAAATTGCTTATTCCTTGCTTGTTTATTTTCTTATATTGTTCGTAGAATTCAGCTATCAAAACAATATCAGAAAGATGATTTGGCAGAACAACTGCATCAAGCAAAAGAGCAGCAAACTCAAGAAAAAACATTGATTACTGAGATGCTAAATCAATACAACTTGCAAGCACAAGAAAAGGATATGCTTCACGTTGTAGCACATCCCACTTGGAATCCTGTTGAGGGTCAGCGCATCTTTCTTGCTCCCACTTATGGAGATAAAAATTATGTGGCCTTTGGTAAAAATGATGATGATGATGATAATTCACTAGAAGATAATTCAAGTGGTGATAACAAAGAGGGTGATGATGGCAAAGACAAAGAAATCTAAAGAATTCAATAGAGAGACAAAGATTTGTAAGGTCTATTCTTATAAAGGGATTATTCATTGCGGAGTTACTGATAAAGGTATACCCGGCTCTGCTTCGTCTTCTATAGAACTTTGGGGAAATGATGCAAAATGTCCTGTCTGTGGCGGATATTTGGATATTCTGCCCTTTTAGCTAAAACAATGGAGGTAAACAAAGATGACTACTACCAAAAATAATAAATCAAAATTGACCATGAAGAAGTTAGCTTATCATGTATTGAAAGTAGCCAAAGAAAATAAGCTGCCTCATACTCGGCTAAACTTATTTCTGACCATGTACTTCAGTCTCAAAAAGGCAAAAGATGACAGTCTTATTCCTATTGAGACATTGAAATCAATGTATGATGAGCCGTTTGAATTATGGCCTATCAATCCTATTGTGTATTCCTTGTATCGTAGATATATGGTTGCTGGGCAAAACGATAAAAACATTGTAGAACGTGGAGCGAGGCGCGTGTCTGAGTTAGATGTATTGAATCCTGTTATTATTGAATTGCTTTCTACAGATGTCTATGAACTGTCAGAACGATATACTCAGCAGCCTTTCTATCTAAATAACCGGCGGACAATTGGCCGAGCAATTGGAGATGTCACTATTAAGCTGGAAGACATTTAAAATAAAACAAAAAAGACTAGAATATTTTTCTAATCTTTTTTATTTCACTTTTAAGAGGTTGTTTCTGTAGCAGATTTTACAGATTCAAACATGGTGTCTGCAATGTACTTTAAGTAGTTGATTCTTTCTTCGATTTTAGAGAAAAGAACAACATCTAGGAAGTATGACATGATAAAATACATTCCCAGTACAACACCTGCTCCGAACATAAACATATTTAGTGAGTATGTTTTGAAGACAATGATGATACCTAAAATAGCTGCACCAAGCAATGCTCCTCTGACCATCACACAAAACTTATTCAGCTTTGTAGCTTCTTCAAGAAGCTCCTCTTTTGCAGTTTGTGCCATATTGATAGCATCTAAATTAATTTTTTTGTTCATTTCTTTGAACCCTTCCTATAAAAAAAATAATTAATTGTAAAATTCTTTTTACATCTAATATTATAACTAAAAATGAAATAAAAACACCTTACTCGAAAAGCAAGGTGAATTGTAAAAAAAAGATTTTTAAAAGGCAGCTAATCCATAAGATTTGTTGCTTTTAGAATAGAATAATGGCTTATGTGTGATGCCATAATAATGACACTTACCTAGAAAATGGCACATCCATAAGACTTACTGTTATTCTTCTTTTATTATATTTTGTTTCAGTATATTTGTCAAACAAAAAAAGAATATTATTTAATTTGATAAAATAATACTCTTTCTGTTTTAGAAATTTTATCTTTCCTTATATTTGAATAGACCATCTATAGATGCCTTTTCAGAAATCTTTACTAAAACATCAACATCTTTCTTCAAGTCTTGCACCTGCTCAACAGTCAATACCTGATTATTAAAGAAATACCAGTTGTAATACAAACGTTCAAAATCTTTTTGAATTTCTGAATTCTGCAAGTTTTTCCCTTTGTTTAAGTAGATACTTAACTTAGGAGTTCGCTCACAATTTTTATCAAAACAATCATAGTTATAATCGTATTTGATAGAAAGATGTAGAAAATCACCTGTTTCAGAATTGTAGGAAAGTGACTTTTTGAATTTTCTTCGACTTCCAGCAAATCCTTGTTTTTCAAGAATAATGTCAAACACGTTATACTTGTTGATTGAGCCTAACAAATCAATGTCTCCACCTCTCATCAGGTAATCAAAGTTGATTCCCACCAGTTCTTTAATTAACTCATCAGAAACATTGGGCTGCCTGATTTTTAGTAAACGACTATTTGTTTTGATGGGCTTTGATGTAATGCTTGCTTTTCTTTCTTTTCGACGCAAGTAAAGAAAATGTTTTTGTAGTGATGGATTATTCTTAAGACCAGAAGGTCTTTTTACTTTAACGATAGATGCCATAATTGACTCCTCATTTCTTTTTATTTTTGTAAAATTAAAAAATATATTGAAATAATATTTTCACTTACTATTATACGCCTATCTCTTTATTTTAGAAATAAAACAAAACAAAAAACACTAGAAAATTACCTAATCTAGTGTTTCATTTAATAAAAATAAGTTTATGCAGCAATATCAGTTTCTTGTGTATTGAAGATTGGCAAAATGCCAGCTTCCACAAGAGCGAAGTTAATTGCCATTTGGCGAGAGATACTAATTTCTTCATCAGAGTTTTTCAAGGCCATAATTTTCTTTTCTGACATCATGCCTGACTCCATTAGAAAATTATCTAACTTTTCTCCTTGATATGAAACACCACCAGTTTCAGCAGCGTTATCCACCAGTTCAATTTGCAAAACCTCTTTCCATGTCCATGTCTTCATTTGACATCTCCTTTTTGTTAAAAATAATATTTGATTGTAAAATAACTATTTACAAAATATATTATAATGGATGAATAATTGAACAAACAAAAAAAGACTGGTGGAAAACCAATCTTTCATGTTATTTAAAACTAAAGCTTGAAACTAACAGACTTTACTAAGTTCTTTGATGCTGTTTGGCCGAAATCCAGAAATATTTCCAATCCCTAGATGTTCAGGAACTTGAATAACTGGAAGCACTTTGAACCCTAGTTCATCTTTAACATAATCTAGGAATTCTGGGTATTCATCAAGGTTAATTTCTTGATATTCTACTCCTAGAGCATCTAGGTTTCGTTTACTCATTTTACATTGAACACAATTGTTTTTTGAGAAAACAATAATGTTGTTTGAGTTGCGGAAGCTCTCTACAGTTAAACTTGAATCTTTCATTTTGTGTACCTTTTGTTTCTACTTGATTTTTCTAAAGTAAAAACCCTTTCTTTTTTCAAAATATATTATATTGTAAAATAATCTTTTACAAATAATAGTATAATTGAAGATGAATTGATTATAATATCTCATGTAAACATTTGTATTTTACAAAATTATATTTAAAACAGGAGGTCATAAAATATGACAGAAACTAATACAAACTTTGTTAAAGCACAAAAATTGTATGAAGAAATTGAGAAAATTGTTTCAGATTCAGACTGTGATTTTTTGACTTTAGAGAAATTGACTTCGCCAACATCTACAATTTCAGGTAATTGGACATATGGAATTCAAATTTCAGCTCCGTTTTCTTTCTATCAACACAGGGATAATCTTCGTATTCACCGTATTTGGCGAACTGAAGACTCTATAATTAATGGTGTAAAAAGATATGTGGATGGAATGAAAGAAGAATTTGATTTCATCAAACCTTATCTGGATTATTTTTCGGATGATTACACAGTCATTTCGGACGGTTCAAAGGCTCAATTTGGAAATTCATCAAATGCTAAAGTGACACTTGTGAACAAAAAGACTGGGCGGAAATATCTGTTTTCAGAGATAGGTAAAAACAAACTCAATCTCTTTGAAAAGGGTTATAATCTTAGTCGAATTGGTGAAATTAAACCAAGAGCGGATGTAAAAATGAATCGAAACCCAGAATTTTTGATTCAGCTAAAACATTTTGAAGAAGTTCCAGAGTTTGAAGAATTGAAACATTTGATGCAAGAAGAATCTTTTGTAGACACGAAAGATTACTTTGTATTTTAGAATTTCAACTCAATCAAAAGAAAAAGAAGTTTATATTATTGAGCTTCTTTTTTTATTTTTATGATATAATATTACTTATCTAAATAAATAAAATTAAAAAAATAGGAGAAAAATTATGATAAATTATGTCCTCGGAATTTTCGCAAAACATTTAAAATCAGTTGATAAAAAAGATGTGAAGAGTATTGCATCAAGCAGCTTGTACTCATTAGCACTTGTTTTGTTACTAGTAAATAACCTCTTTTTTCATGATAAATCTTTTTCATTTTTAAGTGGAATATTGACTTTGGCAATTATATTTATTTCTATCTTTAGTCTTTTTATACTGTTTAAGAAAATTTCAACTATTCCAGATATTGAGATTGTTAGTTTTGAAAGGCCTGATAATCTCACAAAAATGACAGAAGGTAATTTTGCTTCTGTTAGCATTGGAGGTTTAATAGTAGGCGAAGCATATCCACTTTTTGTTTCAGAGCTGGGTGTAAATGATAAAGATACAAAAATTACTCATCATTCTCTTCAGGTGAAAAATATTAGTTTTGTGTTTGAAAAATTTGAATATAAAACTCGAAATTTCATTGTGGAGTATCAACCAATTTTTAAAGACGGACTAACAGAAGAAAATCTTAAAAATCAATCTGTATTTTCAAAGGCTGTAAAGATTACTCAAATTGAATTTGATAACGTTTCTCGGCCAGTAACTGTTAATATGTGTAATCAAACTTATCAAACTGAACTTCCATATGTGTTGGTTCATATTGAATATAGCAAGTCATAAATAAAATATAAAAAGCCTCTTTTAGAGGTTTTTTCTTGTGGCTAAAATATCGCAAATGTGATATAATAAGCTTATCAAATTTTACTAATAGGAGAAAATAAAAAATGTTGAACAATATGAAAAGAAAGCTAGAAACGTTAATTCTAAAAACTCTGTATGTACTATATATGTTCCCATTTTACACAATCAATTTTTTATTTAGGATTAAAAAGGCTGATTTACTTTTTTTAGTTGTTTCTTTTTCCAGACTTATAACATCAGTTTGTTTGGGTGTAGCACTTTGGATTTGTAACAATGCAAAGGCTGCCAATGTTTTTATGTTTATTATTTTACTGATTTTGTTTCTAATTTCAATCGTATCTACTGTCATTGATGGTGTCACTTTAGCAGCACTTAAAGATTCTAAAGAGAGATATGAAGAATTATTGCCGGTAAAATCAGAGCGTTATCTTGTTGACTATAGCACAAGAAAAGAACTTGACATTACCAACAATAAGAACATTGAAATCTTTATAAATTCATGTAAAGTTGGGAAAAGAAGTCAATTCAAGCACTTCCCTGAATTTATTCAAATGATGTTAGAAAACAAAAAAGAAAACCCATATCAAAAAAATATTAAACTTAGTTTTTTACATAGGGCTACAAATACTTTTGATGCGCTAGATGCTCAAAATGTTTGCCTAAGATTTTTATTTGATGTATTAGATGATAACACTTTTAGAACGTTAGGACTACTAGAAAACAAAAATCAAGAATTAATATATTTGAAAAGAAAGATTTTAGAAGAACTTGAATTTGAATTTGTATCTCTAAGTACATATAAAGGTATTCAATCCGGGAAATTTTTTGGTGCAAAAATTGAGGAACAAAGAACTTTCATTGATGCTACCATTAGAATTTTTGAGTCAGAATCTAAAACACTTCAAAAGGTGCTAGAAAAAATTGAAGTTGAAAAAGAAATAGAAACACTAAAAACAAAACTAAATCTAATTGTAGATACAGATACAAAGGAGAACTAAAACCATGTCACTAAAATCATTTATTATCAATAACTCAAATAAATTTTTTGCCAAAACTCATGATTATAAAGAATTAAAGGCATGGATGGAAAAAGTTTCGGATAAACTTTTTCTGGCAGCGCTTGGAAGTTTGGTTTTGATGGGTATATCTTGTAACATAGAATTTTTTATTTTCAAAACAAATCCTTTTTTAAATTTTTCTGGCTTTTGGTTTTTTCTAATTCTGGGTATTTTCCTATTTGTTTTATCTGTAACATTTTATTATTACAAGGATTTTGTAAAAAATGTTGGGCCAACAATCTTGAAAAAATCAAAAATCTTAATTTGGAAAGAAATTTATCCAAACCAAAAAGACATTGATGTCTGGGTGCAAACTTTTATTCCTTCATCTGAATCATCAACTTTAGACTTAATGTCACAAATTAAAGCTGGAGAAGATTATTCATATAAAGATTATAAAGAAGATGATAAGTATGATTTTGATTTCCTATACCATGCTTTCAATTCAGACCTATTTGACAAAACAATTCGAAATTCAGTTTCAATTCTATTAGAAAAGAATGTTAGTGGTAAAGTTGTTACTACTCCACTTGAATTTGTAGGCAAATTAAAACCTAATGACCATTTTGAAGCAGAATACATTATTAATCCTGATGAAATCATTGAAAATCTTAAAGAATTTATGAGATTCGACAAACTTTACTTTGGAGAAGTTCGAGAAGAAATTTTATCTAATGTATTTCTCTCTATTTCTAAACTCGAAATTGGCCGTCAATACATTGATTGCAGTTTCTTTGGTTATAAATTTGAAGATGTGGCTTATATTGCAAAAATAACAATAGATGCAAAATCTAATGAAGAGCTACAAAATAGTAAAATCGTAGAAATAGTTAAAAATTCAGCAGAAAAGGAACGAGAATCTAATCAAGCTTTAAAAGAAGCTAAAGACGATATGTCTGAGTTCGTTAAAATGCTATTCTAAGGCAACTTAAATTAAATTTAACAAAAATCCACATAAATCCTTGACCTCTTAGTGTTAGCGTAGGTAGGAGTGGTTCACAACTTGTTATAAGAAAGAGGAGCAATCAATGTTTAAAAAACTAGGAAAATTTCTTTATGAAAAAGATATAGAAGAAATTCGGTCTATTGTTGAATATTTACATTTCAAAGTAGTCTCAGTCGTTTCAGTTATCCCGTGGCTTATTATCATTTTTGATGAAAGAAACTCTATTTTTTACCCTATTAATTCAAAAGAAAAATTTTGGGATTCAATAATGCTTCTGGTCTTCTTTTTGTTAGTTAATATGATTTTGTATATAATTGCAGGTCATTTCATACTAAAATATATTGAGAAAATCAAAATGCAACCTGAAAAAGAAAGTGAAACATCATGGAAAAAGATTTGGGAAAACAATCAAGACATTGACGTTGAACTTATGTTGAAGAATTTAAACTTTGATAATGATGACTATTTCTCTGTTCAAGTAGGTCAAGTGTTTAATAGTTATTTATCTAATTCATTTATGAAAGCATTAAGAGAGGTCATTTACTCTAATATTAACTATTACAATATTTGGGTTAAAGAGATGACATTTTTTAAAACTGGGAAGAAAAAAACATTCAGTTATAAACATAATGGAAAAGAAATAAAAAATCTTTTAATTCATTTGGATATAGACATTCCTGATTACATCAAAAAGGAAAACTTGTCATCAGATGAATTTTGGGGAAGCTGCAAAGATTTGCTTTCTTTTAAAATTGTCTCTTTAGAATTAGGAAAAACAACTCTTAAATCTAATGTTCTTGGTTATGTTGTTCAGTCTGAACATTATGAACTAAGAGGAGTTCTTAAGCTGTTTGAAAAAGATAATGAAGCAAAAGAAGCTTTATTAACTTTGCAAGAACAATTTAAAGACCGAAACCAAACATTGCTAGAATTAACTGAGTTTGAAGAAAGTATTAAAAATTAATCTAAAAACATCATAGATTTAATTGAAAAAATAAAGTTCAAAACTCGCCAATAAAATACCGTTATTCACTAAAGAAAACGGTGTTTTTTATTGACATTATCGTATAAAAGTGATAGAATAATACATGTAGCAAGGGATAGCCAAGCGATTTGCCTCCCTCCTACAACTTTATTCATTATAATCTCCCAAAACTTTAGGAAACTCAAATCAGGGTTTCCTTAATGGAAGGGTGGCTGAGTAGGCTGAAAGCGGCTGATTACTAATCTGCTAACTGGTTGTCCGGTTCGGGGGTTCGAATCCCTCTCCTTCCTTTGATATAGATGAAATGTCTTGTCATCAATAAAAAATGTAATGTAGTTTCAGCCAATTTTCGGTTGTTCTTGAAGTTGATTAATCTCTTTGGGGAAAGAACTGATTAATCAAATTTTATTTATGTTAGAAGAACAATCTTGTGCAATAGTTTGATGAAGCGCAAAAATCAATGGGGATGAAATCTTTTTCTTAAAAATAAATTTCAGAAATGCTGACTCATTACTATATTGAATTTATTGTTATTGTTTTCATTTAGCCATAGACCTCCTTATAATTGCAAAAAATGAATCAGGAAAAGGTGGCAAGACATCTATATACTAAAAAGGCCTATAAAGGGGCTTTTTTAGTTTTATTTATAATATTACTCGTAAGATTCTATTTTACAAACATTATTTTTAAAATTTATGGAGGAAATAACTATGGAAGTTATTGTAAAGACAATCACTGTACACAAGATGGATATTCAAGATGTTGAATCATTCAAATCATATGTAGAAAGCATCCCTAAAAAAGAGATACCTATCTCAGTTTCTAGTTTGACGGATTCTTGTAAAGAATATGTCGAAGTGGAGTCAAAGGTTTATCTAAACAAAGAAGATTTTGACGAGGAAGAAAAACAAGTAATTCTTAAAACTGAAAACAAGTTTTCTTCTGATGATGCGGTTTCTTCTGTTCTTGTCATTGAACCTGACGGGTATGAGCCTGTTTCTTTGTTGGTTTCTCAAATAGATAATATAGTTTTTTTGAAAACTTCAGAACCAGAGGCTTTAGGAATTTCAGAGCCTGCCATTGTTCGCCTTAAAAAGAAAGGAGAGGAATAATGAAACAAGCTGATAAAGAAAGACTTCTACAAGAAGTTGAGCAAGCATTGTTCCGTTTCAATAGATTGTTGATTGATTTAAAACCGGAAAAACATCAACACACCATTGCTGCACTGAAAGATAATCAAGAAGTGGCTGAGATGTTAGAGTCTGGAACACCATTGTCTACATTGGAAGCCAAGGAATTCATTAAAGATGTTAATAACATCTGGAGTGAATTTTATCCATCCTAACTTTTATAAAATAAAACTCTAGAGTATACTAGAGTTTTTTTATTTATTATTGTAGTTTTATATCTTATGTGATATAATTTAATTAATAAATAAAACAACAAGGAGAAACCATCAATGCCTGAAAAAATCAATCTTGCAGACTTTGTTTCTAGTCATAGAAAGAAACACAATCTAACGCAACATAAATTAGCTGAAAAAGCAGGCGTGCCTCAAAGCACTATTGGCCGCATTGAAACAGGAAAAACAGAGCCGTCTATAAACATGTTAGAGAAAATTGCTTCAGCAACCAATTGTGTTCTAAAAGTTTCATTTGAAGAAAAATAACGTCTGCTCTACACATCAATAAGAACATTTCAAACAAAAACCATTGACAGAATCAAACATACCTGATATAATATAGGTATAGTTATTTGATAAGGCTCGTCAAACACTTAGTACCAAAATGTATGAGATGAAAAGTTTAATTCTATTTAATAGTTGCTACCAACAACTCATTTAGAAAAATAAAAACTGAAAGTTTCTGCAAGAGCTACAAATCCTACACAATGAGATGTGGGGCACAATGGCAGAAAATATCTTATTGAAACAAAAGAGGGCACTAGTACCAAGTGTTCTCTTTTAAATTGCTTACAATTAATTATTTACCAAGGAGATTTTATGTCTAATTCTAACAATACACTCACTAACTATCAACCAACGCTGAGATTGCTTCACGGAGACTGCTTAAAGTTAATGCCTAAAGAACTGGCTGATAATTCCATAGATTTAGTTATCTGTGACCTGCCGTATGGCACAACCAATGCAAAATGGGATTCGGTCTTAGATTTAGAAGAACTTTGGAAACAGTATAAACGAGTTGTGAAACCAAATGGAGCTATTCTGCTTTTTGCTCAAACTCCGTTTGATAAAATTCTCGGCTGTTCAAACATAGAACAGCTAAGATATGAAATCATCTGGGAGAAAACACATGCCACGGGCCATCTAAACGCGAAGAAAATGCCATTAAAAGCTCACGAAAACATTTTGGTCTTTTATGAGAAATTGCCAACATACAACCCACAAAAAACACAGGGTCACACAAGAAAGGTTTCATCTGCCAAATCAAAAGTCCAGTCATTGAAGAGACACAAAGAAGCCATGAAGTCTGGTGAAGCCATTTATGGGTCATACAATGAAACGAGTTATGATTCAACAGAACGTTATCCACGAAGTGTTCAAATCTTTTCAAAAGATGTTCAAACGTCAAAGCTGCATCCAACGCAAAAACCAGTTGCTTTACTAGAATGGTTAATCAAAACCTATTCTAATCCTAGCGACACTGTTTTAGACAACACAATGGGGTCTGGCTCTACTGGTGTTGCCTGTGTTAATACTAGTCGTAAATTTATTGGAATTGAATTGGATGAGAAATATTTTTATATTGCCAACAATCGTATTTTAGAAACAATGAGTGATAAAAATAAAGAATTGTGAATTTTTGATTTTGTTTATAATAATGATTGTAAATTAATTATTTTACAATACTATTTTAAAATTAAAGGAGTTTTTATAATGAGAGTAAAAAACTTATTCAATAAGCAATCATTTTTCTTTAACCCTAAAGGAAATCATCTAATTGTTGGTGAAAACGGAACAGGAAAAAGCAAATTTCTGGAGGCCTTGCATCGTCCTGATGATATTGATACATTTGAGATTGATAACACCATTGACATGAATCTCAATAACGGAGGAGAAAAAGTTGAATTTGTAGAGTCAACATCCAATTATTCTTATTTAGGGTTGTCAAAATTGGTTCACCAATTTTATCGTCATAAACTTTGTGACGGAGATGTGTACGATAAGGTCTTAGATGTTCTTAAATCTTTTCCCAGACTTAAAGATGTTTTAGAGCAAGAAATTGACTGGCGTTATGATGAGTATGACGCTAGTTCAGGGCAGAAAGAAATTATCCGTATAATTGTTTCGTCAGCGCTGCTAATTCTTGATTCGAAATCTGAGGGTTCACATATTCATCTTTTGTTTGACGGACTAGGCTCTCAACTAAGCTCTTCAAATGCTGAAAAGCTTCCTGAAGCATTGTTAGATGTTATTGAATTTCTGGATTACTTATACCCCGAATTGCCAAAGACCAATATCTCAGTAGTGACATACAACGAAAAGATACAGATGTTCTTTTTGACTCAAAAAGGTTTCAATCTTGTAAGAATGTAAAATCTACATATATTTTGTTTAAAGACTAGATTTTTAAAATTTTCTAGTCTTTTTTTATTATTTTTATAGCAAATGCGATATTTTCTCGAAAAATATGGTATAATAGACAAAACGATTAAATAATAAGGAGATGTAATGAATATGAGGTTATTCATAAGTGAATTAATGAGTGGAAACAATCAATATAATCAACTAAATAGATTCTTTTTTCATCTAACACCGTCTGGAATATTATTTATGATTTTTTCTTTAATCTTAGTTAGTTTTCTTTTTTGGTTTTTTATTTCCATATACAAGAACACTATTGCAAAAACAAGGTTGTTCCAAAAACATTTTAAAACAGGTCATTCATCCATTCCTAATTCTGGGTTTGATAAGGTTGATTTTTATTTCATAGGATTTGTTGTTTCACTATTACCAGTCCTATGTATCATGTCTTTTCTGTTTTCTAATGTCTCTATGTTTCAAGCTTATGCAAGAGAATCAGAGGCCGTTGACAGTCTTCAAAGAAAAGATATTTTTGAAAACTATGATTCTAAAGTAGTGGTTACAGGCAACTATAGATATTCAAACTATACAGAGAATGAAGTTGAAAATGTGTTTTTGGTCTTAGAGAAAAAAGATAAGTCATCTTTTTATTCCAACCCATACTATTTACAACCAGTTAATAAGGTTGAGCTTTCAATTGATGGTGTTGGCGATAGAGGATTTAAGCTCGTTGACACAAATGTAGATTTTCTTCCCCCAAGAAAATTCTTTATTAAAAAAGAAGATGCCCCAGAAATTTACAAGAAAATATTAAAATATAAAAAAGAAATAGAATTAAAAACTGAGAGGAATTAAACTATGTTACCTATTTTACCTAATTTTACACCAATCAAAATTGACCCAATTATTGATTTATTTACCAAAATAAATAATAATGAAACATTACTAAGCCAATCAGATAAAGGAGATTTAGGATTCTTTTATATTGAATTAGTTTTCTTAATATTGACTATCTTTATAACCACTTTGGTTTATTTTTGCAAAAGAAAAGATGACAAAAAATTAGCAAAACAAAAAGCAAAAGAAGGACTTTGTGTGATGCTACTTCTTGTATGCTCTTCTCTTTTCACATATTTTACAGCAATAAATCCAACAATTAGCAAATATAATGAAATCAATAATTTACAGTTAGAAACAGTCTTCTCCAACTACAATATTGACAGAGTTAAAAGTGTAAAGAATAATGAAAAAACTGTAATTTATGATGCTTCTGGGAACAAAAAACCAGAAACTCAGTTCAAAATTTACTTAAATAAAACTATAAACAGAAATGATATAAGCAAATCTATATATCGTTATCTAAAAAAATCTGTTGTTATCAATGTTACAAAAGTTAATAAAGACGGCTTTGATATTCTTCTCCCTAATGGAAAAGTTGTAACAATCAAAGAGAAAGATGCTGAACAAATCTTCAACACTCTAAACAAAATTAAAGCAAAAGAAAGTGAGAATTAAAATATGTTTTCAAATATTACAGAAATTAATCCTATTTTAGAATTGTTTATGTCTAAGAACCCCCCATCATCACTCTTTGTTATTCTGTTTTTTATATATTTAGTATTTTTTGTAGTAATGGCAGGTTTGTCACTTTTAATTAGTGATTTTACAAGAATAAATAAATACACTCCTTTTGTACGAAAAATAATTTCGTGGCAGAAATGGTTATACATTGTAACATTTATTGCCATATGTCTTGTATTTGTATTTCATTATGAAACCACCAATAAAGCTATTAGAGAAACACCATTAAAATCTGTATTTTCTAGTTATCGTATCGCTAAAATTAAACAACCAAAAGAATCTGATTCAGCTATAACTTATGATGCTTTTGGAAACCAAAAATCAGAAAGACCAAAAACTCTTTTCAAGGTCTATTTAGATAAAACAAAAGATGTTAAAAATATAGAGCTGGAACATGATGTTATATTGGAAGTTTCAAAAGTCAATAAAGACAGTTTTGACATTATTCTCCCTGATGAAAAAGTAGAAACAATCAAAAAGGATGATGCCCCGGAAGTCTTCAATGCCTTGAAGAAAATCAAAATTGATGAGAATTAGGCTAAAGCTATGGGAATGATTAGAGATAGAGAATTAACAATGAAAGAGAGAATTAAAATATGTTATCATTCAAAATTAACCCAAACCCAATCATCATTTTGTTTACAAACACTAATTCTGAAGACAAATTTATATTAGGTTTTCTTTTGTTTTGTATAATTGCAGCAACTTTTACAACTGTTACATCTTACAAGAAAAAGGAGAAAATCAAAATTAAACAAGTTAGTGACGATATAAAAAAATATTTTGAAGATAATTACAAAAATATTTTTAATTTCGTTTTAATAGTTATACCAATTGTATTTATTATCTGTTTTGGAATTTTTAGTGTTAGATATGATGCAAAAAAATCAGCCAGTACACTCTCATCACGGGCTGTATTCTCCACTTATTCTGTTTATAAAATTGAACAAACTGTGGTTTATGACTCTTCTGGTGATATAAAACCAAGAAAAAAAGAAGTTCTTTTCAAAGTTTATTTAAAGAGAAATGCAAACAACACAATTATAAATAAAAAATCCCTGTATAGTATTATTTTTCACAATTTTGTAGAATTAGATATTACAAAAGTTAACAAAGACGGCTTTGGTGTCGCGCTTCCTGATGGCCAAGCTACAGCAATCAAAAAGGATGACGCTCCAGAAGTCTTCAATGCCTTAAATAAAATTAAAAGTGATGAGCATTACGGAGAGGTTATGAAGATGATTAGAACTAGAGAAGTAACTGAGGAAAAATAACATGAGTATTCAATATCCTATAGAAGCAGTCTTGAAACTTGATACTAACAATCAAGAAAGACTTGTAAATTATATTTTTACCAAAGAGAAGATTGATTAATCTTCTCTTTCTTTTTTTCTTTTATAATATTAAATGTAAATCATTTTACAATATTGAATTAAAAACTTAAAGAAAGGAATCTTGTTTTAAAACATCTAAAACAAGATGGTAAAAGAAAAATGAAAAAAAATTATATCATTCCAGTGGAATGGACTATGGTGAAAAACATCAAGGTTTCAGCAGAATCTCTAGATGAAGCGAGAGAACTCGCAGCTTTTGCTTCTGTTGAAACAGGAACGTACTTGGACGATTCTTTCAAAATCAATGAAGATTTACTTCAAGAATTTGAGGAAAATCGCAAGATGAAAGAAAACATTGAGAACAACAAAGAAAAATTATTGGATAAAACTTTTTCAGATGATTTTCTCTCAACTCTACCTCTACGTTGGGTATGGGTTGGCAAAGTTGATGCTGTTTTGCCTGATGGCGAAACATGTAAGGCGGTCAAATTCAGTCGTTCTGAAGGTTGGGGAGTGAAGGCTACAACCACAGAAATGTTGTTCGTGCCGCAAGACGAACCAAATCTTTCACTTGAAGAGAATTACTTTGATGTTTATAAAACAGGCTTTGAAGGCTCAGATTCTCTTTATAAGACAGTTGATTTTGTATCAACGTCAGAACTAGAGGACTACCTCAAAGAAAATCTCAATAACATGGCTGAGTTCTTTGAAGCTATCTCTAAGTAAACATTTTTTCATAATCTCCCACACATATAATAAAAGACTAGATAAAAAATCTGGTCTTTTTTGTTTCTTGTAGATATAACAAAAGTGATATTTTAGTCAAATTATGGTATAATAGATAAAATACAAGACAAAGAGAAAGGATAAACAAACAACATGTCATATGGATTCACATTTTACTTCAAAAAGAACATCAAGAACCTGAAAGACTTTCTGGAATTTCAAGAGAAAGTTACCAACAGTTTTTCACTAAAGAACTTTGTTAAGCTCCTAGATACTTGGATTATCAACAGTGCTTTACTTATCGAAGAAGGAAAATTACCCCTAAATAAATTTTATAGTGAACTATACCTGAAATGCCAGTCTAATTCTATGTCATTTTACTTTTGGCCTGAATATGATTTAGTTGGAACTATTTTGAATTATGGAGCAAATAAAGACATTGAAAACCTTTATGACTGTAGCTTCTATTTCCAAGATAGCACTGACGCAGATTATCCATATAGTTCTTATGAGGGCCTGCCTGAAAAACTGTTAGAACATTTCCCAAAAGAAGACGACTACAACACAGCTTCGAGACGTTACCATCAACTTTGTGAAAAACTAAAAATTAACGAAATACTTTATGATAAAGATAATCAGCCAGCTCACATTCAATTAAAAGTCATTAAAGACCGGAAACAAGACGTTGCAGTCATGAGAATGTGTTCAAACATTGAATCACATTTAAGACATACCGTCAGAGATGGCAAAGGCGTTTTTGAGGAAATGTCAAATTATTTAGAAACAACAAACTGGGATAAGCTCAATCAAAGCTTAATGTAAAACAAGGAGAATAAAAACTATGCTAGTAAAAATTTTAATGATTATCGGATTAGTTTTAGCATCAATGTTATTGATTGGTGCTACAGTTATTAATGTCAAGGAAGTTGATAAAGAGGTATAATTCATGAAGAAAAATAACAAGAAAATCAAAATCAATCCAAATGTTGATTTATCTGATGTAACACTAGAAGAAATGACACAGGTAGAACAAGAATTACTTGTAAAACTAGCTAAAAAGAAACTTGCTTCAAAAATGATAGAGGATGCCTACAAGAAACATCCAGATTGGCCATCACCAGCAGCAACAATTATGCCAGTAAGAAGCACGATTGGCTATACAACTTTGTTTGGGAATTATTATTTGTTCTATCTGACAATTCCTGAATTGCTAGATGTTCTTTTGGTTGATAATGTTTTCTATGATGAAAAAGAAATGAAATGGAGAGTTAAATTTAAAGGAATTGATATTGATAGCCTAGATAAAGCTATTGGATTGTTTTTCAAATCTATTTCCTTTAAAGAATTGTATTCCGGGAATGACCCCTATAAACTGATGTTTAAGTTTTCGTTTGTAAAATTTCCTAAGTCACCACTAGGTCTATCAAAAAAAGAATTTGACGATTTGGTTTATGATTTGGCATCAAAACCAGAAGTTTTAAAAAATAAGCTAGACATTATCCAAGTCTTAGAAAATGAATTAAAATATCATGGCTATAATTTAGGAGCTACCCCATTTATCAAGCATAAAGATGTTCCTAAAAAACTATATAGAACTATGATGAACAATGACGCCTCAGACATCATCAGTTATGTTCCAAAAACAAAAATCTTTGACTTATGGAAAGAAAACCCTAATAAGCAGCTAGAAGAATCGAATGGTTTTTATGACTATATTGTTAATATCCATGAATTGCCTGATGATACTTACATTAATATTCGCATTACCTCGGAGAAACCAATGCTAACAAAATTTTATTGGCCACATCCATGCAATCAGTATAGGGGTTACACCCGTTTCTTGCCAGACAATCTTCAAAGCCTATTAAGACCTAAAAAATTAGCTGATAAGATTTTAAGAGAATTATCACCTATTGTCAAAATAGAGACCTATCCTAGCCTTAGAATTAAAACTGTTTTGGAAAGTTTAGACAAAGGATATGAAATTGAGAACTTCAAGTCATTGATTAATTTCTATGTCAAATCTTTGCAGCAAAAAGGCCTGATTGACAAATTACAAATTGAAGTAACTCTAGAAGATATGTTAGAAGAAACATTAAAAGAGGCTGATTTCGTGGAGAAGGTAAAATCAAGAAGCAAAACATGCTTGCATATTGTAGGAAAATCATCAAATGGACTGGGGGATGAAGTTTTGACCTCAGAATAACTTTGGTCATTAGTTATAATAAAATATAGAAAATAAAAATAAAGAAAAGAGAAATAACTAGATGAAAGGAAAAAACAATCGAATCTCAAAAATAGAAGAAATTGAAAAAGGTCAAGAAGTTCAGGTTGAATTTTTATATATAGGAGAACAAGAAAAAATCAATGGCTGCACACCATATAATTACGCTATAGGTGCTATTGATTTCAAGAACTTGGTTTCCCATAGATTTGATGACAGAAACAATGAAGAAATTTGTGAAAAAGTTGTTGTATATATTGTTTTGCGTGAATATCAGGACGGCAAGCATGACATACATTACATTGATGTCAGCAATATCTTAAATGACGAAAGAAAAGACTCTGAAAAGGCCTTAGATGCCTTAAAGAAACAAATGGAACGCCTTTCTATCTTGTCTTACAAAGAATTTCTTGATGCTTTTGGGGATAAGGTAATTACATTCACGCCGGACATAATTACTGTTTTATCAAGATATAATTCAACTAATACAAATCTTCTGTTGAAGTTTGATATTGTAAAAAATGATGTATCAAATGTGTCTAATTCATCAGATTCGTCATTGGGCAGCATTAACAATCTATACACTTACAATGTGTTTGACGCATTTTCAAAAAAAGCTGATAAAAAAAAGACGGCTTTGAAAGCACTGATATTGCAATCTGGTCAGGGAGTTATGAAGCCTCATTTCTGCATCATGGCTAAAAAAACAAAGAAATCATCTAAACAAAATGGATGTTCAGAACACCCTCTAAGGCCAAAACCTCTTGATGATAAAAATAAAGAAGTCGCTCATTTACAAGTGGTCTATTATCCAGCACTTACAGTTGGTGGCCTAGAAAACAAAGACAAGAGTTATTTACTTTGGGAAGATTTCTTTAGTTTGATTGTGCAGGCGCAAAAAGTCATTGAAATGGTGGACAACGGGGCTATCTTTATTGATGGTGTTTTGTATTTGCCTAAAATTATTGAAAAAGCTTCTACCTCAGAAAAATAAAATAAAAAGACATCTATTTTATTCAAGAATGAATAATAGATGTCTTTTCTTTTTTCGTATATAATATTTCTTGTAAAATATTTTACAATTAATTATTTTTTAACAATCTAAAAGGAGGTTCATTAAAAATGAACAATGAAAAATTAACACAAATTGCAACTAATGGTATGACAAAATTTAACATTGTGCCTAAGAAGGAAGCAGCGCTTGAACAGTTAAAAGCTATTCAGAAGGAACTTGCAAACATTGGTAAGGAATACAAACTGAATATCATTTCAAAGCTTGATAACTTCCGTAAAATCGCAAAGGCCTTGCAAGCTCTTCGTGTACAGGGAGTTGTCGTACTTACCTTGGAAGAAATCAAAATGATTGGTTTCTATACTAAGTTAGCTCGTCAAAACCTTTTCGAAGAAGTTCTTCTTCGAGAAAAAGTCTTTGAAAAAGCTTTGAATAGCTGGGAAGAAGCTAAATCTGTATTTGATTTAGGTGTCAGTTTTACTGAGAATTCTAAAGAAGCAAAAGTAGACAGCAACCACGACATCTATCTAAAGATGTCTGACAAGAAGCCCGGAAAATTGGTGGACATCATTTCAGAAATTGACCAAAACATTGATTTCTGTGAAAAATTGGTTTCCCAAAGCCGGTTCAAAGAAATTCAGGACACTTTTGCTAAAGCTGGATATGATGAATTTGCAGAGGATTTCAAGAAAGACTTGCGAATCCTTAAAGGGCAATTCGTTATTCTAAAAGAATCTCTAAGTGGCTACAATGTCCATCTTGAAGAATATGTAGAACATACTCTAAAAGAAATGGGCGACTTTGCCAATGCAGCGTTTGACCATTACACGAACATCAATACTCTCAAAAAAATGGAAGAGTATGGTAATTTTCTGGACATGGAAGAAAAGCGTATCAAGGACAAAGAGAAAGAATCAATTGATTTCTTCTGGGGAACATTCAGCAAGAAATTTGTCTGGAATGTTATTCCAAAAGATTTTGCTTTCGCAGTTTTCCGTAAAACAGTTGGCGGCCTGACACAAGCTCGATTCCATGAATTGAGCCAAGAGTGGATGGACAACAATCCAAGCTGGACTTATAAATTCGGCAATCTAAAGATTGTTGTTGGGTCTAAAATGAATGATGTTGAGCCTCTTGAAAAAGAACTTAATATCAAAGCGAAACGTCAAAAAACCGTTCGTGGTTATTTGCGTCTCACAAAATAATGCTAGTTAATTTTTACTAATTATATATAATAAAGTCTTTTATTCAATAAATAAAAGGCTTTTTTTATTTTATAGCTTATGTTATAATATAATCAAGAATATATATCAAATAAAATAATTGGAGAATTAATAATATAATATGAATAAAGCAAAATCTTTTTTATTCAAATTGATTGATGATAGAAAATGGAAGGTAACTCAATCATTTGAATTTGATTATTATAATGAAATTTGGAATAGATTGGCCCTTGAATACTTGGTCAACCCTAAAAGCCATGAACCTAAAATCTTGCAGCTAAAACAAATTCAGGCAGACCTGTTTAATTCGGACAAACATGACTATTGGCAACGCAAACTACAGAACAAGTCTTTGGAAGATTTTGAAATTGCTGTGTTGTTAAGTACCTTTGAAAACTGGTATTTAAAACCAGAGAGTATTTCATGGTTTACATCTATGTTTAAGAAGTTCGAGGAAAAATACAGTAAAAACAATTATGTAGGAAGTAAAAATGACTTCTTCTCTAAAATTAATTCTGTATTATCCAAAGAAAACTATGAAGTACCTGTTTTGTTTGTTCAGTCTTTAATTTCTGACAAGTTATTGGACAAAAAGATTACAGAATTAGATAAAAAATATCAAGATATTAAAGGAGTATTTTAATGATGAAAAGAAATGATTTATATGATTTGTCTAGAAAACTAAACGAAGAACTTTCTAGAATTGCAGAAGATAAACGCTATGTTGATGTTGATTTTGTAGGACGCTTCCGTGGCTCTAATTTCGGCAGCTATTATTGGGGCAGCCTAAACACGAATATCTTACAATTGCTTTTAACTGTAAAAGATAATGGTAAATACACGTTTACTATAAAACTTGTGGATAGTGTAGAAGATTACAAAAACAAGGCATCTGATTTAGATATTAAAGAATGTTCTAGCATGGTTTGTTTTGACAACTACGAATTTACTACATACGAATCACTTGTAGACCATATTCAGATTACGGTGAGAACATTATTCGAATTGTATGGCATTGAAAAAGAGGAGAATTAAAAACTATGGTATTACTTAAATCAAGAAATTTTAAAGCGGAGCGTGCAGCACGCGCCGCCACAACAAAATCACAAAGTCAATCAAAACCAAAACTAGAGCCTAAATTCCTTTATGGCTATAAAGTTCATTTCATGTCCAAAGAAAAGCGCCTAAAAAACAAGAGAAAAGCTTACTTCTGGAAAGCAGAAGTAGTTCATCCTTTATCAAGAAGACACAAATTCCTTGAAAAACGTGTTCCTAAGTTAGAACGATATAAAGACAGGCGATTCAATAAAATCGACAGATACATTGACCTTGAATATAAACAGCTAGAAGCACTTGAACAACGTCCGACTGCTGTTGTTTTTACTCTAAAAACCAAAAACAAAGAAATTTCTTATAAAGATGGAACGATTTCTGTTAAAACTAAGCACAACCCAGAAAATCCTAAATTTCAAGCTGAATTAACATTTAAAAACGTGGATGGCTCAGATAACGAGTTATCATTTAGTAAAAAAGAAATTATGGAATTATGGTTACTTCGTCGCCTAGAAACATCTTTTAGTGGCCCTGTTGGCAAATGGGAAGTCCAAGACTACTATTACCGTGCCAGAGCTGTTCTTAGAGTTATTTATGCTCTACTGGTTAGTTCCAAATAAAACAAAAAAGACGTAAGTAAAATTTACGTCTTTTTCTTTCTTATATTACAGTTTAGATTTATTAATAATGTAAATCAATCTGTAACTCGCCAGAAACCTTGTGTTCCATATCAAAGATATTAAGCATATCTTCTGAATGAAGATGTTTAATTCGCTTCCTGACATCTTGGTCTACTAAGTCAGGCAACACCTTAGAGTTCTTCTTAATGTAGTCCACAGGAACGAATTTGTTATTTCCTGTATAATTTTCGATTAAGTCATACAAGAACAAATCCCCAAAACTTTCAAACAGTGGAACAATTGTGTAACCTGCTGCATCAATAGCGGCTGCATAACTCATTGACTCTACATTTTTATAATCATATAGAGAAACAGCTTTATCTAACAGCAAACTCTTTGTCCAATGTCCAAAATCGTTAAGCAATTTATTAAAGTCTCGCTCAACCCAACCGGAACGAAATTCAGCCTGAGTAAGACCAACAACAGCATACCCACCGGGCTTAATGACTCCGAAATCAAGAGGCATAATAGTCTTTTCTCCAGACCAACCAACTGATTTCTCCCAGATTTCAGCCTCAACGCCATCAAAAGACTTAGATAAAACCTTGAAGAAATGAGGTTGATATTCCTCGTCTAGTTCTATCAATGCAAACACTCCTCCAATAGGGATATTTTTTACAAGCTCTGACGGAGCAAACACAACTGATGATTCCATATCATTCTCCTTTTAATTTTTATTTTAAAATAATATATTTGCAAAATGAATAACTTTTACAAATAATAGTATAACTGTTATTGATTTATTAATTGTTTTATAATAAGAGATGTAAAACTTTTTATTTTACAAATATATTATTTTTTTATTTCAGGAAGGAGTATTTGACATGAAAACAAATACTAAAACTAATACTTTTATCAACAACATCAAAGAAATTTTTGAGCAACAAAAAGACCTAGTAAAAGAATCTGAATGGGTTCAGTTCTTAAAAGACATTGAAGCTCACGTTTCTCAGAAAGGCAGTGGTATTGAACTCGTCAAGGCAGAAATTGTTTATGATGATGCTGCAAACAAGAGCTTGCAAAAACAGTCTCTCATTTTGGAAATTAATGCAATTTCAAAGATGGGTCAACAAATTTCATTGGTTATCAAATTGTCTTGTCATTTCTCTGATGGTAAGTTATTAATCAAGACAGCATACAAGAACCAAAATTCCTCGTATGCCCATCAATGGAGAGCCGAAGATAATTACATTTATCTGTTGAGGGAAATCGACTTCATGTCAGAAAGCCATAAAGCTATGAAGAAGCAATATAACAATTATATTGATTTCATTCAACATGATATTGATAAACTATTGGATTTTGCAGATGCACACTAATTAAAGCTTTTTTAGGAGTTTATGATGAAAGCAAAAATTACAAAAGTTTCCAAAGAAGAAAAAAGACACATTCTTCAAATGACAGACAAGGAATTGAACTATGTTCAAAAATCATTACAAAATTTTCTTGGAAGATATTTTTATAATGGTGGAAGTTTTCGAGTTTGTCGTCATGCTAAAAGAAGATTTTTTCAAAAAAATGAAGAAATCAGCCTTAGCAAAAAAGAAATTAAAATGGTCTTGCTATTTGGAAAACTGATTGAATTCAAAAAGATTACTTTCAAAAGCAATCAAACAGAACTACGTTCAGTATTCCGTCTTGATGATAAAGTTGTTGTTTACAATTTGACTGGACATGAAATTGTTACATTTTGGAAAAATGATAGTGATGATAATCATTCAACGCTAAATATTTCTAGATACACATTGTCTAGAAAACAAACCTCAAAATGTATCAATGATTTATTATCCTTTTGAATTATCTTTCATGTATATTATTGTTTAAAGAAGTCTAAAAAATAGACTTCTTTTTTCTTTGACTTATTATAACGATTGCGATATAATAGTTTCAGAAATAAAAGTAAAGTATTTTAAAAGTTAATTAATTTTTTAACTTCTTATAGGTAGTTCAAACATAGGAAAATTCCAAATGTTGTACAACTACCTTCTGGTACAATTTATGTATATCATAGAAATCTTAAACAAGGAGAAAGACCATGAAACAAGTTGAGCGTCATTGGGTTAAAGAAGGCCATGAACTCTACGCTATTTGTGATGATTTAACTTTCAGGGCAAAGAATTTGTATAATGCCGGTTTGTACCAAGTTCGTCAGTCAATCTTTGCAAGAAACAAAAATGAAGAAGAAACCAAACCTTCTGTACTTTCTTGGGTTGAGTTAGTTTCTCAATTTAGAAAAGAGAAACAACCTGATATGTTAGCTCTCCCGTCTAAAGTAGCAACTAACATTTTAAAACTAGTTGGTTCTTCGATTAGTTCTTATTATCAACTGTTGAAGTGTTACCTTGATAAGTCTAATTTGAATGTAACCACTAAACCTAAGTTACCTCGGTATCTTCATAAGACTGATGGTCATTATATGGTAGAGTTCACAAACCAAACATTTTCTAAAAAAAGAGGAGTTAATGGTGAGTTGATTTTATGCCCTAAAGACTTACACTTAATGATTCCAACCAAGGTTGAAAATCCTAAATGTGTCCGTATCGTTCCAAAATTAGGTGCTTTCGTAATTGATGTGATTTATGAAGTCGAAGAGACACCTTTACAACATACAGGCAATTACGCAGCAATTGACTTAGGTGTAGATAATTTGGCTAGTATTACCTTTTCAAATGGAGTTCAACCTCTACTTATCAAAGGTTCTAAAATTAAAAGTCTTAATCAAGGATATAATCGACTAATTGCTAAAACACAATCTAAATTACCAACGAACCAACATTCTAATAAGCGCATCCACCGTCTTTGGAGAAATCGTGAGAAGAAGTTACACTCAGAACTTCATCAAATCACTGCATTTCTTTCTCTTTATTTTGACGAGATGGCAATAGAAAAAGTGTTTGTTGGCAAGAACAAAGGTTGGAAACAAGGTCTTGATTTAGGACGAAAAACAAATCAATCGTTTGCACAAATCCCTTTTACAACATTTATTTCGCAGTTGACATATAAGTGTCAGTTAAGAGGTATTGAAGTTATAGAACAAGAAGAGTCTTATACTTCAAAAGCTAGTTTTATAGACCAAGATGACATTCCTGTTTATGGAGAAATTAAGACTAAACCTAATTTTTCAGGAAAGCGAGTTAGTAGAGGTTTGTATAAAACCAAACACGGTATCATTTTAAACGCAGATGTCAACGGCTCTTACAATATTTTAGTAAAAGGTCTTGCTTCATTAGGCAAAGTCTTGAGTAGGTCTCTTGTTTCGTTTCACACAAAAAGTTTGAGTGGCTTAGGTACACAATCAAACGTAAACTTAATTTCACAATATATGTAAACCTATATCTTTTAAAGAGAGGGTCTAGGGGCATAGTAGGATGCCTTTAACGAAAGTAATAGATTTATTTTTTTATTACAGAACGTTAATAAATTAAATGGAACAAAAGTTATCGTTTTTAACATTTATAACAACCATTTAAACCTATTTCGAGGATTCAGAGGAAATAGGGATATGAAGTGTTTACATTTGTAATAACCATTTAAACCTATGAGGTACAGAAAGTATGTTGTTTTTATTTAATCTAGTAATGTTTACAATTTTCTATTTGATTTTAGATTATTGTTTTGTAACAAGCGGCAAACCAGTTCTAAACAGAGTGCTAAATAGTCTGATTTTGATTCTTGGTGTTTTTGTAATGACTATTTTTGACAGGTTTTCATTACTTACGTTAGTGTTATCCTTATATGTCCTAATTCATGGATATGCAGAATTGAACAAATCAAAAGAAGACTATGATATTAAGTTTTACAAGAAAATTATAAAGTGGTCAATATTTGTTATTCTGGCATCTCTTGTATTACTTGTTCTTGGACTATAATTAATAATTAATTAAATAATATATTTATTCTTGAAAGGGGGTGGAAGAATGACCTTAAAAGAAGAATTAGAAAAACTTCTTTGCGACTACAAAGGTCAGTTAGATATTAGTAATGAGAATTCCCATAAAATAACGAGGAAATTTTCTCGAAAAATTTCTCGCTTCATCATTCAGAACATTGAAAATCTGGATGTGCTCGATTTAGAACAATTGAATGATTATCCTGAATTACGCAGAAAAATTTCTGGCAAGGCATTGATGGCTTTCAATGTTGTTCTAGACCATGAACAAAAATAAATTAAATTAATTTTATATTCAAGGAGAATATTATTTTATGAAAAATATGGTTAAACTATCAATGGTTACATTTGCTGCAATTAGTGGACTTCTTTATTCTAGCAATGTTTTAGCTAGTGAAGTTACTAAGGAAGGTACTGAGGTTTCTGTCAAACAACCAGAAATTGATGTTACTCGTCAAGATGATACATTTTACACAAAGATTGATGTAAAAGTGTCAACAGCAATTCCAGATGATATTACCATCAATCAAGGAGACACAATGACCATGCCTTTACCAAAGGAGCTTGAATTGGAAACAACTTATGATTTCCCAGTAAATGCTCCTGATGGTGAACCGGTAGGTCAAGCAACAGCGAACGCTGCGACAAATACTGTCACAACAGTGTTCAATGATTATTTTCAAAAGAAGCCTTTAAATAAATCAATTTCATGGACTATGCGTACACAAATCAACCGTGAAGTTGTGAAAGAAGAAGGCACAATGCACCTTGATTTTAAGGGCACTGTCGTTGATGTTAAGACTGGCTCAAAAGGAGACACCAACCTCAATGAAGAATTGTATAAATGGGGGCGACAAGACAAAGATGATGCCTCTGTAGTTCATTGGGTGGCGCGTGTGAACTATCGCAAAGCTAGTCTTAAAGGTGTCCATGTTCATGATACTTGGGATTCGTCACAAGAGTATGTTCCGGGGTCAATGATTGTAAATTACCTACATTCAGCAAACCCTTGGACTCTTGCATATACTGCTGACCCAAGCTTTGTGAAAATCCGTAAAGATGGTTTTGATGCAGAAGTTGGTGATTTGGATAAGGTTGTAACTTTTGAATACAGCACGCGCTCCAAAGACCGCTCTATCATTCCTACTAATACCTTTACGGTACAAGCGCAAGATTACTTCTTGCAGCACGAAGTGAATTACAAATGGGCGGATGGCTCAGGTGAAGCGGATGGCAAAAACAAGCCAAAAGATAAGGTGAAACCAAAAGAATTCGAACCTAAAAAGGAAGAGAAGAAAAAGACTGAAAATGTCGTGGTGAAACCTAAACCTGAAGATAAGCCAAAGCCTAAAGAAGATACACCAAAACCACCAGCACCAGAGGTTGAAAAACCAAAGGCTGAACCAAAAGAAGAGCCTAAGAAACCAGAACCAAAACCTAAAGAAACTCCTAAACCAAAAGAAGAAAAACCAACACCTAAACCAGAAGTGAAAGAAACTCCTAAGCCAACTGAGCCTAAGAAAGTTCTTCCTAAGACTGGTTCAGACAATCGTGTTGTTAAAATTCTTGTAGGTCTTGGATTTGGAATTCTGATTGGTGTAATTGCCTTTATGACTGGTGGTACTAAATCAAGAAAGAAAGGTTAAAAAGGGTGGTTGCTTGGAAGACATCCAAAAAATAAAAGCAAAAATTGAATGGCTCTTGGAAAACTTTTCTCAGAGCGAAATAGCCAAGGAGACAAACGTGCCACAGTCTACATTGTCTTACTTGAAGAAAGGTACTCGTAAAATCCGTAATCTCTCTGTTGGCACTGTTCAGGAATTAATTCAATTCTATGACAGGCATCACAAGGACAAAAAGTAATGCGTGGATTTATGAATGTACACGGATATATCAAAATCAGGCTGGATAATACATCTTATTATCCGCCTGTTTCTGGCAGCCAAGACCAAAAAGGATATATTCGCCAAGGATTGCAATTAAGTCGTGATTACTCTGGTAATTATCGTATTTTTGATAGTCAAAACCGTCTATTAGGAGAAATACCTAAACGACTTTCAAAACTATATCACCTTTCTGAAATTCTCTACAACAAAAGCTTTGAAAGGCTTGCTATTCGTTATGAGATAGAAAGAGATAGTTACCAAGGTTTTCTTTTTATTGATTGTTATTAGAAATGAAACGAAAAGACCTCTTGATTACAAGGGTCTTTTTTATTTTTCTGAATTGTTTTATAATATACTCTGTAAAAGATTCATTTTACAAAAGCATATTATTTTATAAAAAAGGAGTATTAACATGGGTATTGATACAAATGTTAAGATTGTTGGTAAGTTGGATGTTGACCAACTTGTTACTTTTATCAAAGAAGAAATTTCTGAGAGCATCACAATTAGTATTGAAGAAGAAGAACAATTCTTTGACACTAGAAGTGATATTGTATTTTTGGGTATTGATGGCATTGAAAAAAGGGATGTGGGATGGATTCACATTTCCTATAACGGAAAAAATCGAAGCATTTTTTATCTTTACAAAGACACCTTTTGGTTTAGTCCGCAAGATATTGCATCTAATATCAAAAATGGAACTCCAGAACTGAATGGCCTTTATACTTATCTTTCTCTTGGATTTGATTCGGATGCGGTTGAAATCATGACAAAGATTGCCAAGAAGTTTGGTGGTTATCTTGATGAGCAAGACACTGACAACATTCCTTACAAGAAAGTTGAATAATTTTCCTATTTCTAAATGTCTGAAGTTAATTCAGGCATTTTTTGTTTTGTTCTGTTTATATGGCTTATAATAAAATATTGTATTTTTTAATTTTATGATATTATTTCAATTTTAACCAACATCACACAATTTCCCCACCTCTTAGGTGCTGGGATGTAAGTGCATTGACCTGAGCAAGTCTTTGACTTGCTTTTTAGTTTGTGTTATTCTAGGCTTAGTTATAAAAAAGGATAAAAAAGAAATGACAGAAATTAGGAAAAAGTCTTACAAATTTAGGTTGTATCCAACGGAAGAACAAAAGGTATTGTTCTCAAAAACCTTTGGCTGCTCTCGTTTTATTTGGAATCAGATGCTGGCTGACAAAATAGCCTATTATAAGGAGACGGGTCAAACTTTGAAGAATACACCTGCCCAATACAAGAAGGAGTTCCCTTGGCTGAAAGAAGTGGATAGTTTTGCGCTTTGCAATGTCCAATTGAATTTACAAAAGGCCTACAAATCTTTCTTTCAATCAGGCTTTGGATTTCCTAAATTCAAATCTAAGAAAAAAGCTTACAAACAATCTTACAAAACCAATAATAATCATGGAAACATTGAACTTTGTGATGGTAAAATTAAGCTTCCAAAGGTTGGTTGGGTTCGTTTGAAGCAGCATAGAAAACTAAAAGGCCTTATTAAAGGTGCTACGATTTCAAAGACTACAACCGGGAAGTATTTCATCTCTATTTTATGTGAGACGGACATTCCGTCCTATCCCAAAACAAAATCCAGCATTGGTATTGATTTGGGGTTAGAACATTTTGCTATTTTATCTATTGGAGAAAAGATAGAGAATCCTAGATTTTTAGTCTCAGCTTCTAAGAAATTAAGGAGAGAGCAGAAGATATTATCTCGTAGAGGGTTGTTAGCCAAACAGAAAGGTAAAAGTTTAAATGACTGTATAAATTACCAAAAGCAACGAATGAAAGTTGCCAAGATTCATGAGAGAATAACTAATAGACGTAAAGATTTTCTTAATAAATTAAGTACAAGTATTATCAAGAACCACGATAGGATTTGTATGGAAGATTTAAGAATTAGTAAAAATCTCATGAAGAATCACCGTCTAGCTAGAGCGATTGGAGATGTCTCTTGGGCAGAATTCTGTAGAATGTTGGAATATAAGGCTGATTGGTATGGAAAGAAGATTATTAAAGTTAATAAATGGTTTCCATCCTCCCAAATTTGTTCAAATTGTAGCTTCAATTCAGGCAAAAAAGCCCTACACATTCGTGAGTGGGCTTGTGAGAGTTGTGGCTCACATCATGATAGAGACCTCAACGCCAGCATTAACATCCTAAATGAAGGTTTGAAAATATTAGCTTAATTTAATTAATATAGAACTGTAGGAACTACAGGGATAGCTTGGTATATATTAATGTAACCTCTGTTAATTTATCAATAAATTAATAAGTCTGCATTTTACCCAAGAAGCTCCCACCACTTAACGTTAGTGTAGGTGGGAGCGGTTCACAGAATTTTTCTTTTGATGAAGCAAAAACAAAGTCTTAGAATACGTTCAAAGTATGAAAATTTTCTTCTACAATGACAATTACCATGAAGCAGCGTTAAAATCTGTAGAAGAGTTGACTCCTAAGAATAATGTTCTACGATTGGAAGGGCCAATGAATTACAAACCATGCATCAAAATTGTAAAAGATAAAAGAAAACAGAATCCTTTTAGAAAACCAAAACACTCATAACGAGTGTTTTTTTATGTTATAATATTACTTGTAATCATTTTTACAAATATTATTTAATTTTATAAAAAGGAGAAACAAAAATGGAAAATGTTACAACAAATGTTAAAATTGTAGGTGAGTTGCCATTTCAAAGATTGGTAAATTTCTTTCTTTGGAATATTGATGAGAAAGCTGAACATGACTTTAATGTTGTTGAAGAAAAGTATGACCCATCAACACATAAAGATGTTAGTTTTGAATCAGGAAAAGAAACTGACACCTTGAAAACTGTATCAGGTTTTGTAAAATTTACCTACAAAGGAGAAGCTGGCTCTGTTTCTTATAATTACAGAAATCACTTGAAGTTTGATAAGAAAGACTTGTTTGACAATGCAATTAATGGAACATACAGACTCAATATTTTTTCAACAACAGACCTAACAATGGAATATTCTTCTATTTCAATTATGGTTATGGAAAAGCTTGCTATGTTTTTTGCAGAAAACATCAGACATTTTGAGGGATATATTGACTTACGAAATGATGACAAAATTTGGTATCAAAAAATTGATGCTGAAAAATTTGTCAAAGAAACTCAAGATTCATATACTCTCTTCATTGATGGCAAAGAGGTACTTTTCAGCCATCATTGGAGTGAAATTGAAGATATGCTATACGATTTCTTGATAAGTCTAAGTAGTTATTTCGAAGACTATTATGATTATCTCAGGTATAAAGAATCACTTTCAATTACTGGAACTCAAGGTGGGCTATATATTGATGGTTTGACTATTGATTATCGTCCTCATATCGAAGTTGTTGTGAAATATTTCTAAAACTAAATTTTAAAAAACGCTCTTTATGGGTGTTTTTGTTTTGCTTTATAATAGTAAATGTAATCATTTTTACAAATATTATTTAAAAAATAAAAAGGAGAAAACAAAAATGAAAAAACGTATCAGTTTGTATAACATGAAAAAAGCAGGGGAACATGTTACATCTTTATTTGAAAAATCAAACATGACTTATGAAGAGCTGTATACTTCTCGTCATGAAATTGAGGAAGCTGTTTCTAACTTCATTGAAGAAAATAAGATGGAATCTGGAGATAATCTGATTTTGCTTATTAATGAAACTGAGCTTTATTTTGTTGCCGGTATTGTTCGTGCTTGCTTTTCAAAAAATATTTGCTTAACCGTTGTGTCATTTGAGGATTTTGTTGACAATAACAAAGGGATTTGGAGCATTGAAAATTACTTCGTCTCAGAACAACAAAAAGAAGAGGATATTGATGGGTGTGATGAATATCCGATTTATAGTGAAGATGAATCGAAGACATATCCATGCCTTGTTGAACTAAAAAACGGTAGCAACGGAATCTTCGACCAAACTTTCTCAACAGAATCTGACAATGAAGAAAATTGTCATGCTACAGGTTATGAACTTCGTAACTCAGATGATTGTAGTGACTGGTGGCTTGAATTTGAAGATAGTCACGGCAAACTGCATTATGGTAGATAATACCGAAAATCAAACACTCTTATTAAGAGTGTTTTTTTGTTTGCAGTTATTCTATTATTTAAGTTTATTTTTAGCTTAAATTATGGTAAAATATAAAGAAATAACAAGACAAAGAAACCACTAGGAGACAATAATGATAACAGCACAAAAATTCTTTGATTTCTATAAGAAAAAGGCTAACATGGACTTGATACAAGTTGCTAATAAATTAAATATAAAATTTGATTTTTCTGATGCTGGACAACTGAGAAATTCAGTTCTTTTTATGCTGCAAAAACCAGAAAATGATGACTATAACAACTATGAAATCGTTGATGACCATGAAGTGCTTAAAAATTTTCTTTTGCGGATGCAATCCATTTACAAAATCATTCAGGATAATCCAAGTATAATTGATGGCATTAACATCAAAAATGACAATGTTGATGAACGTTTTCTACATATCAAACTTACCTATGACTACAAAGAAAGACCATACATAAAAATAGACACTCTTTTTTGCACTAATATTGGAAGTTTGTATACAGCGAATGATGGTGTTTTTAAACTAGAATTACAGTCAAGTCAAAGTAATTCTCAGCGCTATTTGTTTTTTGATGAAGATAGTAACCATATTTCATTTAAAACAAAACAAAAGAGAAGCGCATTTTCAGACACGTTAGCCTATGATGGCCTGTCTACATATTTAATTAAAGATTTTCCTTATCCGAACTTAAAAGAATTCTCATGTCTAAAAGAACATCAGGAAGAACTTGTAAAACTATCAAAGCAAAACATTGAGTTCTTGTATAGAGATGGCTCAGGGGCAAGAATCAATACAACCCTAACTATGGAAGACTTGCATCAGGCAGGTCTAAAAAGAAAAACAAGTAAAAGGAATATTTTTAAGAGAAAATACAGTCAATTCTCGGAATTTTCTCCACTTATTTCAGATAAAGATATAGATAGAACACCAATTACAGACCTTTATTATTTATTTAAAATTTGGTTGATTTTGGACGAAGAAGAATGGCCTAGATTTTACGGTTGGTATAGAACACACGGTCAAGGCAAAGCTTCTATTTATGACAAGGTGTTTAATGAAGTATTTAATCATCCAAGAAGAATAACAGAGTATGATTGGTTGAGCAGCTATTACAGAGATAAATATTCTGATGATGAACGCCTTACTTTCAAGATGGCAAAATTTGCAATGAAACTAAGAAATCTAAAATTGTTTTATAAGAAAATACCAGCAAATTACAAAACTCTAGACCTTATGTTAGAAGATGCCAACAAAGTTCAAGGCGTGATTGAGTTTAAAGCTGCAATCAGAAAATTGAAGCAAATCATCAAGAAGAAAGAAAACAAAAACTTCAATTATGCCAAGGTGGCCATACCAAACGAAACAAAAGATGTGTTGGAAGAATTTTCTCAGTACAAACCTATTACAATTCATCAATGCCCAAAAGAAATATTGGATTTGATTAAATGTGACTATACTGGAAACTTTGACAGCCTTGTTTACGAAATCGTCAGGCAATGTTCAAATGAAGAACGTAAAGCCAAACGGAAGACCAAGGATGTGCCTATTTTTCTCAGCTATAACAAAGACAATCAGAACCTATTTTGTATTTGTTTATTACAAGTTAGATACAGTGGGAATGATATGGACATTGAAACTCATTTTAATATCTCAACAGAATACTTTACACCAGATAAAGCATCAAAAGAATCTATTATTGAACACAAAACAAAATTTGAAAAGATAAAATCGTTTATCCAAAATTACATTGTAGACAAGTACGACTATGATGTATACCAATAAGAATTTAACACAAATAAAGACCTTGAAATATCAGGGCCTTTTACTTATAATAATGAATGTAAAAAATAAATTTTACAATAAAATATTTTTAATAGAAAAAAAAGGAGAAAAGTATGGCAACTTTTTTAGCAACAGTTGAAGGATTGAAATTCCTTAAAAACTCAATGGACAGTCTCATGGCAGAAACAACCAAAGCTGGCAAGGACACAGTTCTACGTTTTCATAACACTGACGAACGCTTCAAGAAGCTTCTGAAATTCTTGCTAAATAATGATATTACTACAGGAATTTCAGCGAAAAAACTAGAACGCAGGAAGTCATTCAGTGATGATATTCATAAAGAAAATTCTAGTCAAGAAATCACTGATCTTTTAAGTTTATTGGATTATCTTAAAGTGAATAATACTGGCCGAGATACAGATATTCGTGTTGTCCATCAATATATTCAAAGTCAACCAGAAGAACTTCATGACTTCATTGAAAAGGTAGTAACGAAATCACTTAAATTAGGAGTTACGGCCAAAACGGTCAATGCCGTTTATGGAGAAGGATTTATTCCTGTTTTTGAAGTGCAATTGGCCAAATCAATTGATAAGTTAGATGCAGAAAAACTAAAAGGTCTTCTAGGATTTATTACATTAAAACTAGATGGCCATAGAACACTTGCTCAGGTTTCATTTGATGAATTGAATGGAATTGGCGGCCGTATTAACGTGAGTTTCTTTACCCGGCAAGGTAAAACAGTTGCAGGGATGACAGATGTTGCAGCAAGCATCTTTAATTCTTTTGATTGGAATAAACTAGCCAAAGTATATCCAGAAGGACTGTTCTTAGATGGTGAAATCCTGATTACAGAATCAGAAAAACCAAAAGAAGAATGGTTTAATGAAACTTCTAAAATTATCCGTAAAGATGGCGAGAAATCAAATCTGACCTATCATGTATTTGATATTGTTGGTGTAGATGAATTCTTCCAAGATAAGAAATCTATCCTTACTTATAAAGACCGTCGCAATATGCTGAATGACCTTTACTTGGATAATCCTGATGTAGCAGGCATTGAACTTGTTCCTGTTCTTATGGAGACTCAGGATGTCTATGATGAACTAGAGGCCATCTATAAACTCTTTGATGAGCAAGTTGCTCTAGGAGAAGAGGGGCTAATGCTGAATCTTGATACACCATATGAATGTAAACGTCATAATGGCCTACTGAAGATTAAGCCAACTAAATCGGCCGACCTTGAAATCATTGGATTTGAACCCGGCGCTCCATATACCAAGTATGAAAATACTCTAGGGGCATTGATTATGGATTTTGAGGGTGTTCCTGTTAAGTTTGGTTCTGGCCTTACAGATGAGCTTCGAGATGAAATCTGGAACAACCAAGATAAGTACCTTGGAGCTATTGGAGAAATTCAGTATACTTCTTACAGTAAAAATCAAAACAATGATGAAATCAGCTTGCGTTTTCCTCGTTTTAAAGGGATTCGAACCGACAAATCTGTTGAAGATGTGAATATTGAATAATTAAATAAATTCAATCAAAAAGACTAGAAAATAATTCTGGTCTTTTTGTTTTCTTCACTATATCCTTGACATATCAAGCTTATTATGCTATTATAAATATATCTCGTATACCATGATGTATAAGGAGTTTGCGAAGGCGTTTCTTACATTAAGAAGCGCTTTTTGTTTTGGCTATTTCATAAACTGTTTCTTGTTGAGTTAATTGTATATAAATTTTTAGTTTCCATTTATTGATGTTTTATACTATATCTTGTAACTGTTTTTAGTTTCAGTTACAAAAACAAATACTAATCTAATTTAATGTGATGTGAAGAAAGGAGACTTTTATATGAATATAAATTCAAAGTCTTTAAAAACAAAAGTGATTACTGCTGCAAGTGCGGCTGGATTGGCCCTTAATATAGCCTCTGCTGTGCCTGTTTTAGCAAGTGAGACCAAACCATCCACCTATGATGTGAACACGACTATGGGCTACACAGGGCCGCCAGAAGCCGCTTTCAGGAAGTGGCAAGAAAAACCAGTTAAACCAACTGTTATTAAAGGCGTAAATGATAATATTGCTTATTATGGCTATGTTGATGGTTCTGGTTATTGGCGATATTATACAGATGGTTATGGAAACTATATGTATCTGTATAACGGATATTATTATTACTACTAATTAATCAAATAAACTAAAAAAGGCTAGGATTTAATTTAAACCCTAGTCTTTTTTAATATTATTTGTCAGCAGAAGCAATATCTTCAGCTTCAATTACAGGCTGTTCATCTTGCTTCAGTTTATTAACAGTCATATTAACACCTAGAGCACCAGTCAGTAATTGACGAATATCAAATCCTGCACCTTGAGACACTTGGTCAATAGTCTGCATAATGTCACCAACCATTCTAGAAGCGTTGCCCTCACCATACATAGTGATTTTGTCCACCTTAGTAAGAGGTTCTGCCACGGCGCGTGCGATTTCAGGAAGTTTATCAACAACCATCTCAGTAATCGCAGCTTCTTGCATTTTCTTCATAGCTTCTGCTTTTTTGTCCAGACCTTGTGCTTCTGCTTCAAGTTTCAATCGAATAGCTTCAGCCTCAGCACGTCCTTTAGCTTCAATAGCTTCAGCTTCTTGAAGTTGAGCAAACTTCTCAGCCTCAGCTTGGGCCTTGCGAGCTTCTGCTTCTTTTTGAGTTTCAAAGAGTTCAGCCTCTGCCTGACGTTGACGTTCAATCAATTGGGCTTCTGCCGCTTGTTGGCGAGCATATTTATCAGCTTCTGCTTGTTTACGGACGTTAGCATCTAACTCTTGCTCCCGAACTTTTACTTCACGTTCCTTAACTTCAGCTTCTTTTTCTTGCTTCATGATATTAGCTTCAGCGGCCACGCGCTCTTGTTCACGACGTTGAATTTCGGCCTCAATGCCTTTTGCAGCATCAGCCTTAGCCTGAGCAATATCAGCTTCTTGTTTCAAAGCAGCCTGCTTCAACTTCAATTCATTTTGCTTTTGAGCGATTTCAAGGTCAGCAGCTATACGTTTGTCATTAGCCAGCTTATCTTGTTCAGCTTCTACTTCTTTGCGTTCACGTTCGGCCTTGGCTTTAGCAATTAGGGCATCTTTTTTGATGGTTTCAACATTTTCAATACCAAGATTATCAATTACGCCGCCCTCATCAGAGAATGATTGAACAGTAAAGGCAATAACTTCTAGACCCATTTTTTCCAAGTCAGGAGCTACATTATCCTGAACTTTAGAAGCGAATTCTTGACGGTCATTCACCATCTTACGCAATTCCATTTGTCCAATTACTTCCCGAAGATTACCTTCCAGAACATCTTGGATGGATTCAGAAATATCAGTAGTTTTCCAATTCAGGAAGTTTTCAGAAGCTTTAGCAATCATTTCATCACTAGTACCGATTTTGAGCTTCACAGCAGCATCAGCACGCACGTTAATAAAGTCTTTAGTTGGAACAGATTCAGATGTACGAACATCAGTTGAGAATTGCTCAATGTCCAAATAAGAGCGGCGCTCAATAAATGGAATCATGAAACCAGCTTTACCACGAAGATGACGTAGTTTGCGCAATCCTGTAATAACAATAACTTCATTTGGTTTTGCATTGACATAGCCTTTAACAAGTAAAACCAAAACACCAATAATGATAAGAGCAACTGGGATTAACCAAGTTGGAAATTGTGATAATGTGTCCATAATTTTCCTTTCTTTTTTTAATTGTATTTTTATGAACTATCCCTATAAAAAGGATAAAAAGATTATATCACATAACCCCTGCAAAACCAATAGTTTCAAAAAGAAAAAGATTGAAAAACAATTGATTTTCAACCTTTCTTTATTGAAATAAGCTAGAATAATATTCCGACATCATCTTTTTAGAAATAATCGCATTGCTAGGCTCTTTAATAGACAAATCACCTCTGGTTTTCCTCCAAGGGTCTTCTTTTCTAATCAACTCACTCAGCCAATGAGGTTCTTTATTACTATAAACTTTGATGACAAAATCCAGTGTTTCTTTTTCATCTTTAGAAAAACAATATCCACTAATATAAGGTTTGAGTTTGTCTGCATTGACATTGAGGTCTCTGGGTAAGTCAAAGATATTGTAAAGCTCTGAACAAACAGGGCCACCAGCCCAAGCTTCAAACTCTTCTTCAAATAAAACAGATTTATCCCAAGTTAGAGACCATGCCTGAGCATAGTAACAGAGCCTTTGTAGATTCATAAATGTTGTTTGGTTAATCTTAGTCAAGATATAATAAGCTGCATCAAAAATTGTTCCTTTATCTTTCATATTCCTCAATTCCTTTTTTCAATTAGTATTGGTTTGATTAATTAAATTATACCATAATTTCATTTTAGACAAAAAGAAATCCCACCAGAAATTTTGGTGGGAATTGTGGTTAGTGAAATGTTTCCGCAAGCCACTAACTTTCTCATGAGTTGGTGAAAAGTAGGAACATCTTTCACCTATTCATTTTACAATATTATTTTTTTACAACCCCTACACTCGCCAGGAGGAACAAGTGTAGGTAGAAAGGATTTTTTGTCCTGATATTCTCATATCAAGTACATTATTAGTATATCACCATCACTATGTTTTGTCAATAGTTTATAAATATTTTTTCAATAAAATATAAACTTTTTTTGAATCAGAATAGTTAATGTAAAAACAGGGCTATAGGTTTTATCAGAATGACATATTTCTCACAAATCAAAAAGAAAGATAGACAAATAATTTGTCTATCTTTCTCCATTAATTTATCATTCATAGATAAGAATTAGCAGCTCCTTATCTATAACTATAATATCACATTCAATAATTTATTTCAATTAATAGGAAAATTCTGGGCAAAGCTGTCATCCTTAACATACAAAGGTGAATAGATTTCTTTGTGTAATTGACTATCCGACAAAAGATAACCATTATCCAAGTAATCACCAATTGAATCCACCCAATCACGAATATATTGATAAGTGAGTGGCATGTGTTTCTTAGTAATACCTAAATCAAGGAATTTGCTCTTCTTTTCTGTTGAATGGACATGGATTCCGTCCGGCAGAGCTTCGGGAGCAATAACACCTTTAATATCAATAGGCCTATCAGCAATCATGACATGAGCTTCCATCAAGAATTCATCTTCTTTAATGTTGTAATCTAATACAATTTTATGAAGCAGCAAACGCTCTTCTTCAAACTTATGAACACTGATATTCCGTCTTTTCTTTGAATGACGCTTTTTGTTGTTTTTCTTAGCCATAATTTCCCTTACCTAGATTTCAATCCTTTCTATTATTCCAGTTCAAAACATTTTTTACTTAGCTAGTGCATAGACTTCATCACGCAATTCAATCAATTCAGGAGATGCCTGATGGTCTTCTAGGAATTGAATGATGTCTAACAACAGTTCTTGTTCATGAGGAACAAGTTTTTCTTGCAGTTTTTGCCATTGTTTATCCAATTTTTCTTGGAATACTTGAATGGCGTTGAGGTCTTCTTCAGCAAATCCGCTTGAAGATTTTTCAATTTCAGCCTTTGCAGCCTTTACTTCTTGAACGATTTTTTCTTTTAATTCTTCTTTTTTCATCATATTTTTTATAATATCTCTTTTCTAATATAATTTATTTTATAGTTTTTCCAGTAAACTCAAATCACGAACAACTTGATAAATCCCCTCTGATAAAACAGATTTATCAAAAGTATTATCCATCCGTTGACATAGGTTTTCTGGTATAATAAGCAATTCAAAACTTGGCAATACAAGTTTTGCCTCAACTTCTGGCGGAAAATTCATTTGCTGAAAGCTTTCGTACATTCTTTGCTGGGTATGAATGTCATTGAAGTGAGCTATATGCTTATTTAGAACTTTTTCAGCAGATTCCAGAGAACCAGAATAGTGCATCACGGCAGCGCGTGCTTCCTCATATACAGCCACAACAACAGCTTTCATCATAATCTTAATTTTCCTCTCTAATGATTTGATAACGAATGACTTCTCTTACAGTTGGGCAGTAATTCAACTCCAACTCATAAATCAATCTTCCATTTTCTTTTAACTCTTTGAACTTTTGTCCAAAGATTGTTTCTTTTTTAAATAGTTTTGCGTGCAATTCAGCCACGGCATCCGCTTCACTAGAATGTTGGCTTTTGATTGTCTTTTGGACAACCTCTCCGTTTCGTAGTACAGTTTTTTTGATAGAGAACATAATATAATAAATACCTTTCTAATGTTATTTTTTATTTGTGTGAAGTATTTATTTCAATAACGATTATATCACAAAAAAACAAAAAGAAAAATATTCATAGAAACAAATAAAGCACTCCCAAAACGTTGTTGTCACAGTGGTAACGAGAAGTGCTTCTTGGTCTGTAATGGTAAAGTAAATATATGTTAATTATTAATTAATTTTTGCCATATTGATGAATCAAATTGTAGCAAAATCTCCAGAAACAACTACACCGTCATAATCAGGTTTTACAGTAGCATCTTTGATTTCAAAGAATGTTTCACCATTTATTAATGACAACAATTCCCCATCTTTTTCATTGTTGTCATGATATATCTCACATTCAAAATTACTGTCATCATCCTTTTTGTGGCTGCATTTTGAATGGGTTGTTTTTAAACGACCTTCATATAGAACAGTAGAAGTGCAAATCAAAAAGTTTTCATATTTATTTAATTCCTCATCAGCCATAATAGACTTGAAGCAGGCTATCATTCCTTTAGCGCTTGTCTTTTCAGGATATTTCTCTTCGAATTCTTCAATTTGTTTGATGAGCCAATCCACAGAGGAACGGCGAATAATAGTTTTATCAAAAGTGGAATTTAGAACAGCTCTTTCAAATTCAGGAATATCTTGATTAGAAGCCAATGCCCAGACTTTAGAAATATTTTCACTATAAGGATTTAGAAGAAGACTTTTTGAATTTTCTTTTTCTTTTAGATATTCTTCCCACAAGGAAAGCCAAATGTTCACATGCTAATACCAAGAGTTCTTCACTTCTCCCAGTTGCGTCCATTTGCCATTTTTTGAGCCAAAAATATAAGTGTATGACATTTTTTCTACATCCTTTTTTATTTTATATTGTTATTTTTTAGATAACCCGTTTTACAAGATTATATCTAAAATAAATCTCAGTACCAACCCATTGTACAATCCCCACTATAGCCTCAACTGCAAAGATAGATTCGAAGCTTAGTTGTAAACAGTACAAGAACAACCAAAGCAAGATAGGGGATAATATCGCAATTGGAATTGCGTAAATTAACTGAGCTACACCATTTAGGTCATGCCGATATGACCTACTGATAGATAGCCACATATAATAACGTAAATTAGTTACAACTTTAACAGGCAAAAACAACCAAATAATTGGAGAAATCAACCCCCGATATATTGATGAAGGCAGCCAGAACAAACCAAAATAAGTAATCAAATAAAGTAAAACTATCGAAGATAAAGCCCCGACAGTTGCCTTCCAGAAGATAAACTTATTATCTTCGTAAGGTGTTTCTTCATCTAAACCTACATTTCTAGATACATGACTATTTAACAATCCTGACATGGAATCCACCCAACCTTCAGGTAACATCATAAGATTTGCAACCCAATATTTAATACCTGCATAAATGGGATTAATTGTAATAGTTAAACCAACACCAATGATAGAAGATAACCTTGGAGATAACCTTCTTATCAATTCCCACTTAACATTTTTCCAATAGGACTTTATTTCTTTCCAAGAGAATTCAAACCCTTTAGAAAAGAATTGAGGAATAGGTTTCTTCCATAAAAACCAGTATAAAGGAATTGGATTAGTAATTATATTTACAATCATAGCTGCATTTACACCCAAATGTAGAATATGAGTTGTAAAGAAAATACCCCCTAACATAGACCATGCTATAGCATGGTCTAAAACTGTAGCTTCTTTGCTTCTGCCTTTTGTTCTTAAGTAAGTTGTTATGAAACTTGCCCAAGGGGAAGCTATGAGAAGTGAAATGATTGATAACTGAAAATAAGGGATATAAAATGGCAAATCCGTAGAGGGAACTCCTAAAATAAGTAATAATTTTGGCAAAAATACAAAACTACCTACCGCTGAAGGTATAAGCATAAGGTAGAACAAGTAGATATGGTTCTTTACAATTTTAGATTCTAAATCCAAACCATATTTTTCTATTAATTTAGGCATTGTTGCTGTCATAGAGGATTTAGCTGTGTAGTAGGTAGATGATAAAACAACCCAGAAAGCATCATTAACACCAAAAAGAACGGTTATTCTTTCTACTAAATTCTTATCTGCTAAAAGACTAAAACAGAATACCCAACCAATTTCGATTGCATTATCTGCCAAAGTACCTATAAACGCATGATACAACATCTCGGTTAGTTTTTTTCGAGTCCAAGATTTACTTTTTAGCATTACTCCCCCGTGAATTAATTTTACATGTTTTTTGTTTTAAGCACTGCACAGGAGTCGAACCTGAGTCTTTGCTAAAAAGCAGTGTCTTGTACCCTTTAAGACTAACAGCGCATATCTTAGGGCAAGTCTCTGTTTTTCCACAGACAGATTTGGCTTTCGCAACCGTGTTCTTTTAAGGCGGCCCTTGTTCCTTTATGTTGTAGACAAATGTGTAGCAGGTATTTGGTTAGTCGTTACTACCATTACCAGTAAAACATTGTCTGCAAAAAATAACATTCTCTTATAAGACTTTGACATCTCATAAGGGATTCATTCTAATAAATTAATTAGAACTAGCAGCTTGGTTTTTATTCTTGATAACTCAAAGGATTGTGCTTACCATGAACCTTTTTATGCGAGTCATCTCACCAACCTTATATATCCAGATTTATTGCTCTGAAAGAACCGTCAGCGTCACCACTTAAAGCCGTGGAGCATGATAACAAATCTCACCGTTATCGGGGCGTACCTCTAGAATAAAGTATCGACAGTTATAGAGGTATTTTACACTCGCTGAAACACTGCAAAATCAGCTTGCATATGGTCTCTACAGGACTCGAACCTGTAACCTGTCGCTTAGAAGACGATTGCTCTTTCCAGTTGAGCTAAGAGACCAAAAATAAAACAATGGAGCCGGTGGGATTCGAACCCACGTCCAAACAATCATTCCAATCAACCTTATTACGCACTGTTACATTTATTTATTTCTGAATAATAGTAAATGCACAAACCTACTATTCATATCTCTTATTTAACCCTAAAAGCCGAGAACTCTTTTAAGGCGATTACCGTAATTTGAAGTAGCTGTTTTACCGGCACATAAAATAGGTACTCGTCTAATTTAATTTTTAAATAGACTATATAATAAATTTAATTGATATGTAAAGCTTCATCTAAGCAAAAGCTTAGGCAGCCATATCAGTAGCAAAATTGTTTGCAGTTATATTTAAGTCAATGATAACGTCATCACTCGGTGCGAGGCTGAGAAGTCCAATCGCCTGTCGAAACCAGACGACCCCTCAAAAACTTACAAGACTATAATATCACTTATGTTATAATTTGTCAATAAAAAAATCTCCTTTATTCAATGTTTTCAACAGAATAACAGAATAAAAGAGACTAAAAAATAACTATACATATTTTTCTATATATTCTCTGACAATAGATGAATTATCCATAGAAAGATGAGAAGCATCAGTGGCAGGAGAATAAATATTTGACCAAGAGCTGTCTTCATGAACTCTATAAATCAAGGTGAAGTCATCAATGTTATTAACTTGATTGACGATATTTTCAATAAAAAGCTTTACATTTTTTAATTCTATTGTATTGAAGAAATTATCAATCGCATCATCAGTTAAGTCCATTTCTGAATAACTAACATTTTTCAAATCGTCATAAACATCAATTTCTACAGGGCCATATTTCCATGCTTCAAAGTTTGCGAAAAATAAGTTTTCTGGATAACTTTGTTCAGAAAAATCATTATCGCCTTTATTATCATCTTGGAGGCGACCATAAGTTGCACCATAAAAGGCAAAAAGAAGATAGAGAGTTTTCTGGATTTTTACTTTTGAAGGTTTTTCTAGAAGCCTATAAAGAAGTTTCACTAAAAAGTATTTATCCGTAAACACTACCTCTTCCATATTATTTTTCGTCCTTTCATCTTTATCTAAATTTGATACACAGACTTTATCCATATAAACAAGGCCATCAAAATCAGATGTAAATTCCTTACATGTTTTAATCCGTTTTTGAGACCAGTCACTACTAGCATCGAATCTTTTCCATTCTGGTAATGGCACAAGTTTTGCATTATACCCATGAAAGTGAAGTTCATTCTTAGAACTTCTATATTCGTTCAATATCCATATCTCAGTTTTCCATGTTTCTGCTGCTTCATCAGACATTACAGAGAAGCTTTTTGGGTACTTATCAAAATCCATTATTTATCTTCTTTCTTTTCATCTTTTGATTTCATTTTGGCAATACCTACAGGCAATTCAATTACTTCTAAACTTGACGCAATTGAAATCACTTGGTTACTCAATGAAAAACTAGTTAGAGTAAAGGCATCTGGAATATCTATCCCTAAAGGAAACACATCAAATACAAAATGATAAATAGTGTTAAAATCTGTAAATTCTCGTTCTACTTTATCTTTTAAAATATAAGAATAATCGAATCCAGAATTAGATTCACGTTTCAAGAATGATAATTCAACAATTCCTTGATAGTCAGGTTTGACAGCATATTTATTAATGATTTCAAAGCGTTTCTTAGCATCTTCTTCTTTGGCATCAATAAACACACTAACACCCTCAGAGCCATTATTTTCTCCAATATGATATTTCAAATAATTCATATTTAAAATTTTATCATTTACATACTTGTTAAAGAAATAAGGTATTGCTTTTTTAACAATCAAATAAACAATAGACCATACTAAGAAAAACCAAAACAAACTTTCAGCTTCCTTTGCATTGGCATCTTTTATTTCTGCTGTTAAAAGCAATGTCAAAATAGAATATATAAAGCCTCTAATAAAATTAACGGTAAATCTTTCAAAGCTTCTATGATTCAATAGATTTACAATAGGTGCTGCTACATAAAACATACAAACAACAGCAATAAGACCAGAAATATTTGATTCAATTTCAATAAATCGAATAGTATACGTTGTCCAAAGTATTGCAACTAAATCAAAAAGCAGTTTATTTAGTTTTTCTAAAACAAATCGGACAAAAACTATAGAAGAAACTTCAATAGCTTTAGGTTTCATATTTTTAATAAGTGAAATATATTCTTTCATTTTTATTCCTTTCCCAAAAGATTTTATTTCTATAGCGTTTGCTATACAATAATTATACACCTTTATCACGCAAAATTCAAATGTTTTTCGGATATAATAATCTATGTAAAAATAATTTTATTTTACAAATATTTTATTTTAAATAAAGGAGAAAAAACCAAATGGTTAAATTAAATAATCAATGTATAACTTGGAGTGAAGCTCTAAATACTATTATCTCAGAAGATGGCTCAATGAAACTAAAAGAGTTTCTGGACAAATACAAAATTTCTTATCCTACAGAAATTAATTACACTGAAGATTCTATTGTTTCTTTAGAATCACAGATGTTGATTGATACAACATTGATAAACAATTGCCACCGGCCAATTTTCGTCAATACCGTATCATACTCAACATTAAATCAATATTTGATGTTTATGAAAATGTATTTCCAAGAAAATCAATTGAAAATCTTTGAAGATAAATTCAAAGAAGTTTTTGATAAATGGTTTAATGTTCAAAAAGACTATTCATCAAACGTATATGGCGTTGACAATGTTTTCAAGGATTGCTTAAAGTATGATGAAGATGACGTTGTTCTGGATATTGAAAAACTTATGAAAGAAGTTATCACTGACCTAGCTGCTGAGTTTGGCCCTCTACAACAAAGTGTGCAAAAGGATGGCCGTGTCACTTATTATATATTTGCCAACAACATTGAAAATATTTTCTATCGCATTAGAATAGTCAAAGGGATTGCTGCATCTACACATCAATATATACATTATGTAGAATTGGAAAAAGTAGATGATGATTTCCCAGAAAAAATCATTAAATTAGCTTCTAGAGAGCTTTGTCTTTCAAACAAAATTTATGATTCCATAAAACAATCTAAAAGTCGGGTTATTTTTGTAGAGCAAGAACATATTGGCAAAGATATTGCTATTGAGTTTTCACCTCTAGAATAGAAATAAAAAAGAAAAGCACTTGAAATATTTTTCAAATGCTTTTTTGTTTTGTATCTAGTTCCTTTCCTGAGACACAAAACCTTATATCAAAAATCAGTAATTAATGTAAATAAAAGTAATTTGACTTCTTGAGGCGCTAGAGTAACAGCCAATAATACAACCAATACAGAAAGTCCAATAATCCACCATGTTTTTTTATTATTTTTTAATTCCACTTGAACACTTCTCTTTCTATTTAGACCTAATCATCTTTGACTTAAAAGTAAGTATTTGAACAGAGTATGCAATTTGTTCTTCTATAAATCTATTTAAGTCAGTATAATGAACATATTCTTCAATTGTTTCAATAGAAAATCCATACTCGCCCAACAACTTTCCTAGCATAAAGCAAACAAAGTCAAAACTTACCTTTGGAACTCTGTCAAAAGAAAGTTCTACATGCTCTTTTCGCTCTAAAGATTCAGCGATATTATCAGCAATAATTGCCCCTTGTTCTGAATCAAATTCTAGAAAGAAACGTTTCTTATAATTATACACACTAAGAATCTTTTTAATTTTGTCTTTATTCATATTATTCATCAAATTCTCCTTGTTTTTAAATAAAATAAAATTTATGCTCTAGTATTGAAACCAAATCTATCGTCTGTAGATTGATACTCTTCAATATATTTACTTTCTAAGGCCAACAAGTCCTCATGTGTGCCTTTTTCAATAACATCAATGGTTTCAAAAGCCCAATCGCACATATTTGAATTTTCTTTAAAAAACTCATGGAATTTTGTTCCAGACTGAGCTTTAATGTGCTGCCACCAACGCCATAAAGGGAAATTCACAGTTTTACCAATATAAACTTTCCCAGTTGGCTTATGAGTAATTTTATAGATGTAACCTACGACTTTAGTATCATAGCCTTCTTTATCGGCTTCTATTCGTAGATTATATTCTTCTTTACACTCTTTGCTGCAACAGTAATGACGGTGATGACCGTATGCAGGCGAGTTTTCAAAGTCCAATCTAGTCATTGGGTTCTTTTGGCAAACAATACAGGGAATATCATCTAACCAAAAGGATTTCCAGTAGTCATTCAACTTGTAAACAGTAGCAAAAAAGAATTCATCCTTAGAAGTTCGTTGAGGAACTTTCTCAGAAAAATATTCAGAAAAATCTTCTTTTACTTTCTTCAATACTTCTTTTTTGTCATCAATATCAAAATAGACTTGACGGTATACCGTGTGTGGAGAGAACTCTCCTTTTTCTTTTTTAAGATTTATATTGACAATCCAGTCCATATCTTCCAAAACCTCACTTTTGTTATTGTTTTTTATAAAAAGAGCAGGCTCTAATCAATTTGTCTTGATTAAATTAGAGCCGTGCTTTTTAAATTTATTTTATTTATCTGTACTTCCAAATCCGCCCACGCGCTGCCCAGTAGCTTCATCACCATCAGCAATCAAGAAAGGCATAAAGACCCCTTGCATCATAGCAGTACCAGCTTCAATTACTACTGTTTCATCTGTAATATTAGTGAATTGCGCGTGAATATTACCATCATTATCAGGATTTCCATAGTAATCCTTGTCAATTACTCCAACAGAGTTAGACAGGACAATACCTCGTTTACGAGGATTAGAAGACCGGTCAAACAAATAAAGGACTTCTCCCTCTTGCATATAAGCTTTAACATTTGTAGGGATTAACTTGATTTCACCCGGCTCAATAGTAACTGTTTTGGCAGCAATAAAATCATAACCTGCTGAATGTGCAGTAGACCGTTGTGGCAACAGATTAGTGTCTGTTTCGCCTTTTACTAATTCAAATCCTCGTAGTTTTTGTGACATATATAATATTCTCCTTTAAATTATTATTTCTTAATCTATTATAACATATTCTATAAATTTTTTCATTCAGTAAAGTTGCTAAAACTTAACTGTTTGTTTAAGTAATTCTGGATGTTCATAAATATTTCCAAGTATCTTAATAAATTCAGAACCAATTGCCATCAAGGGAGTAATACTGCTTAAAAACCTAGTTCCGAAACAACCGTCTTCAAATAATACTGGTAAAATAGTTTCGCCATAAAGTTCAACAATATCCCCCTCAAAAATCTCTTTGCCATTCTTGTCTTTTAACCCAGTTGATTGCATAAGAACAACTTTCTCAATCTCTATTGCTTCAAACGAAAGTACATCAATCACGCCATTATAAAAATCAAGCTTATTTACATTTGACATGATTTTTTCGGCTTTAGACCAAGCTCTAAATTTTGGTTTCATTTTAAATCCTCTTCTTTGAATATATAACTTATAAAAAATTATTTAGTAAAATCACTAAAATCAAAGAAATCAAGATTGATATTACATTTAGAACAAGTATATGAATCAATAAGAGAATTATTACTCAACCCAATTTCTGTAACCAATGCTGATGTATTTGTTTTTGAGTTAAAATCATAAACATTTTCATGTTTTACAAATTCTGTAACAAGAACTTCTGTGGAATGACACTTAGGACATCTTTCAAACTTCGGATGTAACATCTCATCACTCACTTCAATGACATCAATACTCTTAACTTCTTGAGAAATCAAACCATTCTTAATATTATTTGTGGCCTTTTTAGTTTTGTAAAGACGAATCATATTTTTATGTTTCATCAAGAACAAATTTAGTTCGTCTTTGTTTTCAAAATCAGGAACTGGCTCAGCAATCAGCTTCCGCCAATCTTTTTTATATAAAAAATGTTTATTCCCAGTTTCTTTTAGCGTTACTAATAGTGTATACAGCATGATTTTCTCCTTTTTCTATAAGATAACGACTTTGGCAAAAATATGAGCCAATAGAAATTGTTTCCGCTCGTCACTCAAAGTCTTATCAAGTTCTATAATTTTCTTTTCTGGCTTTATTTTATAGTAAGGATGATAATGAACATAAATTTCATAAATATCATATCCAGAAATGGTCAGCATTGTACGGACAGGTATTACAGTTTTATTTTCACCAGCAAGTTCAAGATTCAGCATTGCTTTCTTTGCTGCTCTTGTTATTCTTTTTGATTTTAAAATGCGTAAAATTTCATTTTTTCCTAAAACATCTTTGACTTTCAACGTTTCATTTACAAAGGTCATGAATATTTCTCCTTTATTTTTATAAACCCATTATACCACCTTTGTTTCCAAAAGTAAACATATCTAAACTAACATCTTGTATAATAAAAGGTGTAAATCATTTTACAAAAATAATTTTAAAACAATATAAAGAAAGGCCTTGATTATAGAAAGTCAAGGTAGGTATAAAACCATGAAAATTGAAACACTCAAAGAAATTGCAAATGACATTAACATTGTTACTTCAGACAACTTTGTTGAAATCATGGAGTCTCTGCCCAACAAAAACTACGGCCGACTCATGAATGAGTTAGACCGTGTTGGTGACTCTGAGGGTGATTATAGCCTTTGGAATCAACGATTTAATTCTGATAACATCAGCAACAATATTGTCACTATTTGCAATGATGTCATTGAAATCGTCTTTGATTACAATGAAGGAACTACCAATGTTTACTTCTTAAATAATTTTCAACCAAAATGGTTGAACTGGAATTGGATTTTGCAAAACGTAGAAGAAAATTCTATCAAAGATTTAGAAATTAATCATTATTAACAAGTTGTTCTAGTGAAGGAGAATAACAAAAAATATATAAAAAGCACCTAAAAAGGTGTTTTTTTGATGTTTTTGCTATCGCTTTTGCGATAAATGTGATACAATAGTATAAAGATTAAAAACTAGGAGAACAAATAAATGAAATACAATAACATCAATTCAACCCTTAATCCCTTTGATGATGAATTAAACAAAAAGCACGCGCAATACGAAGAATTCCGTGATGCTTTATCAAACGAATCAATTTTTAATCAAAAGCCACAAGGTTATGTTACACTGAAAAAGAATTTTCCACTTATTGACTGGGAAGACTGGGCGGCTCAAACTAATTATTATGACCAATTAAAAGAGGTTATTCCTCAACAAGACCTCAAAGCCCTATCTCATGGAATTCATGTATGTGAAACAGGATTTAAAACAGAAGAATGGTCTGGTGATTTTAGCTTTGAGGCCGTAAAAACAGGCAAAATCAAGCAAATCAAAGTAACCAAGCCAACAGACTGGTATAAACACTTGATGGATAATCTAAGTATAAAATACCCTTACTATTTAAGTGAAAATAATCTTTATGTGATTTCTGTTAATGGCTTCAAAATACCAGTTCTGAAAGATTGGGTAAAGCTATATCAATCTGAGCTAGAAAACAATTCTAACACAGGAACAACAAGCTTTGCTATTGAAGAAAGTAAAAATAATGCTCTGGCAATATCTAATGACATTAAGACTCAAATGAATCAATTAACTCTTGCTGATTCTTTTGATGTTCCTGAACTGGCAGATATGAAAGAAGAATTTGAGGTTAAAAAAGCTGAACTTGAATCAATGCTGAAAGAGATGTATCAAAAGCAAGCTGCTATCCGGGAGCAACTGCAACAAGAAATTGAACTCAATCAGCAAAAGCTCTTTGTTAAATCAGCAGACCTTTACGCCCTAGAGTACCGTTTAGGTTTTCCAGTAGAATTTAAGCAATTACTGCAAGGAACTCAGGCAGAACTAGAAACGCCTGTATCTATTCATCAAAAAGTATATTTCTTAGATGAAGACCTTCCTCGTATTTCTTTGCTTACCAATATTCCAGAAGTAAAAAGTGTTGAAGAATTACTGTCTTCATCATCAGCAGCTCTTGATTACCTCGTGCCATCTAAAAAAGGTATTTCCTTTGTCAAGATGTCTCGCAATAACAAGGATTACTCTTTGAACAAAGACCACAAACTAACTTATTCTCAAAAATTCCACTCTAATCAAGTAGGTATTATTGTCCGGAATAATGAAAATGTGTGGATGGCTTGGGCTGATGCTGATAAAGTTAAATTGACTGAGAACAGCTTCGCATCACGCGCCACCAATGAAAATCTTGACAAAGACCTACTTGCTTCTCGTTACTTCATTTTTAACCTAATCCTTGGCCTTTTAGAGCGTGGAGACCTGTTAAGTGTACCTACACCACCAACAGATATTGCAAGTCTAGAATTCAACCAATATGTGGTGTTTTCCAATGCTGATGCTCAGATTGAAAGCCATCCATATCTTCCGTTTGCAGATATTGTAAAACAAGTCAATGATTTTGTTCAAAAGAACGATACAGTTTACATTCCTCAGACTTTAACGGATGGAAAGGTTGATGGCCGCAAATTCAAGGCGAGCCGAGGCAAGAGCAAAGAACGAGCAATAACGTTTGGAGCTACAGTCTACCAAGGTTTCAATGTCATAAAAGATATTGAATACAAACCTGACTTTACTGAGGTTCGTTATGTAAGTGCAAGTTCTCGGTCAGAAAACTGCCCTAATTTTAGAATTGATGAAGATGAATTCATTCTCACTTGGGTATTTAATTCGGCTGTTATTGACTACTATCTAGCTTCAAAACAAATCGGAGATTATGCTGTTCAAGGTGTTCGTGTTGACTTTGCCTATATGGCTTCTGTATTGGCAAAAATCAGCCAAAAACTCAAAGAACAAGAAGAAAAAGAGCGCCTGTTAGTTTCTTCTAAATTGTATGACTTAGGCCTTATTTCTTCATTCAAACTTCTTCATGGAGTTAAGGCTCTTACAAAACGGTCAGCTAAAACTTATGAAAAATGGGTTTCTGAACTGTCTGGGAAAGAGCTAGAAGGATACAAGGACTACAAAATCATCAATAAAGCTCAGGAACTTTTGGCAGCACAACAAAAAACACGTTATTTTGTTGGTTTTGAAACTGATGGAAAAATTTTCTATCTTAATAAAAAGATGGGCGGCTCTTATTCTTATGGTTATTACAAGCAATACCAAATCAGTCAATTCGAGACTTTTGCTGAAGATGAAAATGTCTTTGTTGTATTAAGTGATTTGCCAGTTTCAATCTATACCTCAAAAACAATTGCCGAGAAGCTTTGTAAAGAGATGTTGGGCGTTGAAAAGGTGTTCCGTTTTAATGGCGAAACTTATGAAAAACCAGAGTGGCGCGTGTTCGAATTCTCCAAAGAAGAAGTTTCTAAGTACCACAAACATATTAGTTTAGAAGAAATGATGAAATGAAAGGATTAAACTAAACAAAAGCAACTCTGTCTTATCTGATGAAATAATAGGCAGAGTTGATGATTTTGTTGAAAGGTTACAAAAATGAAATTATACTTAGTATCTGAAAAAATAGAATTTACTAGTTCAAGTAATAGTATAGTTTTGCCTAATACTCGTTTTAGTAATTTTGGTATTTTTACAAGTTTGGATAGAGCCTATCAAGAAGCTGTCGGATATTACAAATTAATCAGTCTTGTAGATGAAGAAGAATCTATATGTGGATTAGAAAATTATCAATCAAAAATTCACACAAAATCAGAAATCTTAAAAAACTTAAAAACTCAAAAAGAATCAGAAGAACTTTCTCCCTCTTTGTTGGTTTGTAAAGAAACTCAAACAAGTCATTCTTCTGCTGATGTCAAAATTTGGACAAGGGAAACAAAGTCGATTTTTATACAAGTTTTCAACACAAATCCAAGTCTATACTAATTAAATTGAAAAATAGATAAAGAAAGGAAACAATCTATATCATATATGGAAAAATACAAAACAATTGATTTATTTGCCGGAATTGGTGGTCTCCGTTTAGGGTTTGAGAGAACCGGACGGACAGAAACCGTCTTTTCTAGTGAAATAGATAAATTCGCAAGAAAAACTTATGAAGCTAATTTTGGAAGTGAGCCTTTTGGAGATATTACTAAAATTGAAGCATCTGATATTCCTGACCATGATATTCTACTTGCAGGATTTCCTTGCCAAGCTTTCTCTCATGCCGGCCTCAAAAAAGGTTTTGAAGATATTCGAGGAACATTGTTCTTTGATGTAGCTAGAATTCTAAAAGAGAAAAGGCCAAAAGCATTTTTATTAGAAAATGTGAAAGGCCTTATATCTCATGATAAGGGCAATACATTCAAAACTATTTTAGAGACATTGAATGAGTTGGGCTATGATGTACACTACAAAATACTCAACACCAAAGATTTCAATATCCCTCAAAATCGAGAACGTATCTATATTGTTGGATTTCTAAAAGAAGCTGTTTCAAATTCTTCTGTCTTTGACTTTCCTATTGAAGAACTAAAGAAACCGGGTTATTTGCAAGTTTTTAAAAGAACGGTCTTAGGCGATATTCTAGAAAAGCATGTTTCAGATGACTACACTATATCTGATAAGGCATGGGAAGGTTTGAAAGAAAGAAAGAAAAGAAATCAAGAAGCTGGTAAAGGTTTTGGGTATTCTTTATTTTCCCCAGAATCAGAATACACAAGAACATTGGTTGCTCATTATTCCAAAGATGGCAATGAAATTCTTTTAGAACAAAAAGGTAAAAATCCCAGAAAACTAACAGAAAGAGAATGTGCACGATTACAAGGATTCCCAGAAGATTTTGTTCTTCCTTGCAGCAAATCACAAAACTATAAACAATTAGGTAATTCTGTTACAGTTCCAGTTATTTATAAAATTGCTCAAAAGATTATTATGAAATTAGATAAAGATACAAAATAAAAGACTAGAAATAAATAATTCTAGTCTTTTTTGTTATTTATTTTATTTTTTGCGGCGTTTAAACAATGTTCCAGTACCAAGGCCTAGTGCAGCCAAGCCACCTGCAAACTGCATACCGATAGCTTCAGCACCAGTTTTAGGAAGTGTCTTGTTGCCTACTGTTGGTTTAGTAGGAGTTTCCTTTTTGCCAACTTCTTGCTTTTGAGGAGTTTTTGATGGTGTTTTAGATTTATCCTTATCACCCTCATTCTCTTTCTTCTCAGGAGCTTTTTCTGGAGTTTCAGGTACTTTTGGAGTTTCTTCTTTTTTCTCCAGATT